TGATCTCATCGACAGGATGTCACAAATGGGTGAGGGAGGATATATTGAGATAAGGAGTGGTATAAGGCCAGCAACACCAGAGGCTACTACATCAGGGACTAATTTGCTAGCCACACTAAAATTTTCGCTATCGTCATTTGGAAATTTTCAAAACGGCATTGCATTATCTAACGCCATACCCGAAGCTAACGTCATCTACACAGGGACCGCAACTTGGTTCAGGGTCTATGAAAAGCAGGGCGTAGTCGTCATGGATGGAGATGTTAGACAAACCGGTGGTGGCGGAGATATAGAATTCGATAACGTTGATTTTTTAGCCGGGGGCGTAATTTCAATCGCCCAATTATCGTTAAATCTTTTCAATAACGAATGCCCTTAATATTTCCTAGGAGGAAATGGAAACATTAGAACTTCCTGAACACAGGATGTATACGAAGATGGGGGTGCCGAAACACCCCCATCAATTAGCCATCGATAATGATTATCGAATGAAGAGTGTAGAACGTCCAATATTCAGGGCTGCTGCGCCAGAGGATCTAACATTGATCTGACGCACTCTTCCGAGAGCGCCGCGTCTAATGTTGATCTGCTGGTTCCCAACAAATGGACTAGCAACGAATGAAGGTTGGAAAAAAGCTTGTGGAGTATTCACGAAAGCAACATTGCCTCCGCTGAAGAAAGCTGTGGACTGTGGCACTACAACGGCCTGTGGAGCAAATCCACCGAACCCGCCAACAACCACAGCAGCACGAGATCCGCACTGTGCTTGAGCGTTACCAGCAATCGCGACGAGTGCGATTACAACCACAATTGAAGCCAAAAAGTTCTTCATTTCAACACCTCCTAAAAAGTTATCACTCTGTGACACCCATTGCGTCAGTTAGTGATTTTATCTCCTGATCACTGAGTTTGTTACCAGCGGTTCCATCCTGGTTTCTCGGCATTCTTTTCGACAGATCATTCGTATTAACCCTATTGATGATTGATCTCTGCTGTTGTGCTGTGATAGGTTGTTCTAAATTAAGACCTCCCTGTGCGTTTTGATTGCTGTGGCAGGCGACGCATTTGCTACTCAACAAGTCAGAAACATTACTAGCAGCAGTTTGAGCACCTGAAAGTTCGAATTGTTGTTTTTCATCATTTATCTGCTGGATATTAAATTGACCATCACTCGATTGCACTATCCTAAAAGCAAAAGATCTCTGCTGCACCTGTTGCGGCTGAGGACCAGCGGCGGCCTCAAGTGCTAACCTCGCAGATTGACCCTGTGCCAAAATCCTAGCCACTTCTGCTCTATTTTGTCCCTCAGCTTGTACAAGGGTCGCGAAGTCAGAAGAAGCCTGACCAGCCAACTGCTGGGCCTGATCTGTCAACCTTGCGGCTTGATTGTATAAGAGCCCCATGTCAACATTACCGTAGGCCTCAGCAACAGATGAATAGCCATAGACTGTGGTCCCCTGTGCTTGAATCGGCTGGTTGTAAGTGACTGGGACAGGTATGCCTATCAAGTTATTAACAACCGTTGTCTGGGTCTCAGTCTTAACAACCGGCTGAACTACTTGTTGAACTTGTTCATTAACAAATACCCTCTGATAGGTATATCCGCCATTACACTGCACTCTCCTCAGGACCCAACCGGCTTCAACAACCGGAAGCAGGACAATCGTTGATGCCAAAAACACAGCAACTGCAGAACTAAATTTCATACCTGACTCCTGATCTGTAGGAAGAAGGACATCTTCAATCCCAATGATATATTTGACAACATATCATTGACTATTTTTACGTGTTTGCAAAGCTCTGAGAGCAGCATCTGCGTACACTTGTTCCCACTGTAAACGGTTCACTTTTAAACCCGCTTTTAGAGCACCTATGATCGGATCTTCTGGACTAATACCAACAACGTCTTGTGGTAGAGGCGGCAATAATTTGTTCAGATAATAAACGGCCTCTGTTGGAGGTACCAAGTATCCTAGTTCGTAACAAGCTTCAAAAGCACCGACTTCTCTGTAAACATAATCCCCATAGATGTCTGAAACTCTTGATGAAACTTGAGGTATCGTTAGGCCGCCAGTCACCCTGAAGACCGCATCGCTATAGTCGTCACGGCCTCTTCTGATTGGTTTCTCGAGGTCTCCCGCATATAAGCCAGCCAATCTATCTAATTGGTCTGGTATCTGATCCGTGCTTGATACGTCTCCAAAGACATCGAGGAATCCTGACAACATGGTTTGCACTTCATTCTTAAAAGGTTGCAAGCCATCATACGGACCATGGCACCTGATGCAGCTTATAGCGGACTGAACCCTACCGGTATGTGGCGGCGGAACAGAGTGGTCTCTCACGATATTTGGAGGTGCTTCGTCTTGTAAAGCACCGTTACCGTCGAACAATGCGAAAATATGCAAACCATTGGGTTTAGCAGCTATCGCCTCACGTGCTTGATCTTTAAGATTCAATAGATTTCTTATAGGATCACTACGTGGGTCAACATCGTTATCAGATATGTCGTGGGTAATAGTTATCAGCCCAGCACCACTACCTGGTCTTACACCAGAACCATAGAACACATCCACTCTTCTTGGTTTACCAGTAACATTAGATCTGAACATCGCTGCACGCTGATCCGATCTAAGATCTTCTACCAATTGTTGACTCGCACCAAGAGACTTCAAGAAGGCGTCTTGCGCAGTACCCTCAGCAGGGTCCCTCTCAATACCAGCAAACCTGTAATATAACCCACCGTCTATAGAGGATAAGGCCTTGACTAAAAAGAAGTCATACCTTGTTACAGCAGCATTAGATTGTGCGAGTCCCTGTAATAACACGCCCTGTTCTAGACCAACATGAACACCATATGTGGCGACTCTTTGTATATCGACTTTTATCTCCCTCCTATTCCAAACATTATTTTCGAGTACAAAAAATTCATTGCCAGGTGCCTTGAAAAACAACTGTTCCTGAAATTTGAAACGCAATGACCCTGGCGGATCATCTAAGCGAGATTCCACCTGAACAGCACCGATAGGCAATGTGTCAGCAGTTGTCTTAGTGATATGGAAATATGGTTCAAAAGCAAGTTCTTCCCAAAGAGCATGTAAGTTTGCATATTGCTCTGGTCGTGGCGCTAGCTGCCTGAGATCCCATCTGACGAGTTTCCCATCTGCTACTATCGTTGGTGCTACAAGAACAGTCGCCCTAGACGCAGACAAGTTCATTACATAATTCATGGCTGATATCTTCTGAGGATCTCCATCTGGGATCCAGATATACCTCTGAAACGGCTGATCTGATATTGGTAATTGTGATATATCAGCAACAGCGTAAGCTACCGCGTCCGCCGGGGACGGCCCATACTGCATAGTGGTAACTTCTGATATGTCCCTCTGCCACGCTTTTGAAGTCGGACCGACTAGAGAGAAGTCTTGCATCTGCAATGTTAATAGAAAGCATAAAATTTTGAACATCTACCACCTCTATCAGACTAATTCCAAACATCAACCCACTGCAAGACATTTTCGGCATACGTCCCTGTAAGATCATTCATCGGTGAACCATCATTGTTCAAATCGCCCCACACCACATCTCCACCAACAGACACACCAGTCCAATGCGGACCATCGACCGATAGCATATGTATTTGGTCGGACACAGAATAATCAAGGTGATGTTTGAAAGCATCTGATGGACCACCACCACATGGGTAATTCATCTGGATATAGTCGATTATCTGAGACGTCCCTTCGGCAACTATCGTATAACCATCCTGAAATTGCTTAATAACTTGCCGAATAGTCGTTATCACGCCTTTTCGATATAATACCCCATTTTTGATGAATCCGTCTGGTCTCTCTCCCCACACATACGGCTGTTTTATAACTGATGTTATATCTATAATATCACCAACCGTCTCCCACACGACTTCATACTTCTGCTCCCACGTATCCTGATAAAATATGGTGCCAAAAGGCTGCATGCATACACCCTTCAATAATTTTGAAGCCATCTCCTACTATATATCAATATCTACACAGATCACTCATATACTCGGTGGTACCTATCCATTTTATGTTTGAATAAATATGAATGAAAAATATACTAGAGAATATTAACCAATATATTTAGACAGAATGAAAATGGCTACAATAACAAGCATACATGACCCAAGCTTTGCTTTGTTCCCAGTCAACAACGATAGAACAGGATGGCGACCATTTGGCCTCCCGGTGATATTGGTAGTGCCACATAGAAATGACAGAACAGGCCAATCATTAACAAATAGCCAGATATTCAATGTTAGAGTATATGTTGAAAACGTGCCTAAAGAAGCCAGAGTAGCTGGACACACTAACATTGGGATAAGATCGCCTGACAGAGAATTATATGCAGTCGACTTAAACTCTCTTGATCTGATTAATAAAGCCATAGATCCACTACAGTATAGAATAACCAGAAATGGAATAGAGATAGAAGCAAACAAAGCAAAAACAGGAGATTTAATAGACTACGTAACATTCACCGGTGTCAAGGACACAATGAAATATATTGAAGGTGCAAATTATTATGACTTATCAGAAGTGAAAATAGATTTCGAACATCTACCATCCGACCAATATAACTTAGTATACCAGGCCGAATACTTCAGAAGAGTGGTGTCGAACGACGGAAGAGATGAATTTCTATGCATAGACTTGTCGCAGACAGCCCTAGCAATATTAAAATTTAACGTAAAACACCCTGGAGAAGTGATTGAAGAATTCGAAAGATTAACACCAGCGCCATATCTGACAAACGCCAATAGATCACAAGACACAACATTAGAATTATATAGGCCATTTACTGATATTCTACAGGATATAATGGATGAGCAGAAACTATTAGCATCTATAAACTGGGTCTATGATGTACCAGCGGAAGCAATCCCATACTTATCACAATTGCTAGGCTGGGATATACCGTACTTCCCTGAATCTCTAGACAACCTTAGAAGAGCTGTTCTGAGAAGAACAGTAGAATTACAGAACTTATCGGGATCGAGATTAGCAATACAGAACATATTCAGACTATTCGGTTTCGAAATATTGATAAGCAACCTATGGTGGTCAAGCGACGGTTATAGGCTAATAAGACCAGGAGAGCGATTACCATTCAAGTATATGTCCGAAGAAATCACGATACTGCAAAAAAGCCAAATAGATATAATACTATCAGACTACGACTCGAACAAATTTGAAGAGTTACACATACCACTATCTTTCAAACCACAAGAAAGAGTCGGAGAGGAAAACTATATAGCACTGCGTAACGGCGGCGACATAACTATAGATTGTTACCTTGTAGTTAAAGGAAGCGACGCATATAACACACTGACCAACATATCTGAAGAAATACAAAAAGACCCGGTAAATTATGGAGATGACTCAGGAGGTCACAGAACTGATAAAAACGGTTTCCTTATACCAGTCGACATATCCGAAAAAATGTCTGGAAAGGAAATATCCGGATATAGCCAGATTCTAATAAGAGGCAAGTTAGGCCGAGCCGCAGATGAAGTCTTAGTAGGCCCAGAAATACCGCTAAAGAAAGCCGGAGTAGCATTTGATAGAGATAACAATCGCATCAAATTAACACTGAATGGTATACTAAACGACAACTTCTCAAGAACAGATAAAGTCGTATTTGCATTCGCTACGTACAAGAAAGAAGAAATACAAGTTCCAGATAAAATCGCTAATTTACAGAGCAATCGATTCGACATACAAGTACTAACAGAAACATTGGCAGAATTCGCGGACCCAGTGTTCCTAGATTTCGCTGTGGAATTTCTGTTTCGATTAAAGGCCTTCCATTCTTTACTAAATAAAATAATCTTCAGAATAGAGCTAAATGAGACATACGAAGTAACCGACTGGTGTGTCGGTGGAGACGTAGTACAAAGATACGACACTGACGCTGGGACATTACAAGTACCACCGGCGATAATACCTGATGTACCAACAGACGTCAACGACTGCGGCAGACTGAACGACAACAATCTCGGATATAAAGATTCAGATATAATCTTAAGACTCAGAAAGCTAGCCAATCTCCCAGAAGAGCATGCTGCATGGAAACTATTGGACGACAGAGTAATATTAGAAACAATGACCAGACTGTCTCTAATGGACCAAGCAGATGGTCGAGAGTCTTGTAAGTATACACACAAAGGACAAGACAGGATAATCGGCCAGAGGATAGATAAAAGAACCACAGAAATAGGGCCATCGCCTAATGCGAACGGATCAGCGTCAGGCTTCTACTCAAGCATACAAGAATCGCCGATCGAAGAGGCGGACAATGGTCGCTTCGATACAGGGAGCAAAGCAAGTTCCAACAATGATAGTTCAGGATATGGGTCGTTCACGAAAGAATATACAGAAGTAAGAATTCCACATTGTGAATTAGACAACATCACCGATTATTGTTACAAAGGCAGAGTCGACGAAGAATTATTATATAGGCCAACAATTGTAGGAGACGAGAATTTTATATTTAGACAATGCAACATAAGCCTCGGTACCGGAGCGTACTATTTATACCCAGTATATAGCACAATGGTAGTCAAAGGAGTGAAAAATCCATGCTTGAATAGCTTAGCATCGCATAGCATATTTTCTGGTGGATCGCCGACCGGTAATAGAAAATATTATGTGGAAAGTGCCAACGGACGCTATTTAGAGGCTGATTACAACAAGCGATTACAAAGGAATTCACATCTATCGAGGTTGTTGAGGGATTATAATCAACCTAGTGATTACACCTTACATTTTACCAATAGGATTGGTAGACAAAACAATGATGCTAGGCAAAATCTTGCCATCCAGCGGCCGAGTTTGAACATAGACAAACCGACATTACATCTACCGGGTTGTAGATTCCCAAGAATGAATGCACTGAAAGATGACTTCTACCACCCAGAATGGACTGCTAGACCGTGGGATGACGATTTTAGCACACATTGTGGACCGAAATATGTCTGCGGTAATAAGGAACCAGACTTTCTCAATTGTGCTAAAATAATTGTCGGTGGCAACGAATTTTTGTTGTTCGACAATAAGCCATTTCAAGCACTTGGTAATAATCTAGCACCAGATATTAGCTCACTTGGTGAACATTCTCTTGGGACAGATGCGACATTTAGTACCAGTGAAGTGATTCACAAGGTGTATATGAAAGATGCTAACTCAAATGAAGCTATAACTTTTGAGGGTGTCGGCGATTATGATACATCTGTGACAAATGATACGATCCTGATAGATAGACCGATATTTCAAAGTCATAGTAAGTGTAACACTGGAGAATTCATAGATTTTGCCGAAGGGTATGCTTGTGAATCAGGGACATATGCTTATGAAGGTGAAGATGTAGGTAGGGGCGGGTTGTTTGATGAAATATTTCAAGCGTTGGGTATGCCATACGATAGCAGTACAGATCCCAACATATTACTTTTCTTGCTAGGTGATGGTATATTGTCGGAAAGTGGCTTAAGACTAGATTGTGGATGTGCTATAGTTAATTGTGATGGTACAGATAGTTCTGAAACCATTTGTGCATTGAGTCATTTTATAGACCAAGATGGCGAGTTAGATTGGAATCCCGATCACATTGATATATTATCACGCATGAAGCTTGAGGAAACACATGGGATTCGTTCGATGTGTCTAGACGGTTCTATCGGTTCGTTATTGGAATTAGTATGATTGATACTATGTGATTCTTAGTAGTATATTGCAAGCTATTCAACGGACATATCTGTTGATTTGAAACGCCGCCATGTATGCATTAGGCTTTCTGTGTATGCCTCACCGAGCACAGACTGTTCAAGCCATTCGATGATACGTTCACATATGTCATAGTAATGTTGCGATGGTATTGGACAATTGAGAGTCACATTATTTCCGTATTGGTCTGTGAGGAGTATATTTTTACCGACTATTCTGCCTCTGATGACGCTGCTTGCTTCCTCTCGTACGCGCTACTCGTTTTATAGAGGTCATTTTAGTACCTTAGTTAAAAGCCCGGCGATCTTTGATATTTTTGACGTCGCGATCGATATATAATATTTTGTGGGGGATATATGATTGATTATTCTTTAGCCGTAGTAACTGCATGCACTCCTGATTTCTTGACCGATTTCAATCTTTTTAGTGCATCCCTGCGGAGGTTTAGTAGTGTCAAATTAATTTTAATCTTGCTAGACTTCGACAATACTCCAAAATTGCCAAACAATATATCTGCTGTTCACATGTCCAAAGAAGAGCAGAAAACTGCCACAGACATGTTTGGTGATAGGTGGGTACAATGGTATAAACCACACCTGATTCAAATGGCCATCGATCACTTCGGAATAAATGTAGTACTATGGTTAGATTGCGATATCATAATTGTTGATGATCCACATGAGATGTTTGACAAAGCTGTTGAAGATTTCTTTGTGGTTGGTGACTATTTTGCGCCTGCCTCATGTCTAAATGATAATTCGCTGTACGAAGAATTCACTCCGCATCGCGAATTTTCTGCGGAAGAGAACGAATTAGCATTGAACTCCGGCGTGGTGGGCATGATGCTCCCACGTGATCAATTTATACTCGACATGTGGAAAAACAAAGTTGAGGTTGTGTCAGAAAGGCCTAACTTAGCCGATAAAGTCAAACTATACGATCAGGGTGCATTATTATGGGCAATGCGTGATTTGGATATTCTTGATAAAATTGTCCAAGAACCAAGATTCAACCATAATCCGAAACGTAATGCTTATGACGTTGACAAACAATTTGAATGGCCATATGGACCAACACATATGGGTGGCGACATTATAGATCAAGTAGCTTACGACAATCGTGGTGTTGTTGTCGCACACTTCGCTGGTCTACCTAAACTATCAGACCTAATCAAAATAGACAGTCAACCAGCCAAGCAATTCAGGTATAATAAGCACGGTAAAGATGAGCCAGCACACATATTTGGCGTAGGATTAGAAAGAGCCGGAACGCATACCCTAGCAGAAATGCTCAGAGGGTCATGTAAATATAGCTCTTGGATCAGGCATGAATACAATCCTGGGATCTCTAGAGCCGCATTGGCTAAGTGGCGTGGTGAACCTTCTGACGGATCTATAGAAGAGCGTTGTGGTGTCTATAACAGGATTGATGTCCAATTCATCTCTGAGATCAATCACAGGCTTGGGTTCTTTATCCCAGAGATCAAGAATATGGTTAGAAATTCTAAATTTATATTGCAACTCAGGAATCCATTTGAATTAGTTAAATCTAGGTTGCGTAATTTTTCATACTTGGATAGTCGAATTAGTAAGTTTCCGATATGTTATCAGTTCGACTCTTATAGTTTGCATAGAGAATTTCATAATGGCTCTTATGAACAAAATATTTTTAGGATACACCCTGATCATGAGATGTCTGTGATAGAGATGCATGTATGGGAGATTTCCACTACATTAAGATTTATCCTGAAAGATCTGAAGGAATTATGCGACTCTGAATATACTATAATATGGCTGGAAGACATATCCAGATCCATCAATAATGTGCGAAGTCTGGTTCCTAAACATTATTTCGATTGGATAAAAATGCGAGAGATATCGGAAACAAAATATGGTATGAGCAGAAAGCCTACTGGCAGAACAGCCGAGTGGATCAATATGGAAGTCGAATCACACGCAGAATTTATTTCGGATAGTTTTTTTAATGTTCTTAAAGAGTTCAACATTGATGTGTATGGCAGGGAATTTATATGATGTTGCAAAATAAGCCCCTATTGGTTATGTCTGTTTTCGGTGGTTCTGATTCACAGAAGTGGTTTAATATACAAAGGGAGGCTTTGGACGATACTACAGAAAATTTTGAGCACGCGATATATCTTAATAACATCCAAGAAGAATTTCAGCATTGTACGATCGTCGGGTCCACTGCCTCATCAAAAGATGGTAAGACACAACATTTTGAAGGATTGTTGAAATTATTAGAATACGCTAGATCTGGTGATTATCGTGCTTGGTTGGTACTGGATTGTGATTGCTTTCCAATAACGAGAGATTGGGAATCTAAACTTAGTGGTAGGAATGCTAGCATCATTAGAGTTGAAAACTTGGACGTTTTCCCGCACCCATCGGCCGTTTATTGTGTCGACCGAGAGTTAGATTTTAAGATTAGTAAACATAGAAATTTGGCTGGCGATGAATTTGATGAATTAGCGGCTGTTGGTTCATTCTTCCCATTAATGCGAACGAACCGTGTGAATCTGCATCCTTTGAGATATGGTATATATTATGATTTATTTTATCACCACTGTGCTGGAACGAGAATTTTTGAGACTAGAAGCGACAATTATTATTCTGGTCTGAGGTACGCAAGTGAACATGATTCAGAATTGTTCAAAGGTCGATTGAATTTCATCAGCAAGTTACTTTGCTACGACTGACATACTAACAGATTGAACTATCGTGGTATGTATTATAAATCGAGATTTGTCGATGTGAATGTCAATGAATTGACTTTGGATTTTTCAACAGTATGAAAATAACGAACATTGAAAATAACGATTGAGATACTATGCTTTGTTTAAATAAATGTATAATAGTTTTGGGTATACCACGCAGTGGTACTAGTTTAGTTGCTGGGATACTACATAGATTAAATGTTAATATGGGAAACCAACTTTTAAATGCTGGACCATCGAATCCAAAAGGATTTTATGAAGATTTAGAATTCTTAAAGTTGCATCAATTGATGATAGGTAATGTCTGGCATGATCCAGATATGTCTAATATAGATAGATATTTATCTGAATATGAATTATTGATAAGAAAGAAAGAGAATCAGTCATTATGGGGGATTAAAGATCCTAGATTATGTTTCTTACTGAAATATCTGCTTAATATTATCAAATGTGACACTAAATTGATTTTAACGGAAAGGCCTTTACACGAATCTGCTAATAGCATGTTGGCTGATAGATTTATATCAAATCGGCATCATTCTTTTGTAAACAAATTCGAATATGCTATGAAAGTGTGTAATAGATATGAGGCTTCCAAGTATGATTTGGTCCAAAAATCAAGACTACCATTTATCACAGTTAAATTTCACGATCTATTTGACGATACATCACGTGAGATAAATAAAATTTGTGAATTTGTTGGATTAGATTGTGATGCACATGATCAAATTGATTTCGTTGACAGCAGCTTGAGACATTTTCATGATAAGACATAAAGCGATTGTTGGGCTGATGCTGATTAAGGATGAACAAGATGTTCTTGAGGAAACTTTGTCTAATCATTTGAAATTTTGTGATATGATATTTGTTCTCGATGGGACGATAGGTACCGATAGAGATATATCATATTCAATATGTAGAGACAAAGTTTATGGATATTGGACCGATGAAGAAGTTGGCCGCACCATACGCGATGGTTCTAGACAATTTCTTTTGGATAAAGCTCGTGATGTGGTTGGTTCTAACAATTGGTATGTTGTTTTGCATGGTGACGAGATATGGGGTTCCGATCCGCGTCCTTTAATGATGGATGAACACGAAATAGCTTATGCGGTTAAGTTTTATCATTTTTTCCCGCACATTTCACAGAGGTCTTGTTGGGAATTTGGTAAGAAGTCAATAGAAAAATGTTGTGAATGGTATATGGTGCCGCCGACACCAGAGGTGCGTATTTTCTTTGATGCTGGATTAAATTATGATTATAGCAAACACTCTAGGACTGTGCCAATTGGATTGCGGGTCGAGCAATCAGACTTGATCGTAAAATCGTATAATTATAGAAGCCCAGAGCAAGCACATCGTAGAGCGGTCGATAGGAAAATTACAGGTTGGCAAACCAACCATTATGCACATCTACTAGATAGTGCTGATGGTTTTTTTGTTTCATCATTAGCCGAAAATAATATGAAGTGGAATGGTTGGTTGAGTCCGGGTGAAGGTGATACTACTAACACAAAGATTAATCCGTTACCTATAATATGACTATGCCAAAAATAATATTGGTCACTGGTGGCACGATGGGCATTGGTGCAGCACTCGTCGATGAACTACGTAAAGATAATCATACAGTTATCACCTGTGCTCGTACGCCAACCAATGATAGCATTAGATGTGATGTTTCTGACGCGAACGATGTTAAAGAAATGTTCCGTGAGATATATGCGAAATATGGCAGACTAGATGTTCTCATAAACAATGCTGCAATATATAGTCGTGGACCGGTGGCGACTATGGACCCGGTAGAATGGCGTAATATTATTGACATTAATTTAAATGGTGTCTTCAATTGTTGTCATTATGCCATACCAATTATGATTAAAAACAATTATGGTAGGATCGTTAATTTAGTTTCATATACTATGTATTATTTGCCACCTGAAAGGTCGGCCTATTCAGCATCAAAAATCGCCGTGGCTGCATTAACTACTACATTATCTAAAGAAATCCTAGGCTATAATATTAAGGTCAATTGCATCTGCCCTGGTTCATGCAGGACACGAATGGATTTAGACAATAAATCAATTAGAGAACCACAGATGGCTGTGAATGATATAATAGATCTAACACGATTGCCTGATGATGGTCCGTCTGGCTTGACATTTAAGGATGGGAAGGTATGGCAGATATTCTCATAATCGGCGCTGGTTGGTATGGTTGTCATTTAGCAAAAACTCTTTCTGAGGATCTTGATGTCATAATTTGTGATAACAATGGTGTATTTAGTGGTGCGTCCGGAAAAAATCAGAATAGATTACACTTGGGTTTCCACTATCCAAGGTCTCATGTGACACGCCGACAGTCTAAAGACGGATTCTACAGATTCATAGATAGGTATAGTTCATTGTCGGAAGAAATAGATTGTTGGTATTCAATAAAGACTGATGATTCGTTGATTGATTTTGACACATATAAATCCATAATGTCATCATCTGGACTGGATTTCACCGAAGAATATCTGAATATAAAATTATCAGGAATATCTGGCAGTTTGAAATGTCACGAACACCTTATTAAGACTGATAAAGCTAGAAAATATTTCGAATCAGAACTTAGTCGACTTCTGATTATATCTGACAATACTAGTATAACAGACGCAAAAATGATGATTGATTGCACTGGTGGAAGGCTGTCAAATAATCATAAATATATCTATGAATTATGCGTAATGCTAAGATATACTGGGCCTTCAGACCATCCGTCAATCACGATAATGGATGGGCCATTTTTTACGATACACCCAACAGAGTATGATTCAATATTTACTGTATACTCAGTTATGTATACACCAGTCTCATCACACAAATCTTATGACCTGGCGTACGGATCAATGATTACATTAAATAAAAGCGATGTTGATGCAATAAAGAACAGAATAGAAAATCAGATTGTAGAGACATATCCCGGTTTTAAGGATTCGTTTGTTTTTGAGGATGCATATACGGTTATACGCAATAAATCATTAAACAAAAGTGATCGGAGATGTTGTGAAGTAACTATGTGTGGTAATTCGATAATCGTGATGCCGGGAAAGATAGATAACATATTTTACGCAGAGGATCAAATTAGAAATTTTTTGAAGTTTCGCCACATTCTGTGATCGTCTCTATTTATTCCCACAAAATGTATCCCATCAACGTTTGATATATCGTCTATTGGCTCATCTTTTGCATGGAATATTGGTATATCGCGTAATTTAAAGATTTTTAAAACACTATTGTCGTTCAATATATTGCCTATAAGCCCTTGAATGTCCTCATGAATCCAAATTCCATTAGTTATTGGGCATAATACACCGTCCTTGAAGTTAACATTCTGTACATATTTCTCGAACAATTCGTTGATATTGATAGACGGTGGTACACCGATGACTCCAGAATTAACCATACTTGGATATTTATTTTTGAAATCCACAAATCTACCATATACTCTGGGAAAATTATTTGACTCAGCCATAATCGATATATCGTTCGAATCTAAAAATTTCTCTATCAATTTACTACGCCTCAATAATATCAAATCGTTATCCAATGTCAATTCATGAGAATACGGCCTGATTGCTGGTGGTGTTAATTTCCATATCGGCCCCACGGGTGCAGGACAATTGTATCGTGTTAATTCATTTGGGTTTTGTCTATATATTTCGACATCATCTATTTCAATATTAAGTGATTGATCATTAATACATATCATCATATCGAATGTCTTGCCATACAATTCACGAATTTTATTAATAGATGCAATCAGAACTTCTATGCTCGATGGCGTCGTTTTACCGCCGATATGCCACTTAACTAAAGGTTTCATAAATACTTCTTCACTAATTGGTCGTAAATACTTCCATCATTCCCAACCATACCCATCGTTGATCTGTTCCATAAGTGGATGGCATATGCCCATTCTGGGATCTTTACATCTGTTCTTAAGTATTGTAATTCTATACCAGATTGGCCTGGCGGAAAAGGAGCAAAAATATTTTCATTCGTTTTATAGTTTAGTAAATTGTTTTTTATTATATGCTCGGTGAAGAGCATCGGCCCCCAAGTTCCCCATCCAGGATCTACACCGTGTTGGGCATCATCAGAAATTGCATCAAGTATCGAATTCGTGAGAATACTATTTTTTGGTGCTTTGAAAACTCCATTTATTATGCGTAACCCAAGTTTTTTCTGCATATGTGGTTTGTCGAAATATGACCCGCAAAAAACATACGGTTCAACAAATCTAAAAGGTTTCAAACAAATCGTATCTGCATCACACCACCATCCGCCATATTTGTTTATTAAAACGTATCTGAAATAGCAGGCAAACGTTGGTAATTTATGTTTCCGTTGGTCTGAATCATCGTTGAACCATAAGTTGTATACCTCCTCTGAGATTATATCACGAGCGTCACATATTTCTATATCACGGCCAATATTTAAATTATCATATGTCCATAACCTATATCTATGTCCATTATTCAAGAATGATGCTATAGATAGATGACATGATTGATTTAAATCACCAGACCACCAACAATTTATGACGTCATCCATTTGTGTTCAGTCTGTGTAACACAGGCAATTTTTCACCACCGATTGACCACTTTTTCCATCTTGTGCCATCAGATGTTGTTGGCTTATTAACAAGTTACGCATATATTTACCACCGCCGCCATCTATAGACCAAGCACAATATACCATCGGGTGAATTTGTTTCACCGAGAATCACATTACACAATTATTTATATATATGGTTTAAGACACTCTATTGCCCAACGATTGACTTCCCGCACGAAAACATTACTCGAAGATAATATAGGTGGTAAGGTGCGAGTACCTATTCCTACGAATATCATTTCGACTTTAATACATAATCTATGAAAGTCATTGGCAATACCTTCGACTGCCAATCTGCATTTCCGTTCAATCTCTTCTCAAAAGCTGCAATTAGTGGTTCAGATGTGAAAATTGGGTCGATTGGTATTTCAGACTTATCTATATTAACTAGTGTAAATCCAGCTTTATCAAAAATTCTATCATATTCAATTAATGGCCTAGTAATCTTCCTGACTTTGACAGTAGCAAGCCTATTATACTCTTCATCAGACAATAGAATGTGGGCGAACGCCTTATTGACAGTTTCATACAAATGCCCACCATGTTTAGAAGTCCAAGGATGGCATCTAACCTTAATAACAGTATCGGACGTAGAACACTTTTTTACCACAGACATGGCTTCAACAGCCTCTTCATGCGTCATGATATGATCAATCACATCATATACTCCGATGAAATCATATGGACCATTTAAAATTATATCATCTATGTCTGTAGAGAAATCGACAGTACCAATTTCATGGCTCAAGTTCTGCGGTGATATTAGCTCGTCGGACCACTGTTTTTTGACATCATAACCATAAGCCAATAACCCTAGTTTGCAAGCTTCAATAGCTACACTACCGTTCCCACACCCAAAATCTAAGAATTTTTTACCACGCATAGATGGTAGACCATATGAGTGGACTATCGATTTTGCTCTAATAGCGACCTGCTGATCATTTTTGACCACCATTGATTGTGGCACTTCATTTGGCCATTGGTCTGACAGTATTAATCCATCGAAATTGTCTTTCAATTCCCCAGATATAGAATATTTTGGTTTCTTAAAATGTGCAGAAACCGACTTCAATTTATCGATATCAAAAGATTCGAACATCTTCTTACCTCCACTGACCTTTTATGGCTACGACCACATCATGCCCGGTTATTGCTACTGGCGAACCACACCATTCGCCATATCGGATCGGTTCTTTCACCATCAACCTACATTTCATCAATTGTCTACGTAGCCCTGATTCAGGTATCGCCACATTGAACAATCGTCTACCTTCATATTCGTGCCATGAATCTGGTGTTCGTAAATCGAATTTAAAAGGATGATTTTTCTTATGTTCGATGGCAGCCATAGATGTTTGATTCAACATCAGAAAAGTCGCAAAGAAGATACCATTCGGCTTCAACACTCTAGTCATTTCAGCGATATAACGGAAAGTCCACGGTGTTTCGAAATGGTTAAATAAAGCAATCGAGATCACTAAATCGAAACTTTGATCAGGATACGGGAATGTGAACTCTCTTGGATTTATCACTCCATTCGGATTGTATTCTTCATGCCTCACATCGCACATTTTAAAATTGAACTTCTTGTCTCTATATGTTTCTTTACAATAATTCACGAAATAATCGTTTACATCGAAGCCATCGTATGATCCACCATCTAGAAATCGACTGAATTGCTTAGCCATCCTGCCAGTACCACAGCCGACATCTAAAATTTTACGCTTCTTATTCAGTCTAGCATGTTCTATCAACAACTTAAGAAAAGAGTGACCAATAGTATCAAAATATTGGCTATGCGGGTTGATCCCACCCAGAGGAGCTTTTATCTCTGGGTCAATACGTATATCGCCCAACAAACGATCGTTTTTCGGTTTATCTGTCATCTAGGTTGTATGTTTCTCTTTCTAATATCCACCCAAGTGCCATTTCTCATTTCCTTAATGGCGACTGATGCGGAATGAGCATCACATTCCATCCCGAATTTATTCTCGATATCCGCAAACTGACCCTCCATTATTTTCTGGCCAGATACCCATAATGAGCACACTCTTTCATCATCTTGTCTAATTTCAGCATCGAATCTGGCGGTCTTGATGGCTTTGGCCATCATTTTGCCAAACTGTGTGTCATTGGTAGCCAAGTTGTTAATAGCCTTTATGAATTGATCTCTATTAGCGGCGTTATCAAACGACAGTGTAACACTTTTCATATTATTCTCCATTTGATTGTCAATCCCTGGAAATTATATACATCGAACTAATTAGAAATGAACAAAGATATTTTAACACATCCACAAGAGGGCCTAAAATGCCAAGAAGAAAACCAAAACGTCGTAATTCAAGCAATCCGATCAAAAGACAGCCGAAGCCACAAAGGAGCCACGACAGACCACAAATAAAAATCAGGGGTATGACAAAAAACCAAGACGATTACATCAAAGGAATTAAAGATAATGATATAATATTCTGCACAGGTCCGGCCGGATCAGGAAAAAGTTATATTGCAGCCGGACTAGCAACAGAATACTTGCTAGGCGGGAAATGCGAACAAGTAATAATAAGTAGACCGTTAGTTTGCACAGGCAAAGAGATAGGATCATTACCGGGTGAATTAACCGACAAGATCAACCCATACTTAGGTCCTATACAAGATAGTCTCAAAAAATTATTAGGTCAATACTATGGCTTATATATCAATGACAAGAAAATTAGATATGAGCCACTTGAATTGATGAGAGGTTATACATTCGATAACTCTATAATGATACTCGATGAAGCTCAAAATTGCACCGCTGAACAGATAAAAATGTTCATAACTAGAATAGGAAAAGAGTCGAAAGTAATCATCAACGGAGACATAAAACAGACAGATATATCAAAAAGAAGCGGGCTAGAGTTCATAATCGAAAGGGCCAGTAAAGTTTTAGGTGTTTCAGTAGCAAGATTAACATATGACGACATTCTAAGGAATGACATAATATATAGATTCTTGAGAGCCGTTGAAGAGTAGTGTATCTTAATCCCAAAAGCCCTCTGGAGTTTGGGTTTCATTAGATTCTGCGACTGAAACGAGCCATTGTATTAAATATCTCGCCAGCTGGTAATAATTTTGTATTGGTATATCGACAGTCTTTACGGACCTGAATTTGTCTGTAAAAGTTATCCTATCCAACCCATGCTTTCTGGTTCTCACACCAATTATATAAGAATTAGTATTAGCCACCTTTATGGCGTTCGCGTCACGCCCTAATCTGTCTGCCAATTTGTGCTTAGAACCACCAGCATAAAACCAAGTCGAGTCCGGACCATAGCCGAATTCTCCAGAATCTTGTAATAACACGCCACTACACTCGATCCGAATAGTGTCTCCTTCAACACTAACAATCGTATTTGGGTATTCAGACGCTGCACGACGAATAGCTGTTGACAGTAATTTCAACGGGCTTATATCGCCGCGTTCCCCTCCGACCATACCGACCGCTTCTCTGACCTTACTCGAAGCAAATCTGGCCAGTTGTATTGGGCTAGCATTATCCCTATAATTTAGAGCGTGAGATAACCAATTACTTTGATCTAGATAGTCTATTATCTCCCCACCATGATGCAGCATATTCATTAGACGATCTACGGCAATTATTTTCTCACGATGGGTTGTGGCATTAACAGCGTCTAATAATTCAGCGTATATGTGCTGCCAAACCCTGTCGACTGCTTTGTATGATCTTGTGTCTATGACATTTTTCAGGAATTCTGCTATGTCTTTCTTCGATACAGCAACTTCATCCTGACTCAGACCTTTGTAGTACCAACGGTCGCTCAACAATGCGCGTGTAGTAGACCCTAGGCGGCTGATACATATATTTGTCAATTGTTTTATCAAGTCATTTAAAATAAAATCGACATAGAATTTGGCGAAACGTTGTATATCTTGATCATCTCTATTAGTTGGTTCGGTGCTCGCATATAACAATAGATACATATCAAAGAAGTCTGAACGGCTAAAACCTTCTTCAATTAAGATATTAGATATTTTCATATTGACTCCAATATGTTAATTTTGAACAATGAGGACATTAAAATGCGTCTAATAGTGTTCGAAATGCCGACCAAACACGATGAAAGATGCAAATGGCTGGATGGCATACTGATGAGCGACGAGTTAAGCCAACTAGTAGTTGAACTTAATACAATATACCAAAACGAAATTACAGCAGTAACAGCTGAAGAATTATTAGGAGAAGAATTAAATCAATTTCTCAGCCACGGTTTTATAGCAATATCGAACATAAATATATCAACGATATTACAAAACCCAAAGATGTTACATGAATTGAAAACGCTTCGACGAGCATCTCATAGCTTAAGTAGTAAATAGTATATCGAAAGGATTTAAAATGAAACAACAGCACATATCGAAACAAAAATCACACACACAACCTATAGTTCAAGACCAGCGACGGCCAAAAAATGTGGAAACCATAGATCTGTCAAAAGCAAATTCACCGGTCAGGACAGTAAACTTCGTCGAAGTAGGCGACATGGTCGGTAAGCAGCTACAACTAATATTGCAAAGATTAAACGCAACACATGATACAGCCAAGGGTGGTATACACTACTTCTTACCGATTCGTCATGGAAAAGTAGGTTCAGACATAGTTTTTGAAGAAGAATTCGAAAAGATCGGCAATGAAATATTCGAAGTAATAGACGAAAATGGCCATAAACTAGAAAATTGCAGAATCAAACTCAAAAATGGCGCTAAAGAAGTCACGATAATCAGACAAAAGATTTGAGGATAAAATGGCACTAGAACCAAAGAAGATAAATGTTGAAAGAACTCTAGAACTACTACAAACGCAGGGTAATAAAGATTCTTGTAATAGCTGGCGAACGCTGTGTAACAAATTATACTCGATATTACTATCTGGTAATGCTCTTGGCAGCAATGACACAATGAGACTATGCCACTTGCTGAATAATATGAATTACGAAGAACGCAGAGAACACATATTATCGAATTGGGGTCCGCAATATGCAAGCAAGTGCGAAATACTACTGAAGCAATTGGAATCTTTAGAATCTAAAATGAACCGGGAGAAGTAAATGGGTGAAGTACACAAGGTGGGTGATAATATATCCGGTCAGCATCCATCAGTATTTGAATTGGTATTAAATGACCATATAAGATACGTAGATCCAAAAGACTATGGGCTAGACCAACAATATTCTTTAGACCCATCCTCGTATTTCATAACTAGTGGTGATGCAGTTGAAAAAGCCAAAATTCTCGAAAGAGATATCTGGTTGCTTGTAAACAAGCTGCGTAAAGAACTACAACAAGGTGATGAAAATTTCAGTGCGTATACCGCTGAAATATTAATAACAGCGAAACAAGCAACGAATCTTCATCAAGCTTTGAAGGTAGCCAAAGGTACTAATTGTTTTTTAGAAACGGAATGGGAAAACCACCGTTTGCTTTGTATTCCTAAGAACCCACGAGCGAGAGAATGACACGACAATACGACGGAAAATACATTGTATTCGAAGGCGGAGATTATGCCGGTAAATCAACAACACTATCAATGGTTGCTTTGAAACTCCAAGAGATTTGTGATAGGAAAGTCCATATTACACGACATCCTGGAAGCACTGAGCTTGGTGGTGGATTGCGTGAGCTGATTAAAAATAAGAATCTTGTCGTGGACCCAATAGCAAGACAATGTGTATACGCAGCTGACGCCATAAATTTTGTCAACACAATGCTGATACCGGCCCTGGAGAACGGCGATATAGTCTTAGCAGATAGAAGTTCATTTATTAGCGGATTGATATACTCCAGCGCCGACGAGATAAGTAAAGAAACTTATAATAAAATCTGGACAATCGTGAACCCTCCGAAGATAGATAGATTATATATTTTACAATGTGATGATAGTACATTACTAAATAGAATGGCATTAAGATCCAATGAAGATCATTATGATAATAAGCCGTTTGAATTCATGAAAGCCGTACACGACCAATACTCCAATTTAGTCATGCAATGTAGAAAACATGTCGAAAACGCTGGTGGCTGCTTTGACAAGATCGAGAGGATATTTTCTTTAGTCGATGTAAATGATGTCATCGGTGTCGATAGTTCCCGAAACATGGGCTCGATAGTGGAATCGATAATTGGAGATATTCGATTAATGATTCACCCTTCTTAGTCGTAAACAACGTTATCGACAGCCCACAAAAAATATCGATTTAATTTTTAATAGAATCAGATGTATTAAAGAACAAGACTCTTTCTTGCGATCCTTTGGCGTGCCTTTGAGTTTCATTAATCTCTTCTCTAGCATAGACTCTCTATCGCTAAGCCTCCTGCCCTCGACAATTTGCAATCCTCGCTGTCTGAGGTTCAGCGCCAATGACATGAAATCATCGGCCTCCTCATTACCAGTATGAATTTTAAACTTTTCGTCGTAAGCTTTGTAAGACCACATGGAGAACTTCCAATGATTTCTGAAACAAGTGACAATCCGTTTATTTACGAACACGTAGGTATCAGGTTAGAATTCAAAAGAATTTCTGAGAAAGGCAAGATACCATTCAGAAAAAGGCCGACAGATGCCGGGTATGACCTCTATTCTATTGAAACAGTAGACCTCCGACCAAACTCTGCTACGTTAATCAGGACAGGTATCGCAATAGCGTGCCCGCCAGGGTACTACTATACGATCGAGGGAAGATCTAGTTTATGGACTAAAGGAGTGTTTCCTAATCGAGGTATAATAGACTCCACGTTTACGGATGAGGTAATCGTATCGATGGTCAATGTGTCAGATAAAATATTCACAGTACAAGATGGAGATAGAATCGCTCAAATTATACTTAGTAAACAATATGACGCAAACTTCGTGTTGGTCGAAAAATTCTCTGACGCCTATAACCAGCGTGGTACAGCAGGATTCGGTAGTAGCGGTAGATGATTAGTGTGACCAAGGACTGGTGATTACTGCTAAATACCGATGAAAGGAAACAGATGTATTACGTCGTAACTTTTGCGAAAGTAATGATAGGCAAAAGCGGCATAGAAATACATGGTACATATTTCGGCGGCGTCTCTGAGGAAGAAGATGAGGCTAGCAAAATAGCTCACGAATGCGTTGGACGTGTAAAAAACGGCACTACTTTAGTGAAAATCATACACACAGATGACAAGATCATATTCAATGCTATGAGCGATGCGATCAAAAAATTTGAAATAATAGTTTCACAAATGCAAGAGGCTGACAAAATAATCAATAGGACCCAAAGTAAAAATGATATGGTATAGCCAACAGTTACGATGTAAAGGGCAACCAACAAATGTTGAAATAACTTTAAAAGGAGAATACTTCAGAAACGGAAACAAAAATACAGTAATAATTAAAGCTGAATCCAGATTAGTTGATGAAAGTCGTCCTGAACAAGACGACATAAACTACGTGACAGAATTATATAATAACGGATCAGTCTCCATGAGGGTGGAAATACCGACACCGGAAGACGTTTTACAGAAACATTCTAACAGAATAACGAAGATTAGAGCTAATTTAGAAAACAAGGAGTATGATCTAATATTTCCAACAAGGAAATACCGTCAGGCAAATATCAAAACGAATTGAACATTACCTGAATTACAGACAAATATACTAGATGGTGATGTGCTAATTAGCACAAGGAATACTTTAACATATGGAACTCTACCAAACACTAACTAGAACCATCACCGAAGAAATCGACTATACTAATACACCCCCAGAAATAGTGGATAGGTTGAGACCACTCAAATCACACGAACAAGAATGGGGAATCAGAGAATACCACAACGGAGAAAACATCGACAATATCCTAGACTCAATAGAAATCTACAACAACAACATAAGAGATAACAGATACAACAGCATACTAGTCAGACACAACCGTAACTACAAGAACATATTCAACTACACCTCCAGAATCATCCACAGCGCCCTCACAGAATTTGAAGAACTGAGGGCCCCAAAACCCAGCAACCGCAAACTCCAAGAATCCCACAGAAACTGGAGCATTGAAGAACCGCCATACTCGGAAATACTAGTTGATAACAACAGATTAAGAATAGTAAAAGTACAAAGGGCCGATGATACTGGGAAAGCGGCTAAAATAGCCAGCGATATGAGTCACAAATCAGAATGGTGTACGGTTAATGTTGGAAAAGCTGATGACTACCTTAGTAGGGGTAACCTGTACTTCATTCTACTTGATGGTGAGAAGTATTTATATCATGCCGAAGCCCAACAGTTAATGGATTTTGGGAATAGGCCTTTTAGGATTTCTGAGGAGGTTTATTATTTACTGTCAGATTATATTCCTGATATTGGTTTATTCATGGAGGATGAGCATAGCGAGATTTATAAGAATGCCGCTATAAAGTATCCTCTGGTTGCTTGTATGTATGCTCGTGACGTTCTAAGAGGCAGGTGGCCAGAAGCAGAATCAATTATAATGAAGGACCCTTTGGTTGCTTACAATTATGCTGTTGATACCATTAAAAGTAGATGGTTTGAGGCAGAACCGGCTATAATGAAGTATCCTAAGGCTGCTTGCGTGTATGCTTATAGCGTTCTAAGAGGCAGGTGGATAGAAGCAGAGCCGATTATAATCCAAGACCCTTGGTCCGCTGCCCATTATACTCATCACGTTCTCAAACGTAGGTGGCCTGGAGCAGAACCGATAATAATGAAAGATCCGGATTCTGCTTGTGATTATGCTATTTATGTTCTTAAACGTAGATGGCCAGAAGCAGAACCAAACATAATGAAGAACGCTGGGGCCGCTACCAATTATGCTATTAATATTCTTGAACGCAGGTGGCTGGAAGTAGAACCAATTATAATGAAGGACCCTTGGTCCGCAAACCACTACGCTAGATATGTTCTAGAACGAAGGTGGCCTGAGGCAGAACCAATTATAATGAATGATCATTGGGCTGCCTTCTATTATGCTCGGGATGTCCTTAAACGTGAATGGCCAGAAGCAGAACCAAACATAATGAAAAACCCTGGAGGGGCCCATAGTTATGCTAAATATATTCTTAAACGCAGGTGGCCAGAAGCAGAACCAAACATAATGAAAGACCCTAACGCCGCGAAGCATTACAAAGAAGACTTCGATATATGAAACTGTGCCAAATACTAACCAGAACCCTCACCGAAGAAATAGACTACACCAACATACCCCCAGAAATAGCAGACAGACTAAAACCACTCAAACCACACGAACAAGAATGGGGAATCAGAGAATACCACAACGGAGAAACCATAAACAACATCCTAGATTCCATAGAAATCTACAACAATAACATAAAAGACAACAGATACAGCAGCATACTAGCCAGACACAACCCCAACTACAAGAACATATTCAACTACACCTCCAGGATAATCCACAGCGCCCTCACAGAATTTGAAGAACTAAGGGCACCAAAACCCAGCAACCGCAAACTCCAAGAATCCCGCAAGAACTGGAGTATTGAAGAACCACCATACTCAGAAATCCTAGTCAACAATAATAGGTTAAGAGTAATAAAAGTCAAGAGAGTCGATGATACTGGGAAAGCTGCTAAAATAGCTAATGACATGAGCCACAAGTCAGAATGGTGCACAGTCAATGTCGAAAAAGCAGATCATTACCTTGGCAGGGATGATTTGTACTTCATTCTGCTTGATGGTGAGAAGTACTTGTGCCATATCAAGTCTAAACAACTGATGGATTTTTGGAATAGGCCTTTTAGGATTTCCGAGGAGCTTTACCATTTACTATCAGATTATGTCCCTGATATTGGTTTATTCATCAAGGACAAACATAGTGAGATTTACAAGAATATTGTTATAAAGCACCCTAAGGCTGCTTACGATTATGCTTCACGTGTTCTTGGACGTAGATGGCCCGAGGCAGAACCAACCATAATCAAGGACCCTTTTATCGCTTATAGTTATGCTCGATATGTTCTAGATCGTCGATGGCCAGAAGCAGAACCAATCATAATGAGGGACGCTAAGGCCGCTGCCTATTATGCTCATCATGTTCTAGATCGTCGCTCCGTTGCCAGGTCGAGAATCCGCAGCCGGTGGCTCGAGGCAGAACCAATCATAATGAATGACCCTTGGGCTGCCGCCTATTATGCTATTTATGTTCTAGAACGTAGGTGGCCAGAAGTAGAACCGATGATAATGAAAGACCATAATGCTGCGAAACAGTACAAGGAGTTCTTCGGCATGCCTGGATGCTGTGAGTCATGCGAACAGTGGCTTTACTAACGTATAAGACGATAGTGCAAATCAACAAAAGAAGCGATTCTGTCGACATTAGCCTTGCCAACTATCACCATTATAAAACATAAGCCTAGTACCATTATACCAAAAATCACCAAATTTAGGATCTCTACCTAATAGAATTCTCAACCTTGGTAATACGTCGTTGTTGTAAGTAGTAGGGTTGTCACCTAGAGTGTCTGCGGAAACGGTCATTTTGACACAACGGTGAGCCAGAGCGCCTGTATAACCATATTTATCTATAGAAGAATTTGGCACAATCCCGACCACTGACTCTAAGTCAATTTGATTACCTAATCCTTGGTCCTGCTCTGTGATATACCTATTAGAATCGCTAGGGTAGATAGGCACACTCAATCTTGCCGTACTACCGACCATAGCTCTTGATTCGCCGATTGTAGGAATATATTTCGGGACTCTACTGATGCCAAAGGAACTTATTCTAGTCGAAGATTTGGAAAATTCGGTGTCGATAGGTGATCCAACAATCGAATCAAAAGAATCAAAGAATTGATCTATATCGTTTGTAAATTTGTCCCATAAGCTTGATAAAACAACATGACCGCGTCCGAAATGCTGGTTGAAACTAGATGATGAGCCGCCGGTAATCAACTTTAGGTTGTTAGAAGGTACTATCTCAATTATCTCGCCGTCAGTAAAACTTCTGGTTAGATCTAAAGTCGCAAATTCAATTATTGCAGTGCTTGGAGAACCACCAACTTCTGAATCTGTTACATTGTATGTGGCGAAAAACATCCTCAATTCGTTGGTACCAGTTCCGATTCTCTCTATTCTGGAAACCCATACAGGGAAAAAGGTGCCGCTCGAATCGCCGGTAGGATTGTCTCCAGCAGGAGCAACTATGTCGAATTCTCTAAACAAACCAGCGGGAATAACTATATTATCAATTGAAGTCCTTGATGCTTTCGCATCAAAAGGATAATTGAACGATACTAGCCAAGATTGGTTGTCACTATCTAATTGTGGTATAGCATTCCATGCACTATCTGTTAATAGACCAGTACCATGTGATAAAGATGATTCTGAAAAATCGTCTGTTACATTAGTACCACCAGGTACTGTGTCGATTATCTCGTAAATCGCAGGAAAATCATATAAACCATCAGAATTGCTGTCAGTCACATTCCCAGGAGGTGCTAGCAAATTCAGGAAATCTCTGACAATCTCGTCGTTCGTATCAAGTGTCCTAAAAGTGATGAATCCGGTAACAGTTTCAGACTCAGTTGGACTTATGACTATAGTCTCTTCGATAGCATCAACTACCTGCAATCTCAAATACTGATAAGTCAATGCACTATCGATTTTGTAATCTGCGTAGAATATCGCCACTTCTACTGAAGAATTCTCAACGTTCCCGGTGAATATGAGTCTAAGGTCGCCTGTATACCCATTAGTCACATTATTCTCGCCCGACATCCTTTTTATCTTTGCCAATCTGAGATTCTCCCATTTCTTCGGTAGCGAAGCATGGAAATCCCATATGAACTTTGGAGGTATTTCTTCATATCCTGCATTCGAAGCGACGATCGGAGATACTAAAAATGGGAATAGGTTCTCCTTGCCGATCGCTAGTTGAAGGACATCAACTGCTTTTGCAAGGACAAGCTGTCTGACGGCTAAGTCAGCTATCGGCCTATTCAAAACTTCATAGAATGCTGGGTCGACAGCAGTCAACCATCTAATATTCAGAGTTGGGTCTCCACCCGTGAGACTACTGAATAGCGTTCCTGGTGATTTTGTCGGGACTTTGGCTGGTGTGATAGTAGGAATGGCTGATGCTCCTTGTATATCTAATTAAGATAATTTTGATCTGCTTAAATTAGAGTAAAATCAGAAACTCCATTGCCGTCTATCCGAATCTGACTCAAGTCCTCAATGCCTGTGATCGTAATAGTGTGTTTGCCACCAGGATTTGATGGGTTCGGGTTCGATGGATTTGGATTGTTTGGTTTAGAAGCTGGACTGCCGTACAGTCTTTGAATTCTAGGTATGTCGTCATTCTGTTGCGGTTTAGTAATACCGGCTGAATAATATGGAGCCATCAGTGCTCTCTGTGCAGAAGAATGATCTAGGCCAAGGAAGTGGCCGAATTCATGACAGGCTACATTCAGTAAGAGTATACCGCGATCTTTGGGACTCGTGACCCAGGTCTCTCCTAAATCGAATCGCATTAATAACTGGCCATTATAGTTGTTGTTCGGCGGTAAGTACGCCCAAGCCAATGTCCCGCCAGGGCCATCGAAATTACTTTGCCTACCAGAACCTGTCGAGATTATCATATTGGCTGAGTTTTTTGAAGCAACCCTAGTAATTTTAAGGTCGCAATTATCTTCCCATTGCTGATAAGCTAAGTCAAGAATATCATCTTGATCTTTTTTAGGTAATCCTGGAATATATTGTTCTACGAAATACGTCAATTGTTTCAGACCCCATCTCGAGCCCTGTGAAGCTGATGATCTCACATAGTCTGGACACCCACACCTCGGCCACCTCATGGCTCTCACAGTCTGCTCATCCAGCTTTCCAGTCTGTGGTAAACTAAACATCTCTTGAAATTTCAGAATTGATTGTGATATATCAGCATGTAACATGCTCTTCTTCTTATCGCTGATATAATAATAATCCAGATACTGGATCGCAAAATTGCTGTCAGAATCGCTGATATTGTTGTCGCCTGCAACTTGCTTGACAAGAGTATTGGTTACTCTCGCAATCAACTGGTCACTCATTGCTGTCTCCGATATTTGTTAGCACTACAGAACCGTTTTGATCTATCCTGAATGACCAATCTACCACACCAAGATAAGTTTTCGTGACTGTGGCTGTGGCTGCGGCTGTTTTGGACTTCTGAGTATTCATAGGTATATACCCACCAGTATTATCGGCGAACCTGAATTGTCGCCATCTTACTGGTGGTAGACTGTTATCCCTGACGCCGCGTAATGGTAGATCAAGGGGGTCGACACCATGATCCGAGCCAGAGCCATGATTAATCGCCTGCAATGACACTATCCTGTTTACGACCATCGGTGTGTTGAGGTGACTTTTCACATAGTCACCAGAGATAGCCGTATTGATTGTCATCATCAATATCAAGAAATATTTCATATCATTTTGCCCAGTGGTTGGTTATTTTAGATTTGCGAATCACGACGTTGTTCGAGATGAATGGACTAGGTTGATTAATTGCCGCATATTCTGAAAATGGACTCTTGTAGCTATCGCCAATTTGCGGCAGTGGGCCCATATTTTGATTGAAATTGAATGGTCTAGTCTTTAATGGTGCGACAGCCATAGGTGGCCTATCTATTTTAAGAGGCTTCAAATTCACCGGCATTATTAGATTATTGATAACATTCGTATTGTTGACGACTTTAACCTCATGGTCTCCAGCTACCGCTGCTGCAGCCATGATCATAAATATTAATATAGTTTTCATTTTAAACATCCTCAATTAAAGATTATCCGCCACCTGACGACGATTTCGAAGTCCTCTGATTTTTTGACAGGCGTTTTTAGAATCCTATGTGAAAAAATCTTAAAACCGTCTCTAAGAATGCCGATTGGACCAACCAACGGAATATTATCACCATCAACTGGGACTCTGTCGACGACAATATCATGCCCGCCTGGTGCTTTGTTTATCACTAGATAATATGGGTTTAATTGGTTCAATGTATCATCATCAGAGATCGTCACGTCTCTTGCAACAATCTTTATTTGGTCGCCTTCTTTGATCAAGTCTGGGTTCATGACTGACGGGTCTAAGGAAACTGTGGTTGCACCACTGGCGGATGCTGGTAAAGACACGCCATTCTCACCAGTCATAAATATTTCACGGGGTGGGCACTCACAACTGCCGACATTTCCGATCTCAGCCGCACCAACCAGTGCTACCTCCGTTATTGTAAAGAAGTCTCCTGACGTTATGCCGAAACCATTGTATTCACTTTTGAGTAATGTCGTCTCGAAGACTACTATGTTGTTGACAGCTCTGATATCATCCTGCAATAGGGGCGTACCAGAAGGCTGGTAACTGCTCTCAAAGAATATTCTCTCTATTCTTTTGAGAGGTCTAGTTGGCTCTGAGATAGGTATCGGATTTATGAGATCTCCACCATATTCGGCACCCACACCTAATGTAACAGGAATTGAACCACCACTTATGGAGTCGACTATATAAAATCTTTCGTCAGTCGAGTCTAACGGATTACCATCTTCTCCGAACGAAGCACCAAACACGATGTATTTGGCAGCGAACTCGTCTATATCAATATCGTGCGTTACCCAATCGCCTGCACCACCATTGGCATTTATGTCCCAAACTTTGTGGTATGGTAGCCTATGTGAGATCATTTCTTTGGCGAAAATTTTGATAATATTAGGTTGATATATTGTGTTTATTATTCTGCCATGTTTGTCTTTTATTATGAATTCAATTTCACCTTTATAGGTACGTATCTTGTGCCCATTTGCATCTGAGCCAAGCCCATATTGATCTTGCAATTTTGCTTTCATTGTTTTCTCATAATACTAAAGACGGGGTGTGATATGAATTATCTGGGATTCTTCGCAATACTACTGTGAATTCATCTCCATTGTCAAGAAGAATCCCACTTAATAGAATCGTTGAATTCCCTATTATCGTGTAGCTTCTGGGGTCTACCAGCAAACCATTAACATGTAAGAAGCATCTTGTCTCATCGTTAACAAATTGCCTCAAAGCTTCTGGTATTGGTATGCTATTTATACCATTGTTAGCACAACTTCCGCTGAACACAACATCCTGAGTGAATGATTCGATCGTCGCCTTTACAGAATTATACCATTCTGATAGTGTTATGTGTAGACCATTCGTGTCAGGTTCTCCCAATGGTATTACTTCAGAATAATTCAACCATTGATTGTCTTTACGGATTTTTAGAGTTTGTGAATTTAGATCGAACCATGGTGTACCGTCTCTGTATTCTGTTGGTTCGTCATATGATGATTGTTGTGATAATAACGCGATCACAACCATTCTCATGTGATCATATCTTGCCTGAGATTGTGGCATTGGATAATTATCATGATCCTGGCTTGCCAAACCTACTTCTGTCTGAAAGTTAATCAGAGCAGAAGAGAATCTCATCCTATTGTCCGGTATCGTCATATAGCCCCTCCATATTTATATACTATTATCGTCTAGCGATCGGAGCTGTGCGTGGTGCTGGTGCAGTCTTTGGTATCGCTGCTTCTTCAGCTGCCTCCTCTTCAGTGCTATCGACACCCATCTGTGCTGCTATCTCGCTTTCTTCGTCCTTCGGCTGGACAGCTCTAGCAATATCGCCTATGGCCTTTCTGCGATCTTGTATTTCTTGTTCTTTCTGTTCAAATGCTCCTGGTGCGTCTCCGGATGCAAAGTCCACCATATGCTTTAATTGCTCTTCGAAATCTCCGGGATTTACCAAAGTGTCATAATTAATACGTGCGATCGGCTGGTCTGCTCCAGTCACAGCGTTTTTGATAGTTAAAATTATCGATTGTCCATCGTCTGATTTTTTCCAGGATATGCCCTGTTGCGTCAGTCTATCTTGTAATGGACCCATGCCCATTTTCTCACCAAGAACTCTCAACGCTCTAGCAAAAGTTCTGAAAAGATCATCTGGCTGATCACCAGTCGGTGTGGCCAATCCTTCTAAAGCTTCGTTCAAGTAATTTTGGAAAACACGCCTTTCTGGTGATTCGTATCTTAGTTCCGTTCCGCGATTAGCACCTTTGGCAGCCCCTTTTGGATAATCATGGTTCTTCCTCTTTCTTCTGACCATTTTAGATGCTGATTCTAAAAAATCAATAATTCTAATAGGCTCTGAGACCTGTTTTGGTTTAGCCACAGCTTTGAAAGCTTCATCTAGCTTATTAATAAAAGTCATTTCCAATTCTCCACCGGCTTCTGATGTCATTTCGATCATTTTTGATTCTGAGACTGCTTCTAAAGAAAACGTCAGAATCGTACCACCGCGAACTCTTTTGATGTCGACGTGGATTTTGTTCTCCACTACTTCTTCTTCAATGAATGACAGTAGTGCATTTGCGGCTTCCGGACTTTTCTTGAATAACATTATTCCCTGAATATCTGCTTCGTCACATACGATGTCATAGGGTATGCCATTTACAGCAGACCACTGTGATATCATCTTACAAATCATGCTCAGGCGTGGGTCTACCATTCTGGTTTTTCACAAAATTCGACTAATTCACATAAAGTGACGCTCTTGCCATCTATCAACGTAATACCGGTCCCTATGATATCTTCATTTAATGATTTATAAAACATTCTGAAATAGTCTATTACAGCCGAAGATAGATCACCAATATCCGGCACTAAGATCGTGTGTCGACGATATGTTCTCTTGAACCTACCAGAAAATTTATCATCGTTTGAGTCTACAGACCACAGTCCCCTTGATACATCAGGGTTCAAAATTAGCGTTTTAGTTTTGTACCCAATTTTACAACCATCGGCAGTCACCGATATATTCAAACTAGGATTCTCTCTTCTCACTATTGTCGCTAAATTAGTGTTTATTCTTCTAGATGTTAATGCCAATTTCCTCTTCAAATCAGATAAATGCTGCTTGACACGATCAATTTGACCTACTAGATCAGTAGCTACATCCAGCAAATCACCGCACTGAGTTGCTTGCTCTTCAAGTATCAGAGACAATCGATTTGAAAAACTCATCAGAATAACCTGTTGGATGGAAAATCGACTTCATCTGGAGTACTACCAGCAATAATAGCAATCTGATTATCGTCAGAGTTCGGATCGATGTCTAGCATATCATAAACATTGCTGAGATTATCTAGCAACTCACGTGCACGGTCAGCAGAGCCGACCTGTGCAATTAATTCTTTCGCCAGAATATAGTCTTCAGACGTGAATTTCTCATCTTCCCCGGCATCTTCGCCACATTCGGCAGATGACATTCCTCCCATACTGACGTTTATTGGTCCGAATCCAGCATTAGACATTGCACTTTGAATGCCTGTCCCAGACATAGGCTGCATGCCGCTTTCCATTATCGAAACTATCGTACGTATCGGATCGTTCTTTCGCATGGCTACTTCTTTCTAAAAAAATTCTTAATTATTTTTTCCTATTTGGCCAATCGTTTAAGTCTCTCTAAGGCTGATTCAAAGTGCATTATGTTACATAGCTCTCACCTGATAAATACTTATCTAAGAATCTTCACACTAATCAGGAGGTTATAATGAGACATTTGATGATAATAGCACTACTAGTGACGTCCATCAGCAATGCCGAAGCATGTCCGTTCAGAAGATCACGATGTAGAACTCTCAATAGGAGTCAGTGTCAAATAGTATACAGGAGCCGATGCCAGGTTGGGTTCATAATCAGAGAATCCTCAGAACCACAAGTTCAACAGCAGATCGATGTGTCGCGAGTAAATGAACCGCGGATTGAGATATTGCAGGAAGATGCAGTACAAGCAGAACTAGAAGAAATCACTAGTGAATCAGGCCCACCCGCACCATCCTTGGAATTGGTAAAGTCAAGCGAAGATGAAGAAGCATACCCGAAATCCACTTTCAAATTAACAGACACTCTCGATTTCAATCTTTGCACAAAAAAGATAGATTTATCGAAGCTAGAAGCAGTTAAAGCTTTCCAAGAAGAAACGCCAGCAGTTAGCTTATCTGGCTTGGGGCAAGTAAAGGCGTCCAATACTGAATTATCTGTAGCCGCAGCGCCTAAAACAGTGAAGCAAGAAAATGACTTCGCACTAACAGACGAATCTCCAGCAGACGAATACCCATCCCCAGCTTCTAATATATTCGGTGCTGAAATAGAATATAACGTAGGTGACCTGATAGAATTATCTGTAGAACCAGCAGATAAGCCAAATGGTTTAATCTCTGTTGACTATACTTGGACTGTATTGCCGAATGTGGCGTCGAGAGTATGGCCAGATAAAACAAAAATTTTGTTTGGCACGGGCTCTAAAAGCCTAACATACGTCGTAATCCTAAACACATCATATGTCTTCGGAGAAAGAGATCCGCAAGGTAATATTGAGAGTGTAGTACAAAAAACGTCCGTTACTATGGCGAATGTGAGAGTAGGCGGCGGCACCTCTGAGACATCACCAAACAATCTATCAGGTCTCTCTAGATTGGCATATGAATGGACATATGAAGTCACGAAAACTGAGAACTATGACAAATCACGATTAATGGCAGATGCAGGTAAGCTATCAGAGTCATTTAAGACCATAGCCAATGAAATTCAGAGCGGAGCATTAACCGACGTTGGATCAATAATAAGAAGAACGAAAGAGAATAACGACGCCACAATAGAGAATAGAAATGAATGGCTACCATGGTTTACTAGGATGTCTGAACACCTGCAAGTATCATACAACAATGGAACTATCAGGGACATAGATGATTTCAACAAGGCATGGCTTGAAATATCAAAAGGTCTAGAAACGGCAGCAAAAGGATGATGATATCATTGGTCATAGCGATATCGGTAGTACCGATAATATTGTGGTACATCCTTGAAGAACGCTCAGACACTAAAAGATGGAAGTAAAATGGAAGACGAATATCCATTGGTATCTGCGATAATGCTTGCCGGAAAATCGAACATAACAGACATATTATGCGCTATACAATGTTTCAACAAACAATCCTACCCGTATAAAGAACTAATTATAATTAATAATGCTAAGACCCAATTTGAAGCTAGCTCTCTAGAATTGGATGCCAACGAAAATGTATTCATAATCGACACACCAACAGAACTAACGGCTGGGATGGCTAGGAATTATGGTATAAAGGCAGCGAGCGGTAGAATATTGGCGCAGTTCGATTCTGATTATTGGCATTCACCAGATAGACTCAGCACACAAATTTCAGCAATGGTCAATAATGAATCGCATATATGTATGCTAAGCGATGCATTGTCATTCAGTTACCTATCTGGTATCGCAACCATCATTAGTAATGAGAAATCCGCGATACTCGGCACCATGGTATACATAAGACCACAAAATATAGACTACCCACCATATAATAAATACGAAGAATTCGGAATACTCAGCAAAATGATAGAATCGGGCATGAAGCCTATTTCCATAAACAATCCAGATCTATGTTGTAAGTTGATTACGTCTGACGCACATGAGGACATGATCAACAATGGGTTGAATGATGATCAATTAAGTCTAGTGAAGTCGATTGTCGAAGAGCGATCGATGATATCCGCCAATATGTGATATTAGGCGGCAGCTCAAAAATATTCGTAGGAGGTATATATGCGCAGTGTCATTTCGAAGCTCAATAGAAGACTACGACCAATATTTGAATCATCCGCAGAACCAGTAGAGCATATATGGTGGAAGAGCCCTGACTCACCAGATTATAACAGGCAATTGGCAGAAGATGCTTTATATCATACAATAGGCCCCCTTACAAATAACCCCAGATGGGCATCAGAATGGACCAGCAAGAGTGAGCCTGTGCCAGGATTCGTTGGTGGTGGCCCAGCACCAAGATGGGACGAACATGAAATAACAATGGCTATGGCTGGTGATCAGTCTTACCAAAGAGGGCCAATGAGCCCAAAAGGTTCTCCAATATATAGATTAGCTATGAAAACAGCTAGAAAATTTGGTAGAGAAAATGACCAAGATTTAATAGCTGACTTCTATGCTAATGGTCTCCTGAGACTCGCCACCTTAATGAAGCCAGGATATGACCAATCGAGAAGTACATTTATACAATATGCACTCCCATATATCAGAAGTGCGATGGATACAGGCACTGGTAAGACTCTTGCAACACAAGCAGCAGCTGGTTTCAGAAGCGAAGGTGGGATAGTGGGCTTCAAAGGTCTTCTCGACTATAATATCACACAAGGAGACCCTGAAAGAATCCGTAAAATCGCAACGCAAATAAAAGGGAAATACAGAGAGCAGAGGAGTCATGACAAAGACAAAGGCAACCCATTAGGACCATATTCAAAGGCTTTTTGGGAACTAGCTAACGCATATGCAGACGCACTTGAATCCGATAATGAAGACCGCATCGAGGCAATACGTCATCAAATAGGCCAAAAGATAGAGGAAATAGAATCAGAGTCGACTGTCCTTGGTGCACGACTTGGCATAGGCCAAGCTATGACGGATCCGACTAGAAAAACGCCAATGAAGATTGTGAGCGTAGATGCTCCTATGGGTGACGACGAAGGTTCGTCCACAATCGCTGGATCACTAGAATCCAAAAAAGAAGATGAAGCGGAATGGATAACACCGCAAGTAATCAATAAAGTGCTTATGATGGCATTGGACGAAGAATGGATGAAATACACTGCTATCAAAATGAAGTCCGACAAAAAACTTGCAGCATTCGCAGTAGAGAAATTGGGGCTAACAGAAGTAATTAACGAACCACTGACAGCCAATGAGTTTAGGTTCGTCATCAGAACCCTGGGCACGATCGCGTCAGAGTATCCCGGAAAAGGCGTGGTCAGAAAGAATATCAATATGCCCAGGAACTCCAAAGGGTGGTGGAAGCCTGGTGAAGATCCTGAAATAGAACCATTTTCATACGTGAAAAAAGGTACCAATGAGAGAATACAAAAAATGTGGAAATCAAGATGGGCCACAGGACGTAAAGATCCAGGGCAAGATCCGAATGAGCCATATAAGAAAATGAATAACACGGAAATAATGAGAGAGATGTTCGCAGAAAATGACGAGTTCAGAAGACTAGCAATACGAACTGCTACGCCAGTGAAAAAAGATCAGATCGCCGAAAAGTATGCTGAATACTTCGGCAGACTATTAGACACGAGAAACCCTGAGGAACTGGCTAAAATTCGTTCTGAATATATGGCGGTATACCCTGAAAACGATCGATATTATCACTACATCAATACTAACATACCAAGATACATAGCGGCCCTAAAGAAAAGGGACAATAAAACAATAGAGAGATATAATAAAGAATTCAGGACTAAATTTGATATGAACTCTGGAGAAGTCACTAGAGTGACGGGTTTCAGTCCCGTAACAATCGGCGAGCAGTTAAACAGAGCTTTAAATAAATTAAAAATAATAGTATTCTCAGAACGCAGAGATCTTGAAGACCCACAAGTAATCAAACCATCAAAATTGAAAGCCAGCGAACCAGAAGGTCCAGCGCTAGCTGAAGAATTACACAGATCACATCCAATTGACAGAGAATTAATCATAGAAGCTTGTGAATGGATGTGCTCAAAAATCGAATCAGTATTAAATGAGAAATCACCGCCGGGGTGGAAGAAGACAGTCGAACATATGAAAGAAAAGGGGATGACTGAAAAAGAAGCGTTCTCAAGAGCTTGGGCCACACATAAGAAGGGTGGGTCGAGGCCCGACAGAAGAAAGAAAAATAAATACTATGTTGAAAGTTCAATGAAGCCAATTGATTCAATATCGGATGACATATATGAAATTGAATGATGCAGTTACAGCATCTGTGATGGAGTCAAACCTCTTCACGATAAATGAAGAAGACGAAGGACCACGATGGCAATTTAATTACAACGGTAAAAAAGTAACGGACTTCAACCCAGACATACTACTACTGGGGGCTTATAAACATCCGACTACAGGTAACAATCTCATAGGCGGTATAAATCTGAACTACATATCGCCTAAACAAAGAGACCAAATAGCTTACGCACTACCGCAAATAATAAATGCTGAGAACCTACTAGAAAGGTACTGGATCGGAAGAAGTCTACTCCCAGAAATATTTAAAAATTATTACAGAACATATAATCCAAAATATATCAGAGGAGTTAAAAAGGACGTCATGTATCCGAAGTACGGATACCTAAAATCTGCACAAAACTGGGCAAAAAAGAAGATAGGCAGTATATTTAAATCCAAAGAACAAAGGTCGAAAGAACTAGAACCGAAGTATCGTGAAGACCTGGCTGCCATGTCAGATAAACTGGATCAAGTGGTATCACAATTATCACAAGATCAAGAGACGAACACGCCAGAAGTGCAAGCAGCAATGAGAGCTGCAAAAGATTTCCAACGCCAAAAATCAGTGCGAGAAATAGGACGCCAAGAAATAGAACCACTGAGAACAGCACGACGAGATCTAGAAGCAGCACAACAAGAGCCAGGAATGCAACCTCCAGAGGAATATGAAAACTCTGAAGTAGGAGCCGGAATGCTTCCGAAAAAGCTGGAGAGCCGTCCTAGAAGACGACCGGCAATCAGGCCGCTTAAAAGACAAAAAGAACCAACGGAACCAACGGGAGGGCTCCCAGCGGTGTCTCCACCAAGAATGGAAAAGCCTGGCGATACAGAACAGCCGACCCTTCGACCATCGCCAAGTGAACCAAGAAATAGAAGACCAATAGGCAGATCCACACCAGAAGACGCAATAAACAGACCGAGAAGGCCAATAGGCAGGCCATCGCCAGAAGACACGACCGAAAGACCAAAAAGGCCAATTGGTAGACCATCGCCAGAAGACACAATCGAAAAACCAAAAAGACCAATTGGTAGGTCATCGCCAGACACAATAAAAAAAAGACCGACAAAACGTCAAACACCACCAGCAGTGGATAACGAGATAGACCCAGACATAGATCTTCAAGAGTCTATTATATATTACTCTCCCGTCGCAGGTCATTACATAATAGAGCATTTCGAATTATCATGAATCAACACTACCAATAAATATCTTTAAAGTAAAATGCTTAGGCTTACTGTATGAAACTTTTATAGGTATGTGCGACATACCATACTCATCAGTTGTTCCGGTATAAATAATATCACGCTCATGAAGCTCCCAGCGAAATCTATTAGCAGCGTCGCCACGATACTTTACAGCCATAACGGTCTCAATACCTAGCGTACCACCGACAGGTGTCGGCTGCTTCATCCCATTATATGGTTTAGTCCTAACTACACGTTCGATGTTCACATAAACTTCATTTTTAGCTTCATCAATTAAATCATAACCAAGATTTTGGAATCTAAATTCAACGAATTCTGTCATGTAATCTCCAGTTGACCATAAGTGAACTCGCTGAACACAGTGGCCTGAGTGCGTATGTCGACTCTCCTAATCTTCGCACCAGGCCACATCCTCAAACCATTCTTACCAAATTGTCTATTGGGGTTGAGAGTAATCGGGAAGTATGGTGTATCAATCGACACTGAAGTTGGCAGCGCCGCACTCAAAGTGGGACTCGGCGGTATAAGCAAACGATTCCACCAGATCCATAATTGATCATCCTTCACCAATACTTCCAATCTGTTCCAATATTCTTCTTGTAGTCCGCCAATTTGTGCTCCACCATCGTATACCACAAAGCCACTAGGAGATGATTGTGGTTGCGTACCGACTCCAGTGAAAGTACCTGACTGAGAATAAATTGCACTCACAGCATATCCGGGTGTTAGCCCCCTTACAAAATCATCTGAATCATCATCAAATATATCATCCTCATATGGTAAGCTCATGTCCAAAATACCCACCTTGAATTGCAATTGTGTTAAACCTGTTGCTTCGTCGAATGTAAATTCAACGCGAACGACCGTTGAATTATATTCTTGGTGAAGGAGTTCTAAAATATCGTCGACGGAACCAGGATATTCATCATTGTTTAGAGAATCACCAGCTAGGATGATATTATCACAATTAGCAGGATAACCACTGGTTAGTTCAGTACCTGAACTCGATGGGAACATGAATTTTCGATAATAGTTGTAAATCTTGTTATGGTTCTCACCGGGCGATATTACTCTCACCGACCCGAATGGCGGCAAATCATTGAAATGTACACCACAAACTCTAATATAATTTAGGCCATTCACTTGGCCAGTGCCTATAACACGCATGTATTTGTTCTCATTCTCGTCGATCTGGGCCCTTACAACTAAATCGATTGGAGAGAACGAAGAGTTATCTGGCCTACCTATATCCACTCTTGTTAAGGTATTGCAAAAGTTCTTTCTATGCCATAACCATACCGGTCTTTCACTGAAATCAGCAATCGCATCTTGAGATGATTGGACGACCAAGCCAGGTAGCGTATTATCAATAAAAGCACGATGCTGCTGACTAATATCAGCGTCTCCTGTCCCTGCTGTCGAAGCTATATCATACCACATCAATGGGTCATCATACCCAGTTAGGCCCCACACACTGCGTTCAAAATCTCTGATCGCGGTCACTTGTGTCGAAGAATACTTATCTTCACTACCGGGTCCAGCTAAAATTTCTTCTCTAGCTATAGCGGAATCACCAAACTGAGTAAACCCGGACCATGTCCAAATATTATTAGGATTTAACGATGGTTTCTTGTTGAAGTAATGTCTAGATATTGGTTCTCCAGCTATTTCTCCTATCTTAAAGGACCATAGGTCCACCAGAGTACCAACAGGTAACAAATCTATCGTAGAATCGAGTACGATAGACTGAGAGTTAGACCCGGACTGTGGGTTTTCAGGATTGACGTATTGCCAGATATTCCTGGCCGTGAACGTGTCGCCGACAGCCCTGGCCCCATCTACATCCCACTCTCTCAAAACATATTGATTGGTGCTGAGAATAGCATCTGTATAACTGGTTATTACAGCCATCTTCTTGGTTATTAGATGCCCCTTATACAGCAGAGAGCCAAGTAGGCCTGGTTCGGAGCTTGGGTCTAGATCGAATCGTATCTGTGAGCCATCGTTGTCCTTCCCCATGAACCAGACCATCTCAGGAACACCGGCGGCCCCCGGGGTCATTGCCCAACCTATTTCTGTAACCATAGAATTGAGCGGATCTCTCTTCAATATCATCTCATGTTCAGCGACTCCTGGGACTATAGTATCATCGAACCTTTTGAATATGAATGCAGGGTAATTCCCTTTATTATTCAGTGTCGATGAAGGATTGCTTGGGTTTACAATCGTCGATTCTGGGAACAAATAAACCTTCATTTCACCATATGAGTTGACGCCCGGTAGTTTCCCAGCACATGTCGGTGGCCTAACGGATGATATGTCAGTTTCATCTTGGACCCAAAATATTTGTTGGCACGTTTCGCAGGCACAATTAAGAGGTATTGGACTATCGACTGTAAATCTAACTACATTGCCTATTCGTTCGATGCTTATAAATTCTGTGCCGGCCGCAAGTATAATATCTCCTTGCATCCAGCCACCATCGTCTGGAAATCCTGCACCTTGGAATCCTAATACACCAAGTCTAGTTTGCAATAATGCATCAAGTTTGCATTTGTCGTCGGCGGCCATCAATCCTGGCGTATCACATGTCGCTATCGGAACTGGGTCCTCCGCGATATGTGTGACACCATGGAATGTTGGAAACAACACCTGAGATTCTTTCATGTACAATGCTCTCTGTTGAGCATCATACTGATAGCCAGTGGTTATTCCATTTGGTCCCGATACTTGAACGTACTGCCTGTCAACTAATGTCGAGGCCGATGGAACTTTTGATATGGCCATATACTACTCCTGATTTTATCTTCATATATTGAGGCAGTCGGTTCTGAGCAATTAACGCTGTATATTTTATTCAGAGTTCTTCTGGCAACTTGAAGTACGCTCTATACAGCTTTGCGGTCCAAGGGTCCTTCATTATTGTTGGTTCTGCTTCTTGCCATCTACGTCCAAGAACATATCGAGCATAACTATAAGCGATAATAGGTTGATTCATTATTACCGGCTCCGCTTCTGGCCATCTGCGTTTAAGGGCTTTTTCAGCGTAATTGGCAGCAGATCGAGGGTCTTGGATTATGGTTGGCTCTGCTTCTGGCCATTCACGTTTAAGAATATAACAGGCATAGGCAGAAGCAGCCGTGGGGTTCTTTACTATGATCGGTTCTGCTTCTGGCCATCTGCGTTTAAGAACACTAATGGTGTATAAGAACACAGCCTCTGGATCCTTCAGTATAATTGGTTCTACCTCAGGCCACTCACGTTTAAGAACATGCCGAGCATAATCACAAGCAGCCTGGGGATGCTTGATCATAGCATTCTTATAAATCTCGCTGTGCTTATCCTTCATGAATAAACCAACATCAGGCACATAATCTGATAGTAAATAGTAAACCCCCTCCGAAATCCTAAAAGGCCTATTCCTAAAATCCATCAGCTGATTAGATTGTATGTGACACAAGTACTTCTTACCATCAAGCAGAATGAAGTACAGATCATCCTTGCCAAGGTAATCATCTGCTATTTCGACATTGACTGTGCACCATTCGGTTTTGTTGCTTATGTCACTGGCTATTTTAGCAGCTTTGCCAGTATCGTCGACTCTCTGTACTTTTATTATTCTTAGTCTATTATTATTGACTAGGATTTCTGAGTATGGTGGTTCTTCAATACTCCAGTTCCTGCGGGATTCTTGGAGTTTTCTATTGCTGGGTTTTGGTGCCCTTAGTTCTTCAAATTCTGTGAGGGCGCTGTGTATTATTCTGGAGGTGTAGTTGAATATGTTTTTATAGTTGGGGTTGTGTCTGGCTAGGATTTTACTGTATCTGTTGTCTCTTATATTATTATTGTATATGGCGATTGAGTCTAGGATGTTGTTGATGTTTTCTCCGTTGTGATATTCTTTGATTCCCCATTCTTGTTCGTGTGGTTTGAGTGGTTTTAGTCTTTCCGCTATTTCTGGGGGTATGTTAGTGTAGTCTATTCCTTCGGTGAGGGTTCTGGTTAGTATTTGGCAGAGTTTCATATGTTGAAGTGTTCCTTATACTCGTATGCGGCATTAGGGTCTTTCATTATGTTTGGTTCTACTTCTGGCCATCTATGTCCAAGAACATGAATAGCATAATAGGCGGCAGCCCAAGGGTTTTTTATTATGTTTGGCTCTGCTTCTGGCCATCTACGTTTAAGAACATGAATAGCGTATTGCGTAGCAGTCCAGGGGTCCTTCATTATGGTTGGTTCTGCTTCTGGCCATGTATTTTTAATAACCTGCCAAGCGTACCAATTAGCAATAGCACTCTTCATTATGATCGACTCTGCTTCTGGCCACCTACGTTTAAGAACATGCTTAGCGTACTCAGAAGCAGCATAAGGGTCCTTCATTATGATCGGCTCTGCTTCTGGCCACCTACGTTTAAGAACATGCTTAGCGTACTCAGAAGCAGCATAAGGGTCCTTCATTATAGTATTCTTATAAATCTCGCTGTCGATCCACACGAATAAACCAACATCAGGCACATAATCTGACAACAAATAATAAACCTCCTCAGAAATCATAAAAGACTCATTCCAGAAATCCATTAGTTGTTTAGATTGTATGTGACACAAGTACTTCTCACCATCAAGCAGAATGAAGTACAGATCATCCTTGCCAAGGTAATCATCTGCTTTCTCGACATTGACTGTGCACCATTCGGTTTTGTGACTCATATCGCTAGCTATTTTAGCCGCTTTACCAGTATCGTCGACTCTCTGTACTTTTATTATTCTTAGTCTATTATTATTGACTAGGATTTCTGAGTATGGTGGTTCTTCAATACTCCAGTTCCTGCGGGATTCTTGGAGTTTGCGATTGCTGGGTTTTGGTACCCTTAGTTCTTCAAATTCTGTGAGGGCACTGTGTATTATTCTGGAGGTGTAGTTGAATATGTTTTTATAGTTGGGGTTGTGTCTGGCTAGTATGCTGCTGTATCTGTTGTCTTTTATGTTGTCATTGTATATGGCGATTGAGTCTAGGATGTTGTTGATTGTTTCTCCGTTGTGGTATTCTTTGATTCCCCATTCTTGTTCGTGTGGTTTGAGTGGTTTTAGTCTTTCCGCTATTTCTGGGGGTATGTTGGTGTAGTCGATTCCCTCGGTGAGGGTTCTGGTTAGTATTTGGCAGAGTTTCATGTTTACAGATCACCATATGAATATGTAATTCGGTTCTCTTAACCATGTTGTTTTAATTTTGATTATTGAAGTAGGTTTGAGCTTTGAATATAATTCGTCCTTGAATTCTCGTGGTACGAAGATCATCATCCTTTTGGCATAGCCCATATAATTGTTTATCAATCTAATGTCTGGTATATTCCAGTCGTTGTCATATACTATAACATCTACAGTTTCTTTATTCCACTTATGGTATTTCAGTCCAGTTAAGTCTGCCAAGCCTTTGTCAATAGCTTTTTTGAATCTTTCGTCTGGTATTACATAGTATTCCAGGCCAGCTATTGCTGAGGCTATGGCTTTGTTACCGAAGTCAGGACTTATATCTAATATTTTACCTCTGATATTTAGTTTGTTGAATATGCAGCAATATGCTCCCGGGTCAGTGAACCTGAATCTAGGGTAATTTCTTCTGAAGGTTTTACTGTATCCTGCTGAGAATAATCTCAGAAAGTTATGGAAGTCGAATGGTGTGTCTTTTCGTGAGGCTAATATGTTTAGAACCTTCATTACAGTTCTTGGGCTTTTGAAAGCTGGGCTATAGTCACTTACGTCGAAAAAATGCTCACACAATTTCCTACCTAATGTTGGTGCTCCGTAAATTGTGAATATGTTGTTTTTTACATATTTGTTATGATCACAATTTTTGAGCTTTTCCCATTCTTCTTGTAGGACATATTCTGGATGTTCTGGCCATATCCATTCTCTTCTGGTTATCTGTCGACAGAATTCGTGGACGGCCAATCTTCGTTCCATTAAACTTGATTTTTGGAACTTTGCTCTGTCTATCATGATATGTGCGGTCTTTATTATCCCGTCTTCGTCATATAGTTCTTCGAAATCTGTTTCATATTGTGGTATTACTTTTGGTATTCTGCTCAGCCTAGCATCGCGTTTAGTTATGGCGTAACTGAATATCGGGACTTTATCGATTTTGAATGGGTAATATGTTTCCCAGAAGAAGTTCATAAATCTGACATGTATCCTATCTTGGTATAGATACACTCTCCTGACTACACTCTGCTTCTCTAGATCTTGTATCAGTTTCCTAGTCCACAATTGCACATGTTTGTGTTTCCAATGTTCTTCTACTGTTCTCACAGCTATATTGAAACGGTTCAACCAATTTGAAAATGCCTGCTGGCATATCCCCGCGGCTTTTGCGCACTTTTCTTGACTCCAGTTCAACTCGACATAATGTCTATAACACCATGCTTTTGTACAGCATTTATTTTTGGATTTTATTGAGTATTTTGATTTTATCCCATATTTTTTAAATTTTCTATATATTATAATTCGTGAAACACCGCAGGCTTGTGCTATTTGTGACACTGAATGTGAAGATACTCTCCTGAGCCAGTCTTGGTCATTTCTCCAGTTTTCAGGAACGGATATGGTGTTTGTGGCTCTTTTAGCTTTACTTTTCGGGAGGACTGGAGGTAAGCTAGCTTTAATCCCAGCGAATCTTCGCAATCTCCTGATATAATTTAACGACCTGTTCGCCACTTGACAATGATCATTCGCTGTCAGATGTGGTTTGCTCTCGAACCATTTTCTGACTGCTTCAGGATCTTTTTTATTGAGCCTTGCGAATTCTATACGTAATTCCTGTATGTCTTCTTCGTATGTTGTTTTGATGTTTCTCATAACGTCGCCTGATGCAGACTGATACTATCGGCCAAATATATGTTATATTAGAGGGCAACAGATGAAATTAAAATTGATTTCAGAAATACAAATAAAGTCATCAGATACCAGTCTAGAGAGAAGCAATATTACTGGTAGTCTGAAGGTGAATTCTGTAAATGATCTATATCATAAAAAGAATAAAAAGAAACGAAAACAACGGCTAAAATAGCACACCTTGCCTAGTGATCTTCACCACATGATTGAAAATATCTGAAGCTATGCTATCTATAGACCTACAACATCCAGATTCGTCTGAACCTTTCACAATTCTCCAATTAGATCTATTCTCAATTATACGCAGATAGCAGTCTCTAATCCCAGACAAATAATCATGATTCGCTTCGTGGATATCTTCCGATGCACTAGTGTAATCCCTACCTTTCTTTTTCAGCACTAAATCTTTACTAATATGTATCGGCATGTCGATTAATATATTCAATTTGGGCTTTGGTAGCCGTAGCTTCTCAAATTCGAATTCTTCTACATATTCAATCCAATCACACTCTTCTTTTTTAGTCCCGCCATTACGTAGTCGCCTACAGTTGTCGTCTGATAATTTATTCATTTGATACGCTACGCTAGAATATGTATATCTATCTAAGACTAGTACATCATTTTCATTTAGAACTTCTATTAAATAGTTTTTAGATTCTAAGCGATCGCCCGCATATAATGAGGCAACTATTTCTGGATGTAGATTGTCATATTTTCCATTCAAATATTTTGCCAATAGACTTCCGAAAGCAGTTTCAGAATATCGTGGAAAGCTTAGATAATCAGATTTTAAACCGGCATTTCTTAAGGATTTTACGAGTGCCAAAGTTTGGGTATTTTTACCTGATCCATCTATACCTTCAATAGCTACTAGTATGTTTTTCATCATCGCCTCTCGTTTGGATGCCGGAGAATAGTCGATTACAGCCGCTTCAAGTATTTTCTTGTGTTTTCCTCAGCCATCTTTTTTAAAATACTATGTTGATATTCAGCAACACCGTATCTTGAGGCCGATAGAAATTCGTCGTCCAATGTCGTATTGCACTGGATGGGATCGTCTGTACCAAGAGTCAATCTTAGGCCATTGTTTAGCATCTTGGTCACTGGATGCTCATCTCTGCCTACTACACCTGTAAAAAAATTGCTAGTTATCCCCAGATCGAATGTTATGTCGTTATCTATGGCTGCAGATATGATATCTGGTTCTTCGCATATCTTTATACCATGTGCTATGTTTGTTACTTTCATCACCGTTATCGCCTCATATGCGTTCATTGCAGTCTGTGATTCTGCGACATGTGCTCTGGTCATTTTACCTGCATTGTTCCACTCTGCGAATATTGGTCGATAGAATTCTGCGTCGAAATATGCTTCATCGCCAACTAAATCTATTCCAAATAATATTTCAGCGATTTCTGGATCTTCTATTAGTTTTGAATATTGCTTCTGACCGGCTCTCATACTCTCGTATTTCAATGATAATATTAATCCGACTTTACCAGGTATATGTTGTTGAAATGAATGATATATGAATTTGACCGCATCCTTCTTCGACCACTTCATCTGGTGCATGTACTTGTTGATTGAAAAATCTAGCCATACGAAATCTAAGCTATCTCGATTAATCTCTTTTGCTATTGATTCTATTGAACTATCTATTAACTCTTCGTCCCATATTATTTCGTCTAATATTTTGAATTTGTCTAAGAACCTATAGAAATTACGTGGTTCATCATGGCCATAGACCATAGTCTTTTTGACATCATCATATGTCTCTGCGAGATAATACCAACCACGGCGTTGTATTGTCTCCCATACCCATGCCGGTGGTATGCTTCCGCCTAAGTGTCGGTGTGTATCAATTCTCATTTTTATTCTTATAATCCAAAAACCAATTGGATATTCTTTTGGCCCATGATTGTAAATCGTCTTCGTGTATCAAGAATTCTGTTGGTATATTGTTCGCTATTAAGTCATTTTTTATCATAAGATCGCAACACTCTACCACTACCTTTTGACCATTGTTTATAGATGACATCTGATACATGTTGATGATTCGCACGCTTACGAATGGGTCCGGAGGTGTGGAATCTAAGAATTCTAATAATATCCAAAATGGCAAATAATATGTAGAACCGATTGATACTTTACTGGCCATTCTTTAGATCCCTGATATTATCTAACTGATTCGATCAATTTTTTCACATTTTTGAATAGTGGCTTCAGATGGCGTATTTCAGCCATAGTAAAGAATCCTAGAGCGGAGAATTCAGAATTAGGTTTAAATTTCTGATCTCCGCTCGTTGCTCTACAATGCACGAATGCAACACCGGGCCTGTCGCTCATACTGAATGCTTTGCCGACGGCTTTACATCTAATACCAGTTTCCTCAAAACACTCTCTCTCAGCTGCTTTTTCTGGCGTTTCACCTTTTTTAATACCTCCGCCTGGATGTACCCATTTACTATCTCTATCGTCGCCAGTATTTCTGGCCATCCCTAATAACCACCTATCTCTATATTCAACTATAGCAACTGCTGATTTATATTCTTTCTCAGTATCCTCATATAGAATGTGTTCTAGGATATCTGAGAATTTAAATAATCTTGGTTTGATAATCATAATTAATGTTTGACGAGCAAAGATACTTGAAATCGGCCGAACAATGGAGAGACCAATGCGAAGAAGATCGATCAGTATTCGTGAGAAACTCGACAGATCATTAAGAGAAGACACAGTTGTCGGCGAGATCGACACAATGATGAAAGTCCTCAATTCTAGAGGACGATTCGATGATAGATCTGAACTCGCCAGATATCTATCGGAAGGTGCATTGCTTAATATCAATACAATAGCGTCAAAAGCACTTTCAATACCGTGCGGTGAGTATATTGTGTGGGTCACAGATGTCGGGCACACTATGTTGGTTCCAACGAAAACGCAATCTTCTGAGGTTCATGAATCTGCTGACGACAGATATGAAATAATGACTCCGAAGCTGCTTCAGAATTGGAACAAAATAGAAAGAGTCATCGGTGAGGCGAAGGACGATGATGATGACGACGGAGCGATAAAATTAAGGGTTGACCCCGCAGATATCGACAGGCCAACAATTCTGAGAGCTATGGAAGATAGAGGATTTACAGTAACATCACTGGCTAATGCAGCAGGTGTGGAACCACCAGCCATATCAAGATTACTGAGAATACCAAAAGATAGACAAGGCGACCCAGGCGGACGTAATCCTAGCATGGGTCTAGCAGCCACGATCAGTAAATTACTGCGTGTTGATCCAACGGCATTATTCCCAGACATATTCGGACCGTCTGGTATGCAAGATCTTGGAGCAAGGAAAACCCCTGGAAATCGTGGTAGCGGTACCTCTTCAGGATCTACTAAAAAAGGTAAAGCAACCAAAAAATGGACACAAGGTTCGAAAAATAAAAAGAGTAAAAAATCTAAGAAAAGCAACTAACAGATTATTGCAGGAGTCGATATGGTACAGAAATCATTATTCGAGAATATATTAAAAAAAGAACTAAATACAATAAATGAATTGTTCCATAGGCCTGCATATGATTATAAAGTGCGTATAACATACATTCACCCTAGGACTAAGATACCGCATGTCGTCAGCGAGTTAGTGAAATCAGTAGATTCTGCTAACGAAGCATTCGCAGTGGTTCATACTAAATTCTGCGAGGATAGAGGTATTGACCCAGGCAGTACATTCGCTCTATCATTAATGTCTGATTTTACATTGACACGATCAGATGGAAAAAAATTCACAAAGGATAATAAAGACTTCGATATTAGAACAGGATGGGCTCAAGAATGGCATCCGACATCAGCAGTCGACCCATTAAAACACATACCAGATGAAGAACTGATAAACACACCAGAGAGAGAGTGGATCACTAAGATTCCGTACGCAAGATTGCAAAGAATCATACAGAAATTCCAAAATCTTGGTAAAAGTGCTAATTGGAATTCGATGTATAGAAGAGGATACGCAAAAGGAGAAATAATAGTAAAGGCGACAATGATCGGGACATATATTTGCCAAGGCTTGGTTGCAGGCTTGGAACGAAACATATTTGACAGAATCACTACAGATGCCGATGAGTTAGAATACTTAATGTCGGTAATGAACAGCATCGGAATCGATTTCGGACAAAGCGACAAGGCAGCACTGATAGAATCTATGATTGATTCAGTATTTACCAACGATAAATGTGAATGGACTGACGATATACCTGGTGCATTCAGTAATATATGTAATAAAATAGGTATTTCAATATCTGAAGAAGAAATAGAAGAGATATACAGAAAGATACGAGAAGATACGATAGGCTGAATCATGCGTGTCTGTGAATTAGTTGATGATACACCATACGACTTTGATATTAAAGTAGTCCTCAAAACATTTGGACTAATGTCAAAAGTGAACCTGAATATAAAGGAAGAAGCAATACGTACTGAACACAAGGTGCTAGTGAGGAATAAACAAACGCAACCATTATTGAGGAAGCTAGATTCAGCGCTAATACCGTGTACGCATAGAGAATGGTTGAATAAAAGAGGCATAGAAGTAGAACGAGCCTATTCATTAGACTATGAAATTTTGAATTTGCAAGATATGCTGGACCTCTATATAATACCAGGAGATCACATAGTCGATAGATTCGGAATTAAGCCAATTGAAGGCCCAGTCTTTGATGACAGAAGAAATGGCAAATTATTCGGAGTTTGCATCAGGAACATAGCGACCGATTTAAACTATGCTTCGGCAGAAAAATTCACTATTTCAAATTTCGGGTGGTATCTTAATGGATATGATCTAAGTGGTCCTAACGACGAAGTTTACATTGTTGAAGGAGTGTTCGATGCGATAGCTATGAGAAAAAGTGGATTCAATGCTATAGCGATAGCCAGTGCATGTCCGACTCCGTTCCAATTGGCATGTATAATGTACAAATTTAACAATATCAAATTATGCTTGGATAATGACCTATTCGGTGCAATCGGTGCTTTCATGACTCATGAAGCAACTGGTTTTCCGATATATCAAACAGAGCTAAAAGACCCGGGCTCTTACCATGATAGTAATGTAAAACTAGTCGAAATTCAGGCGGACGAATTGAAATATAGGCTTGATCATGAAATTGCTGAGTATAATATGTCAGATAGGAAGCCAAGGCCTATGTCTTACAATTAAAATTCTTTCTCCAATCCTTGTAGCATCGTTTCTATATCTTCCATATCGTCACCTAACTCATCGAATGTAGTGTTGGTCTGTAATGCCGCAGACATGCCCTTTTGTACATTTGTGTTAACGTCACTCATAGTCGATTGTAGTTTACGCAATTGTGGTTCTACTCTTTTTCGTCTCTCCTCTTCTTGTTTTTTCAACATCTCCTTCTGTTTTCTCATCTGATCTTGCATTTGACGATTACTATCGACGGTATTCATACTTTCTATCTCTTCAAAGAGCGTATTTAGTGCATCTCTGAACATACTGTCCAGTGTACGGTATAGCTTATTATTCTTTCGCATTATGGATATCCTTATATAAAAATGGGCAGGTGATTGTTCACCTGCCCACATTGATCATCTGCTGCGGAAATCTCTGGTTCTTACAGCATGTCCCCAATTGTGACCAACAAGCTGGCAGGTTTTACCTTCTGAAACAAGTGAATTCGCGAATCTTTCAGCATTTCTCTTGAATCTGAAGACCGCCATACCCTCATTTGTCAACAAACCACGCGGCTTTATTGTGATTAGAGGCACTTCTTGCTTCAAGACCACCACACCATCTGCGTTTTTGAAGGAGGTTTCAAGTTCGACATTTTCAGGCTCGTGGAATTGTAATAGCTCTTCAGCATCAGCTAGAGCCTCAGACAGTCTTTTGCGAGTCATAGTCCTGTTGATAGTGCCACCTTCGTTAACAAGCAACGAGAATGAAACACCATACCTACCACGCAGGTTTGCAGTGCCTTCTTTTAAAGCCTCTTTGACATATCTTGAAAGTCTGATTACGTTCTCTTTAACCGATTGTGCTACGCTTCCATTACCGTCCATACCCTTGTGAGTACCCTTCATTATCGGCGTACCGTCAAGAGTGTTCTTTTGTTTTTTACCAAAAGGATCTCCATGGTCTTCCATGTCATCTAGGTTAGGCTGCGAACCAAAGCCAGACATCTGTTTTCTTTTGCTTTTACTGATGGGTGTTCCGCTTGCGACTCCCATCGCTTTTGAACTGCTCTCCAAAACGGCTGCAAATGTCGGAAAACGTCTCGCCAAGCTCTCTAGCGTGGTTCTCACTTTGCGCGGAGCTACGTTGGGGTCGATGTGTCTAGCATATGATAACCATGATCTTTTAAGAGCATTTCCTACAGAACGAAAGTCCAATCGACCATCGTTGCTGCTCTCTAAAATCTGCCTAGCAGAATTCATGAAGCGACTAATACTCTCGTTGAGTTCACCTGACATGCCTGAGGAACCAGACATGCCTCCTTCATATCCCATGTCATCCATGTCATCCATGCCATCCATGTCATCCATGTCACCCATGTCATCCATGTCACCCAATTCATTTACCTCATCGAATTCTTCAGCAAGATCGTCATCTAAACCAGCACTTGTCCCATATACTGCGTTTTCATCGTCATAGTCATCATAGTCATAGTCGTCATCATAATAATCATTCGGATCGTCTAAGGCACCGTGGTCTCGTGGGTCCTGTTCCATTGGGCCATCAAATGTCATGTCATCATAGTCGCGGGTCTCTGAGTTGTCAGAAACCATCTTATCATTCATGGCATTGTGGTTATTATAGCCCATATCTGGGTCATCAAGCATTGAACTAAAATCTGCCTCATCTTCCGGCGATCTTATCTCTGCTTCACTGATCATGCGTCCTAGTCCCCTACGAGACTCAGTCATCTCGCAACCAGGGTCACTATCTTCATCGCACTCTTCATCTTCAGAGTCGCCGCCAGAAAATGGCGGAGCAGCATTTGGAAATGGTTTTTTACCTTCAGCTAGCGGTGTGGGAGCCCAATATGGGCCATTGGCGTCTTCACCTTGATAGAAGATGAACTCTCTATTATCACGCATCAGCTTGAGCAAAGAATTCTCATCTAACCTGATATCACTTCCGTGAGCATTACAAAGATTTTGAAAGTCTTCCAAGCAGACATATTCATAATCTCTGGCGTAACTATCAAACAGATTTTGAAGCCGCAGTTCTCCGCCTTCCATTATAGAGCCAATGAATTGTGGGTCCCAGCTTTCGGAAGGCTGACCTAGCTGTGATCCTTTTACGCCAGCGATCGGCCCACTTTTGGGCATTCTCTGTTTTCTGCCACTGTTGTTGACGCCAGTAGGAGCATGACCGCTGAGAGTGCCACCATCGCTCCAACGCGAGCCTCCGAACGGTTCCGCTACCCCATTACCATCATTGGAGGGGGCGTCTGGCCAATCATGTCCCAATTCTGATTGATAACCATCTGTTGGTTTACCAACACTGGATTTATGGCCGCCCTGTGGCTTATGTTCAACACCATCATCATCAACATCACACATTGCGGCTGTGTCTTTGTGCTTTCTTGGCCATTCTTTGCCAATATTCTTCATGGTAGTCCCATTGTCACTGCCGATTTTGTGTTTCTTTGGAGCCCTAGCAGCAACACCACTACCAGTTGGACTGGGCATTTTGTAATCACCGGGAGAGTATTCACCAGCATTGAATGATGGTTCCCACTCATTTAACAGTCTATTAACACTTTCAGCGAGAACATCATTCTTACGGCTCATATTACTCTCCGTTTGGTTTTCGTCGGACTCTTGGTCGTCTTCGTCGTCGTCGACTATATGATAACCACCAGCCGGTGAAACAGCTATCGCACCAGTCCCGGTGAATGATTCAGAATGCGTTGCACCATAGTCTAAACCATCACCGTTATTATCTTCGATATATTTGTTTCGAGAACGTTCTCCTCTATACGTCTTGGTACCAATATTTGATTTAGACCTAGATCCCTCTAAATCATCAGAACCAGATGGCATAGAAGCAGCAATGTTCGTTATAGTATCGCCAGCGTTCCTCGTCTTATCACCAGAATTATGTACAAGCTGCGGTGTAAAATTATTGTGTCGTCTGTCATACAGAGTTTGCTCTGGTGACCCAGCACCACCACCGGTTGCTGGGACACCAAACTCAATACCTTCAACCATACTTAAGACGTCATCTGACAATTCGTTCAAAGTTTCTTCATCGTCATCGACAACAAACTCCTCATGACCACTAGGGTTAATCCTGGTATAAGCAGTATGTCTTTCGATGCCATCTTTTGGCTGTATCACAGTCATCTTCGGTGCTTTTTTCATGATTTACGCCTGTAATTTGCAATCTGCCAATTGTCAATTGGAATACTACCAGAAATCCGACTATCTGACTTGTTCAAGTATTCAATGTATAATTTGTCTCCGACTATTATATAATCACCACTCAGCTTGTCTAGCAAAAACTCTTTAGCCTTTTTAAGCAATGATCTGCTATCACCACTAAAAATGACTCTATGTGGATATGTCAAAATATTAGGATTATAACCCACAAACACATCACCACCATTCGATTCGACAATATCACCACCATCTATCATATGTCCATAATTCTTAGATATGAATGCTATCAAAGAATTGTTACCACCAGTGTTCTGAATATCGGTCAACAGCCTTAACATAATATCACGATTATGTGAGCATCCCTTCGACTGTTGCAAATTAGACATGAACGTACGATATAATTCTATATCGTGATGATATAACCATGATTGAAATGATGGTGAAGTGGCTAAGCCACAAAATTGGTCAGTCTTTATCTTCACCTGAGCCTCAAGAAGCTGGGAACAGAACTAGTGAGAATTGACTTTCACTCGTTTTCTTTGACACTATATTATTAATCGACTCGTCGTAAACGAACCTTATATTACCATCATTCGGTGGTAATACAAAAGATTTACCATCAAAAGTCGGCCAAGCAAACGCCGGGTATTTCCCGAGTAATTCAAAAGCTTCTTCAGCACATTTGATACTTGATGCTCCTTTGGAAGCACTGCTTCCGACTATGATATAATCTTGCCCACCTATGTTCATGACAACACCACGACGATTATCACTATCCCACAAATCCTTGTATAAATTCAAATGCTCATTCGACAGAAAACATGAGAACGAATCAGCACTATTATAGATTTCTAAAGTTTCTCTAGCGAATCCTTGTGTGTGTTCAATATAAACAGTAGATGATCCTGAAGCATTTTGACTCGGTATTATTGGATAATAGAGATATACCATACCTCCATCGTGGTTGAAAGCTATCGTTAAGCCTTGATACGAATTCCTTGCGTCTTCTAAAGTACCGAATCTTCCTTTGTCTAAAAATTGTATAACCCTCTTGTCTCCATTTTCAGCATACTGGATCTTTATCGGGAGCCCGAACTTATCAGCTATTTTTACATCAGTAGCTGTTATTGTGGCAGTATACCTTCCTTTAGGCAACTCGACAGTCGATGCCGTTTTTGCGCTGGAAGTATTCAGCAACGGGTCTACTACAACGACCCAGCCTTTTCGTGTCCCCTCATCATCAATAGCATTGGTTTTAGTCACCTGGCCCTGAATCGGATCTACATATGTTATCTTGATCGAACCAGACAACCATAAACCCATACTCGTCCTTAAAGTACCATTCACCCATGTTGGAAACTTATCTCTGGCTGGTCCACTAACAGCTAATCCATCTTCACACCAGTCTTTTATTAGCTGTGGGGCATTATTGACGTCGCCTTTAAATCTAGGTAAAGGTTTTCTATCGCACCAATCCGAAAATGGCCAAACAACTCTGTTAGACGGTCCGAACGCATCATTGATACTACCACTTTTAAAATCGCCTTCCCAGGGTCTTAATGTCAAATTCGATAATTTTTGTAGTACACTGATTGGTTCGCCGCTACAACCCAATAACTGAATATCGTTGTCTGTTAAATCCCTAGAATAAATCACATACGGCCCAATAACATCTATATATGGAACGCCATTAAATCCTCTCTCTGAATAAACTTGCAACCGTGTGTTAGGACCTATGGCTACCGATGCGATACCTGTATTAATTGAATTAAGCGAAGGTGAAGATGAACCTTTATAAATATTATACACATTAGGAAGATATGTCTTAATATCTTCCTCACTACTCAACAAAACAGGCCTGCGGATTATATCACTCGTCTTACCACGACTATTTGCACCAGTACCGAATGTCGAAGTAGAACCGCACGGGAAGTTATCTATAATGTTGTCAAAAGTGTCTGAAATAATCAAAGCATCGAAATGTACGAAAGCATCGCCATCATCATTGCTAACAGCACACAGATCCTTCCCATCGGGCAGGCGTGGTAATAAGCTCGTAGAACTTATCTCCACAGCAACATCACTATCACGGCTGTGTAGGTTGATCCTAGCACCCTTAGAGCCCACGACGGCCGCGGCTACAGATTCCATGTGCCAACGCTGATCAATACTCTTAGTAGCAGACATACAATATTCTAAAGCGCAGCACAGGGCCGCTTTCTGCTCATCGAAAAGGTCAGACATTGTTTGTATCCAAAATCTGACTATATCCTCATACCCCTTCTTCAGCCTATGCACCTCTGACAAGAACTTAGAACGAACTATATCAATTAGCGGTTCTATATCAATGTAATAAACCGGCTGAGGATTACCGGCCACATTTGTGACGGCCAAAACCCAGAAACTATTAGAATCTCTGACATTGAAACTAGATGTAGACAACGCTTGACTACCAACGACTTGTCTATCGAATTCCAAGATAAAACTCTTATCAGTATTATCAATTAGCCTAGCAGTGACCAAAGCCCTCTTCAATCCTGGTCTTGCTTCAGCATTTATAGGTTCTGGATCGATTATTAAATCGCATGGTGGCGCAAGACCTTGAGTGCCCTTGTTTCCAGCCGGACCTGATAAAATGTTGTTGATACCATCATCACCGGTGTCTCCTTTATCGCCCGTATCACCAACCAACCCCTGGAGGTTCAATTTGCCTCTGGATATTAGCTCTCTGACAAGTTCTGGTATATCTAAAGTGAAATCAAAACCATACGTATGTTGGTGTATATGGAATGGGTGGCTTGTGCTTACTATATCACCAAATTCGTTTATGTTTCTTATATCAACATTACCATCAACGCCTACGAACCTATCACCTGAGTATAATTGGACTGTACCATATTGAAATGGCGTCGGGCAATCAGTACCAGTTATCGTCGATTGCGGCGGAGGCAATAGCAATCTATTCAATTTTCTTAGATCTTCTGAGGACATAGCCCCCTTTTTAATCGGGGTCGCAAGCTCTATTATAAAATTGTCCGATCTAACCTCTAGCCACCCATTGACGCCAGCGTCATATTGATATAAGAGCCCACTTTTCACCTCGTAAATGTCACCGTGCCTTGGGTTGTTCGGAAACTTAGTATTCACAATTTTATATTCCAATTCCTGACACCAACGCCTATCGTACCAACCTTTGTGGCACCAGACGCTAGCTTGATAACATCGGACTTAAGAGCAGCAGAAGCACTAGGACTAGGAGGCGGCGGTGGAACGGGTGGCGGCACTGGCGGTGGCACTGGTGGCGGCACCGGCGGCGGGACAGGTGGTGGTACCGGCGGCGGGACTGGCGGCGGTACTGGAGGTGGGACTGGCGGCGGCGGAGGCGGTGGAGGCGGCGGAGGCGGCGGGGGCGGTTCTTCACAACCAGTAAGAGTAATACAATAATCGATGGCTGGGAGATTAAATTCACACATCGCCAGCTGATTAGCTAGATCTGATAATATTCCCCTAGCTTTGTCATCAAGAGAAGTAATATATTCTTTTACCTCACGACCCCACTTATTATCTAATTTAACCAACCTCTTCTTATACTCAGAGACGATCTCACCAACGAAACCAGATAGAGATAAAGTCCCATTAAAGTTTACAGGATTTCGAATATCATTTCTTGAACCTTTCGGCAATCTTAACAACTGCAAATCCAGCGGTGTATTATCTTCTGGCGGTTTAGCGAGCGACCAATTATCCAACCTTGTTAAATCACATTTATCTGGGTCTCTGTCTGGTCCATATACGACTGTTCTAGTTAAGGGGGTCGCGAGCACTTTGTCAGCTGGTCTATCGTCTTCAACATTGATTTTGGCCTTCGTTACAACGAGTTTACATCCATGACCATCATCGTCGACTAGCCTTAAATCTACTATAGCTGTATCGGTTATTCCGTCGATATCATTGTATCTTATGCTATCAATAGTACACAGCTCATCAATATCTCTGCCTGGTCTACCTTGATTGCCCTGCGGGCCACTACTAAATCCTGGCTCTCCTTGGTCTCCTTTATCGCCTTTGTCGCCTTTTTTACCCTTAGGACCACGCCTATCGATCATTAAAGTATCTAAGAATCTATCGCTCAATCTGAAAACCAGACCCGGATAATTTTCAGCCGTAGAACCAGAGCATTCTAAAGACGTCACAGGTGTCGGACAGTTCAGCTTCACTTGATTAGAATCAACACATACTATGTCTAAGCTATCGCTTTTTAGTTTAATATCACCAGTTATAACACCATCTGGATTTGTAGGGCTTTTTAATAATAATTTAGCATCTGTGATTATACCGAAGCCACCACCGACTGCTGGCACACTATCGATCAATCCCTTGTGTTGCGGAGATAATAAGCCCACAGACTCTAAAGAAGCTAATGGTATATCATCAGTTATCCCTCGACGTTCCCATACCCCCTCCTTACCATTGTATATCCACTGGACCATCTGACCATCGATGAATCGCTGGCCGTCCGTGGGGACAATTGGCAAAAAAGTCGACCGACCACTTGGAAGAATAGTTGATGACATAACTGTATATATCGCCCCGCAATAATGACATAATAAATTTGGTTGAGATGATACTCGACTGATTCCTATCAAAACTACGTAAAATAGGAGACGACAATGACAGAGAATATGATCATACAAGAAAACAACAACGAATTTTTGTTGAGTAGACAGGGTGTCATAGGAACAGCCATAGGAGAAAAATGGCTGAATGGAAAACCAACTGGTGAAGAAGCAGTGCTTGTATTCGTAGAGAAGAAACATAAAGCAGAATCCATAATTAACAAAAGCACATTAAAACAATTCACTGAAGAAGACCTAGTTCCGCCTGAAATAGATGGTGTTAAGACTGATGTAATAGAAGTAGGTAAAATAGTTAAACACAATTACAGAGGAAAAGTCAGACCGATAAGGCCTGGGTTCAGTGTCGGACATGAAGAAACTACGGCAGGCACAATAGGTGGTATATTCACAGACTCCGACGGCGATCTAGTGATCCTGAGTAATAACCATGTGTTGGCTAATGAAAATAATGCGAAAATAGGTGATCTAATATACCAGCCAGGACCAGCAGATAATAAACAAAATATGAAAGACATCGGATGGCAAGAGCCAATAGTGGGACTACCATACATAGCGACATTAAAAAGATTCGCTGAAATTCAAAAAGCAAATAACACGCATGACTCAGCAATAGCCAAAATACATCCAAGAGTGATACAAAGCGGCTTGATTAATCAACTATACCCACAGATAAATAGTAAACTAACAGGCTTCAACAACGCCACAGTTGGAATGCAAGTTCAAAAGTGCGGTAGAACAACTGGATACACCACAGGTAGAGTATTAGGCGTTAATGCTAGCTTCGGTGTCCAATACGACCTGGGCGAAGCCAAGTTCAATAAGTGCATAGTAATGTCTGGAATGAGCAAAGGCGGAGACTCTGGAAGTTTAATATTAGACATGGACGAAAGAGCCGTCGGCCTCTTATTCGCGGGCTCAAACAAGATAACACTAGCAAACCCAATTGAAATAGTCAGAGATTATTATGGTCTACAACTACCAGAGGACGAGCGAGTTCAGTTGGATGACGACAGATGGATAACCAAAAAGTCAGAATCAAGTGAAATATCAGTATCCAACGTCCTAAAGATAAAAGCACCAGCTAATCATTATGCATGTATAGAGAGAAAAATCCAGTCATTTAAATCAATAGAATTTGCAATTAACACGGGAACAGACAAAGGTGCAACGTGGGGAACAGGCGTATCGATACACTGGCCAAATGGTTATATAAAAATAAATCTCAGATATTCAATGACATTTGGCGGATATGTCAATGGTAGTTCCAACCTTAGTGTTGGTAAAACGCGTGATAACTACTGGTATAAGATCAGAATAAGATTAACTGACAAATCATATATAGGTGAGATTAACGAAGATGGAAAATGGTACACGATAGTAGAAGCGTCTAGGAAAGTGTTCACAGAAATGCCACAATTAATAAGACTTGGTAAAACAGATCTGAACGGAGGACTATCGAACCATAATACAAGCGGCAATGTCGGAAATTCCGAAATAAAGGACCTAAACTTCACAGGTTGAGCTGATTCGTCTTTTATTCGTCTCTACCTCTCTTCGTAACCCTCAATTCTGACTCTACTAACTTACTAAGATTCCTGAGTTGATGGCCTAAAGCAAGCAAGGCAGTATTCTTAGTACTAGAATCCAAAACCAGCATCCCTAAACTAACTGCTAGATCATAATCAATAGACAGAGTGATCCTGGGATCGATCTCGAAAGCAGCGTTGACTTTATCTGACATATACGGCCTTTCAGTAAAATCATTTACTATTAAATTTTACGTAAGACTCACATCCTAACAACATATCCCCAGTCAGGACCTGGCTGATCTGTTGTTATGACGCATATGTATGGGAAATTTTTGTCTGAAGTATAATTACAATATCCATCTGTTAGCATGATCTGGACATCCTTAACATGCCCATTATCACAAAGCCATTCGATAGGCTTAGCCATATCAGTACCGCCTCTACCATTGATACTAAATTTACGCCAGTCTCCCCTTCTATACTTTGAATAACCAGCGAATTGACGGTCCCATTGTAGAATCCAGACTCTATATCCGGAACATATAGATTCGATCTCTGTGAAGAATTGTTCTAGATCATCGTTAGAAATAGAACCAGAAGTGTCTATTATGACATTTACGTCCGATGATGCATGGCGACTTTTCCCTTTAGTGCCGAATTCCTGTCTCCTCCTGTTAGCTCTACTATAGGTTCTTCTACTACTACCGGCATGCCTACCGACATATCTCTTCAATAAATCACGCCAACGTATCAAAGGTTTAGACAATCCTGCTATCAATTCTGATAGGTGGCCAGGGATATACCCGTTACATTTTGAAGAAGCATCTTCGACAAGATTTTTGACGATTTGCCTGACTTCGTCAATTGAAACATCAGTCTGTGACCAAGTACTATGGTTGTCTATGGCTTTACCGTCAGTAGTAGCACCATTGACCAACTTGTCATAGTAGTCTTCTACAGTGCAGTCAGTATCCCAACCTTTTGGAATCCAAACTGGATTCAATGGAAAAATCGGTCTGTTATTGCTAATATAGCCGATCCTTGGATTATTCTCAGGACCATTAACGCACATATCTGCCGCTAAATTCCAGGCTTCCGGATCTCTATTCGAGACACGCACACAATGACACCTGACAATGTGTTCAATCTCATGTTGCACTACCGTATACAGCTCTTCAATGGCAATTGATTCTACAAAAGGCTCATAATATAAACATTGTACCTCACCACCGTCAACAATCCTGACGCCCATGGTCCTTTCATCTTCTGGTATCCAAGACATGGTACTTTTTATCCATACCATGTTCATAGCGATGTGGCCATACCACGGCTCGCGGGTCATGAGTCTGCAGCGAGCTTTCATTAATTTGTCCGAAGACGACAATTCACTCTCCCCATGATACATTTGACATAATTTTTTGTAATTCCGGTGTTTTTGATAAAACATCTATGAAAGTGTTTTTGTTAGTGCTCTTATTGATTTTAGATAACATATTTGCTAACGATGGGTTGGATATCGCAGCAGCACGAATTTTTGAACCTTTATCGCGTTTGTCAGCACCAACTAGAGCCCTACAGAATGCTACTGCTACGTCCTTGTCTTGGGCATGTGAAGCTACAAATTTTGAAAAGTCAACGCACACGTTGATTATATCTTCTCTGTCGATATTATTTCTACAGATCGAGACGAGGCCCCACATTAGTCCAGTCAGCTGATTCCTGCTCAATTTTTTAAGTTCGTTCTCGTATTTCCCAACCCCATGTGCCACTATGCTGTTCGGTTTTATCGGGCATGAATGCTTACTGTAAGATAATGCTAAGTCTCTGCCGATAAGCCCAGCATAACATTCAACTCTCGCTGCTTCTGAATATTCGCCTTTAGCAAACTCGGCATTAATCCTAGCGATCATATCCCATGATCTTCTAGATGGTGAAATGTTGAAGCCTAGCTCACCTTCCAGCTTACCGTCCAGATGGTCTACGTTGTGTGATGTAAATTCAATGATGTCTGATATCAAGTCGCCATGAGTATCAGACATGTATTCGACCCATTCTCCAAATGTTTCCTCACCACTAGATAGTATCATATGACAGAATCTGTCAAGAAACGCTTGGTCTGTAAAACCAGTGACCATATAGCCTTCCATGAAATTACCAGCCGCGACTATGAACCAGCCTGGTGGTAATGTATATTGACCTACTGACCTATCTAATACCAATTGAAAGACAGATTGCTGAACATCGTCCTGCGATCTGTTTATCTCATCTAGGAACAAGATACCTGTTTTATATCTGCATTGCAAAGATCTAAATTTATCATTATATAATCTGGTATCATCGATTTTCGACAACTCTGAATTTATTGATTCAATGCTCATATTCCCGATTGGCATGTCGGCAGGCGGTAGGTAATGTGTTCTACCATCATCACCAGCTTTTGGTAGACCTCTTATGTCAGACGCTTCTAATTGAGAGCATCTTAAATCTATAAAACCCATCCCATTGTCTGATGCAAGCTGTTTAACAAGGCTGGATTTTCCGAGTCCTCTATGCCCCCATATGAACGGAGTTATTCCAGCACGTCCACACAGCATGACAGCTTCTTTTATTACACTTATCTTAGCCATTTAAATCTCTTGATTTTTAAGTTTATACAAAACCCTAACGACGCTATCTGTCGCAGTATCTGAATCGATGTTTCTGTTTTCTGGTGTCGAAGAACTCTCTCCAGTTGCTCCATTTATGTTAAAAGAATCTCTAGAATATTTTCTAAGCATGGTGTATAATTTATCTGAAGCAGGAGCGGACCTAGGGCCTTTGATCTCATTTATTAGACGATTGGCGTCCAAATTATATTCTCCAAATAACGAATCACGCCATATGAATGTCCTGGTTCCCCATCTGTAATATACTCCTATCGGTTCTGACTTCGGATCTTCCAAATTTCTGTTAGACAATTCTACTATATAGAGATTACTCTTGAAATTTTTCGGCAACGATATGTTATTTATAACTAGAAATTTGGTGACTACGAAAAATTTACAATCAATATCCATGGTCGTGCTCATATTGGTATAAACAGCACTTTATATATTTGTTTAATCTTTGATTTCATGTGAAACAGTTATCGGTTAACCAGTGCATGCGGCTCGAACATATATGAAAACCAATGCCTATTTGCTGGCTGCGCTTCTGGAGTATGTTTTGGTTCATGTTGACAATTTGTCGCATAATCGGCCGACCAACGACTCAAGTAGTCCCTTCCTGAGACAATGACATAATTATAACAATCTGGGCACCAGCGTTCTATCGCTCGAAGTTCACCAAGATTCGCAATATTGCGTTCTACTTGGTCAACGTCTCCCGGTTCCACAATCACTCCAGCTTGATCGCCTTTGGCTACTGATGCATAACCACCAGTTTCGTAATCTTGGGACAATTTGATACCCAATCCGATTAAATGTTTATACCAAGCTTTGCGTATGTCCATGCCTTTGTAGTACTTAAACACACTTTCTGGTTCATAGCCAAATGCTAGTCCTCGTATCAAATGCGCTTCAGCATCCGTAGTATCAACTACCAAATCAAGTATATCACGATTTTTCGGCAATGCAACCATCCATTGCTTTCCATAATCTACTACATCTAAATCATCGAAATCTGCTGATACACAATCGGATTTCCAGGGATTTCCAACTAACCGTTTATTGTTTAATAATTCATGTCGAATAATACTACCAGTATGTAGTTCACCTGGGTCAGTAAAATCATTACGGCTAAATGACCATCGGATCAATTTAGAAACAGGACCACTGTCGCCTAATATTCCAGATAAGATTAAAGCAAGATCTGTGCTTTCGACTATGCTTCTTAGTTTCATACACATATCCTAACAATCGTTGTCTAACATCATTTTATGTTTGTTTAATCATCTAGGCTCTACATATTGTTTGTTTATAGCTGCGAAATAACCGCTCGTACCAGCACGCAATGAAGGCGGAACATGAATAGTTAAACCGTTCCTGACGTCGTCAATAGCAGCCATTATAGCGTTGTATGCTGTTTTGTCGCGTTTGCTACTAGCCATCTCACAAGTCGCTAAGGCCATTGGTATGACGCATTCAGGTAATCCAGTCCTTTCTGTTGTGTAAGAAGCCGCCATCGCGATCGGACCCGCCAGAGGGTTGCTCGCACAATCTTCGAATGCAGTTATCAACATTCTTCTACATATATAGGCAGGATCTTCACCAGATTCGATCCACTTAGCCAACCAATATATAGCGGCGTTTACATCGGAATTTTGAATAGACTCTTGGTAGCAATGTGCGAGATCATAATGTTCGTTCCCACTTGCATCAAAAACCAAGTGTTTGTCGGGTATTGCTAAATTTATGTGATCTGCTGTGATATGATCATCGTCGGACAGTATTTCTATCGCAGTTTCTAGAGCTGTTATCAATTTTCTAGCATCGCCACTGCTTCGCAATATCAAAATCTTGGCCGCTTCTTTATCTATATCTATCTTCCTACCTTTGTTCTTATAATGTTCCTTAACCTTCATGATTATTTTTATCAATGATGGAGTTTGTAGTGGTTTAAGTTCAAAGACCAGACATCTAGATAGCAATGTGCTATTAACTGCGAATTTTGGGTTCTCAGTCGTAGCACCAAATAGTATTATTGTCCCGTCCTCCACCACTGGGAGCATTGTATCTTGTTGTGACTTATTCCAACGATGTATTTCGTCTACGAACACAATCGTTGCTTTGTCATTGTTTCTAGCTGATGAAATCATCGACCTTAGATCGCTTACCGTAGCTTTTGTGGCGTTCAGTTGACAGAAAACAGCATCGATTTCATTAGCTAATGACCTTACTATAGATGTCTTACCAATACCAGTTGGTCCCCATAATATAGTGCTCCTCACGGTGTTCTTCAATGCCATTTTTGATAGTGGCTTGCCGTCGTCTGTAAGGTGTTCTTGGCCTATAATATCTTTTAATTTGCTTGGCCGCAATTCCACAGCCAGTGGGGTCGATTTACCCATTAGAATGGTGCTTCTTCTTTAGATGGTGTGATACTCTCGCCGATCAATGAATTAATACCTTTTTCAGAAATTCCTTCAATCTGTAGTAGGCTATTGATACCTTGATCATTTACCGGTGCCGAACCGTTCCAGATTGGTTTTATGTGCTTCAATATGGTCTTAATATTTCTGTCAGATAGTTCAAAAGTACAATCGAACCAAGACGAGTCTGTGAAATTTCGGCCTCCGCTGATACCTTTACATTCATTGCCGTATATGAATATACATGCTTTCATGTGTATATCCGTGGCCATCTTCCATTTAAATTCCGGAAAATGATCTACATGGTTAGATAATCTAATGAATATTTTACAATATTCCGCTTCACAGTCAACACACGCTCTTCTACCTTTACAGCTTTTATATTTCGGTACTCCTATCAAAAATTTGACATCCGGCACCGATCGCATTTTCTCCATCAGATCTCTAGTCTTTGATCTGAATTTCCAGTCGATTTGCGTCATATCATGACCGGCATAACTTATGCCAGCATATAACCCAAATGAAGTTATGATTGCGCTCTTTGGGTTTTCATCTATTCTGTCAGACAACCATCTCACATGGTCATCGTAATTTATCAATAATTCCATAATATGTCTCGAAATAAGAAGACCCAGGATTTTGTATCCTGGGTCTTCGTCATGTGCTATGAATTAAATTAAAACGAAGTCGTGGTTCTCTGATATCATAATACTTGCCTGCGAGGTATTACCAAGTCTGATACTATCGAGAGTTGCTAAAGCAATCTCGCTGGCCTGTTCGAATGTGATGTTTTGCTTGTTTTTTCTAGCTGCGGCTAAAGCCTGTCTGGTCATTGCTTTTACGAGATCTTTTTTATACCCTCTGTTTGAGTTCGATGCTTGTTCTTGGTTGTAACGCCTCATAACATATCTCTGAGCTTCTTGCCCATCTGTTGGGTTAAAACATGCTATGATCCTTGGTAACATCTCAATCAATATTGAGATAATGCTGCCCATCGCTAGACCAGACATATTCTGTCTATTATCCAGTGAATTTGCGATTAGGGTTGCTCGTGCGAGCGTTTGCGGCTGAGGTCGGTGCATTGATAACTCCTTGGTTATGGTGAAGACTGACTTCATTTCAAATACGTAGCAGTGCGAGTGGTATTATCCTTCAACACCATGGTTAGAACATATCCTTTTTCAGATATTTCAAGTGTTAAAATTGACAAACTGTAATCGTCTCTCTTGGAAGTAGAATCTATGTATTTTGTCAATTTACTCACTTCTGAATCGCTGAAGCCAAGTGATAATGCTAATTCTTCGACTGACTCTTTAACATGGGCATGTACCAGACCACCAGCATCTAATATGGCTCTATATGTGATCATTTTTGTTCAACCCATAGTATTGATAATTAACATACAACACGCCATTCTTATTTTTCCACAAATTTATCCCATGATTCAAGAAACATATTGCAGTGATATACAGGACTCCATTTTGGAATCTTAGGCTGATTTAACAGGTTCATGCCTATTTCGTTCAATGTCCTATCGGCTTTTTTTCTATTGCAGTCTTTGCATGCTGTAACACAATTTTCAAAATCGTTCGTACCATTACGTACTCTCGGCACCACGTGGTCAATCGTTAAATCCTTGTTACCAAATCTACCACAATATTGGCACGTATAATCGTCCCTTTTAAACAAGCTTCTTCTACTGAATGCTATTGTGGTAGATGGTACTTTATTATAACGGTTTAGAACGATCACCTCAGGTGCGATTATGGACCTGTTAGCTAGACCTATAGTTTTGTCCGTAACCCTTGGTTCACGCAATATCCAACTGTCCCATGAGTGTTGTGAATAGTCGGAAGTATCTACAACGCTTGCTATATTGAGCCAGACCTTTGTAATGGCTTCTGCTACTGTTTGGACACCTATCGGATACCATGATTTGTTTAAGATTAAAGTTGGGTATTGTAATGTAGACATGCATTATCTCGAATTTAGCCCGCGAAGATTCGAACTTCGACTTAGAGAACCAAAATCTCTAGTGCTACCATTACACTACGGGCTAATGCTACTTACTTAATCTTTCCATGATTCTTGTTTTGACTAAGTCTGTGTCTGACTGCGAAGGCGTCCAATCGACCATCAATTGTTTTGGCACATTGTCCCATGCTTTCTCATAATCACTGACATTGTAACCTCTTCTATAACATTCATCTCTGATTTTTACGTATCTATTTTTGAGATACTGCATTTTATCATAGAAAAATGTTACGTGTCCCTTACCTAGTTTAAATGATTTAGGTATATTTGAGATTACAGCTTTACCAGAAGTTATCGCATTTGGTATCCTCTTAATTTCTCTATGTTCTGCCAACAAATGTTCACGTGTCAAATCAGATGGGTCTACGCCGACATTAATGCGTGTCACTTTTCTTACCGTCCCAAATGTTGTCTTTTTCAGCCACAAGTCTAGCCAGAGTAAACAAGTAATCACTAAGTCTGTTCAAGTACGGGACAATCGAACTGTTTAATTCTTGTGTCGCAGATGCTTGATGTAAAAATCGCCCAACAGTTCTTTCGACCCTACGACATATAGCCCTTGCGACATGGATGTGGTTATTTGGCAATATGAAGTTCTTTAATTCTGGTAGACTCCCCTCTATTTCATCAATTCTGTCTTCGATGAATTTAACATCCGTCTCTGTAACTCGTCTTTCGCCATTGTGTAATTCTGCACCGATATCAAACAACTTACGTTGTATCGTTTCAATACAAGAGAAAGCATTATGTCGATCACGCCCAAACAGCAGTTGCCCATTGAATAGGGCAATATAACACAATCCGATATATGAGTTTAACTCATCGATTTGACCTTGACACTCTATCGCATCGTCGAATTTCCATACTCTTTTACCACCATGAGATGTTCGTAAATCGTCACCTGTTCTCGTGTAAATTTTCATACCTATCCTATCGTATCGTATGTCGAAGCGATTTTCTGATCGTAGTTATCACGACCTTAAAATACATCGCCTATATTATATGGCTTCAAAAGTAATTTGACATATACAGAAAGGGCGGGGATGATCGTCTCCCCGCCCCGTTTAGCAATTACTTCATTTTGCTTTTGGCAAGTCTGAAAGCAGCCTCTACCAAACCAGGCATAATCCCATTTCTTATGAGCGGGTCCACGAGCCAATCCGGACCAATGAGGTCAATCGGCAAAACGTACTCATCATACAACATGTTAGCGGCTTCTTTAAGATTGCCGAGATCGGTGTCGCTAACACCACCCGCTTCGGCCAGGACTGTCTGAATCGCTTCAGTAAGAGCTAACAAGAACACCCACATCTCTGAGACAGTCACTTTTCCGTCAGAGAATGCTACTAAAGCAGAATCCACTACTACTTTCAATTTCGGGTAGAAAACATTTTGTGTCATCTTGGATCTCCTCATATGGTCGATAAAGTAAATCTAAACTGACAATCGTAAGCATCATTTAGGGTTCCGCCACATGTTGTTGCGGAGATCGGGATGCCGATAACCAACACAAGAGTCAATTACGGCGACGGTGGCTTCCGTTGCTTTAACGCAACACCATGTTTAAATTGTGTTAATGTTTCGCATTCTCCACAAATCTCCAAATTCGGATCATGAGGTTCGCAAGCGGACTTGCCATCTGTTGTTGGTGGTTGCAACGGTGGTCGGCCAGCAAGCGGAACAACGTCACTGAATGTGTCGGCATAAACATATTCAATATCTGGGTGCTCCAGTAGCTTTTGTATGGCTTCATCCTTTGTGCCTTTTCCGGACCATGCACACTGCATCTTTGATACAAATGGTGACACTCCCGTAATGTTTACCTCAGGGACATCATCTCTAACGAATTGAATAACGGTCTTGGTTGTGCCCTGTTTCAAAACGCAAATTAGCAATTCGGCATTTTGAAGCTCCTTTTTTCGGACTTCATCATACCCGACTGCGAACTTGATATCAAGCGGCTGGTATGCGTATGGAAGCCGGGTGCTTTGGTGGCCGCGAAAAAAGCAATTTCTGCTACGACATTCAAGCTTGTGGAGGTTTCTCCATTTGTTCTCCAGAACCAACCGACAAAAGCACGGTGTTTCGTCTCCGGATAAACCTTTTCGATCGCCTCGATCTGAGTCGCGGAAGTGATCGAGTTTCGCGTCCTTTTGTGCGAACGCCGAAGCAGAAAAATCGGTTACCATTAATCCAATTAAGAGTAAAGTAATAAGGAAACTACGATTCATGGTTCCTCCGGTAGTGGGACAAGTGATTGAAAAACGTGTGGATTTGGTGGTGTTAGCGAACGAACGTACACGGTCGATGAAGCTACTACTATATCTTTGCTTAGACGAACTCTATGATATTTGTAAATCGTAAGCATCATTCAATTTTCACGATCTATATAATTTCATTTAAATATGGAGTAATCAATACCTATCCACCATAGCTCTAGACATAGTATAGATAAATCTCAACTTCTTAGTACCATACACCTTTTTATAACCAAATTTCTCGGCATATTCAGATTCTTTAATACCCATCTTTACGGCGTGATTATATAATGTCTTCTTATGCATCACCCAGCCTCTATCATCACTATACCAATAATCTGGACGCACCTCGGCATCTAGTCTAAAACCGACCGCCTTGTAGATAGCACCTGTATGATTAAAACTAGTGTCGCAATACGATACCACACAGTCAATACCTCGCAATAGTTTCAAGCATCTGCTCACAAACCAAGAAGCAAAATTCTTCTTCTGATATCTAGGGTTAATACACAATCTTGATAATTCACAAGTAGTATCACGAGTAAACCCAGTGATGATGATATTTTGCCTAACCAACGGTGAAAAGACACAGACAGCTATTAATATATCACCAATATATGCACCATATGCTAGCCCACCTTTACCAGCATTAGGTAGATAATGATACTTGGTCAACAATTCCCTGTATTCTGCTGCTTGAGCCTTTTTAATCGTTACTTCTTCGAACCCGAAATCTACCACATCAGTTTGGGTAATACCAAGCCAATATTTCAATGATTCTACGACCTTCTCTTTACAAGCGAATTCGTGTTCCCAGATATACTTTAGTTCATATTGATCGACTAAATAGCGTTCATAATATGTGGCTTTGGCTTTATCTACTCTAATAGCCTTGTCTTGTGTATGCCAGTAGTCGCCTTGGCACTCTATTAATAACTTTCTACCTGGTCTAGGAATAACACAATCAAAATTATACGGTCCTATTATACACTCAGAGTCCGCAATGGTGTTGTCGTGCTCGCGATGGTACACAACACCTAGATCATCTAATATTGAGTACAATATTTTTTGAATGCTCGACACTTTACCTGATTGTTTAGCTCTGAAGCTGGCCAATCGCTTTTTATTGTTTTCTGTGTTCCAATATTCAGTCTGAACAGCAACCTGCTTTGCTCTGTATTCACTATCAGCCCAAAGTTCTTTTGAATGCTTAGACAACTTTTCGCGAACGTCTTCAAATACATTCCTTGATTTAATAGACTGAGCCAATCGTTTTTCTTGTGTCCAAGCTTTAGCCATTCTTGTGGCTTGATGTTCGCTATAGGTATCATGATCCAGTTCAATTCGATGCTTAATGCACAAACGGTGTACGGCCGACGTCGAGCCACCCACTGCTGCCGCGATCTCGTTCAATGAATTGGTATTTCTCATAGATGTTATCATAGATATTGTGTCTGGGTCATCGAGCAGGCTTTTATTTTTTAACTCCGCAATTTGACTTTTAGTGCGGGTTAATCCCAAATGCTTGCAAAGCTTCATTACTGTTCTGCGTGGCTTGTTTATAGCTAGGCCAATTTCTGCGTGAGTACTACCAGCATTATACATGTCTCTTACTATTACCAACTCCTGAGATGTAAATTGATCAATAACTGGTATATTCATAATTAATTTTATTCCGAATCTTGTCATATTATATACACAAAAAAGCCCCTGCCAATACAAGACTGGCAGGGGCCGATTCTATACAATGGACAGGCTAGCTCAGAGGTTGCTTACGGTGATAACGCCGTAGTAGAGGCCGCCATCCTCGATCAGCTTCTTTCCATATCGTGTCATGATCCCTTTGTTCGGTGTGAAGCTGTTAGGATCGAGGACAGTTGGAGTGCTCAACAGAGGAATATATGGAGCGTAGAAATAACCAGCGTCTAACACTGAGTTACCCTTGAAGCCCATCAGGATCTTACAATTCGGGAAAAGAGGGTCTTTGTAGATCTTCATTTTACCCTGGATTGTTCCGATGTTCATGATACCAATATCGACACCTTCTGTCGTAAAGGCGTCGCTCGCTCTGAAATCGTTCAACTGTTCGAACTTGGAGCAGATGTCAGCAGACATAACCATCCAGTTAGCAGGGCCACGGAGAGTGGTTCTGTGGATGATGTTTGCCACTTCGAGGACCTTGTACATCAGAGCGATGTTTCGATCAGTGAAGTTCACCGATGCCCCAGCGGCAGTGGCGAAGTTGTGATTAGCACGAATAGCTGAAGCTATGATGAGGTCGTTGATGATTTCACGGTCGATTTCAGCAACCATCTCATCGGCCATCAGGTCAGTGAGGGTTGATTCTGCATCGATATTGTGAACCGACTTGAGGTCTTGTGCTGCTTCGAGCGACCAAGAAGTTTTCAATTTTCTGGTTATCGCAGCAACAGAGTCGCTATCGATACTCAGAGTAACCTCCGGTTGGAACGGATTGGACTCAAGGTCGTACTCATAGTTGATTCTAGCGACTGCTCCGACAGGGAATGATCCCGCAGAAAGAGTCACTTGCACCTGACCAGTACTATGATCAAACGATGTAGCGCCAGTGGTTGAGGTGTCGACGGCTAGAGCTGAAGTGAAACTGGTACAGTCGCCTATCAAGATTGCGTCTGCTGAGCCATCACTATCAAAGCTCACTTTCAGGCAGGGTGTTGCGTTTTCGCAATTCGGGCTTGCATCAGCTTCGGTTTCGAAAACTTCGACGACGACTGTACCAGCAAGTACCGGGCGGTGTGCTAAGGTCGCTGATACAACTGTGTTGCCCGTGATCGTTGCGTCTTCGCCACGGACTTCCTGCGAAGAGTAGTACGGGTCGAGAGCCCAACCGTTTTGCCTTGCAAACGACTGTGCAGTATTTTGTCGCATGATTTGTGTACCAGCGACAGTTTGACCTTTCGTAAGTGCGTATCTGTATCGAATGTAGAAAATCAAACTCGCTGGCTGGCTCATCGGCTGAACACCAACGAGATTATCAGCAATCAGCTTCGGGTACGATTTTCTGATCAGCGGCAACGCAAACCGGGTAAAGTCTGCGATGTTCGCCGTGGTCGTCTGATCTTCGAAGATCATAGACCGGTTTGCTGGATTCCAAGCCTTGAACTGATTTTCAAGGATAGATGCCATGAGGCCGAATTTTTTGCTGCCTACTTCTCGGCATTTGCTCAATACCGGCGACCACTTCTGCACTAGTTGATTTTTCTTCGCTTCGTGGATAATCGAAGCACGATGAAGATCTGTTTCTTCACCGATCATGCGTCTACTTGTGCTTTCAGTGAGATGCCGCTGTTGTCTGCGAGCCGGTGCAGACATTGTCTTGCTTCTTCTAGTCGGTAACATATTCTTCAACTCCTCGTCGGATTAGATTAAATCTTCGTCAACTTGTGCTGCGATACTAGCGATATTGTATCCGGTACCAGTTCCGGTGATGTTGTTTGTGTTTCTTGGTACTGGCCGTCTGTCCTGGCTTTCAAGCATTGTTGCTCTGGTCGATCTGGCACGACCATTACCACGGTTGATGTCTATTCTACCTGTGGCGCTTTGGCGACTTTCAGTAACAGATCTGGTTCTCAACGGCCGTTGCTCTTGAAGACTTTGCAGTTGAGTCGTCAATTGTCGGTTTCGTTTGAGTGCTTTTTCGGCAATCGCATTTCTTCGATTTGCCATTTCAACAGCTCGCTTTTTCTCTTCTAGAGCAAGTGCAAGTTTTCTCTTGTACTTGGCGACTGTAACATCACCGTTAGAGTTTCCATTATGCTCAATACCATTAAGCATTCCTGCGATTTGGTTGAGTCTGGAAACTGCTGCGGATTCGTTAAGGGCCGACTGTTTGGCGATCTGTGCTTCAATTGTGGAACCCTTTGTCTCACAGAAGATTTGCACTCTGCGAGCGAGTTCACGTTTATGTGCTTCGGTCTCTTCAACACAGACTCGTTTAGCCTGTTCAACCTTAGCAGCATAATCTCTTTGGAATTGTTCACGAACTGATTCTTTGTAAGACAACAAAGATTCAGAAATTTTCTCAGAAAGCTCAGGACTGATTCCGGCTTGTTCAAGCAATGCGACAATCTTATCCATTTAATTCTCCTCGTATATTCTTATTTTTGCGTAAAATTGAAAATGCTATTTCAAACCGAAAAATTTGTTTATTTCGTTAACCAACCTGTTTTGATATACCTCAGGAGAAAACTTAGCACGTGCTTGCTTGATTGGACGCAGTCGGTTGTTAAGACTTTCTTGGATATTGAGTATCGCACCATTTACAGATGGCTCAGCGACTGCATCCCAAGTGACGAAAGCATAACCAGGCATCACTCTGTATAATTCTTTACCAGAATTTTCGACCATCTCCATGTCGCCGACGCCACGAGATGAAATACCGACTCGAACTTTATGTTCGAACAGGCCCCTGAGACATGCCCCGCAAGGTAAATTATGCAGTATCTCGGCTTCACCATATACTTTTCGACCATCCATCCACACCTTAGTCATAAGATGACTAACGCGGTCCAAATGGATTTTAGCGTCTGGAGGGTGATCATACTCACCCATGACAGCTCTCGCTTTAATATCCTCTTGAATGTTATTGACGGCAGGTCTCAAAACCTCGCTGGTCGAATAAAATCTACCATTCGCGTTCTCCCTGTCGCCCATTTGTATCAACCCAGAGACACGCATAGCAGGCAATTCTTTACCATCTCTGCCCTCAAGAACGACATTTTGTTTATCGATGATATCAAACGAAAATGTGTCCTGAATCAGTCTCATGCCTGGTGGTATGAGACCTGTTTCAGCAATTACACCTCTGTTCAACTGCATTCGATTATTGCGAGTCGGCATCATATTTCGATTCCTAACGATGATTCATGGTTCTTGATGTCGGAGGATTGGTACCAGAACCATCATCATCCTTTACATCTGGCCCGATGCTATCCAATTTATCATCAGATGCTTTCGGCAATCTTGTTTTAGGCATTTCTCGGAGATTATCCTTAACATGCTTCGAATATTTTGAGTTCCTGGGCTCTGTTATATCCCTGTCTTCGAACATCTCCTCATCATCTTCGAGATCGTCTAAACCGCCCATGTCCTCATCATCCATGTCCTCATCATCCATGTCCTCATCATCCATGTCCTCATCATCCATGTCCTCATCATCCATGTCCTCATCATCCATGTCCTCATCATCCATGTCCTCATCATCCATGTCCTCATCGCCAATATCATTGTCTGATTCGAAATCAGGCATTTCGTCTTCAGACCCAACGTTGCTCATGCTGCTTGTTTCAACACTATCAACAGGGCTCATGGATTCGGCATCACTGTCTTCGTCAACTTCGTCGATTTCGTCAATTTCGTCGACTTCGACATCACCACTGACTTCAACTGATATTCCACCATCATCTGTCGTGGTTATTGTGGCGACCGCTTCATCAAGAAGATTATCTTCGTCGTCGCTAATCAATCTGAGCTGCTCAATAGACTCAGACAACCATCTCTTGAATTCTGCTTCATCCCCTTTAGACATGCCAACTGATGCATAAGCACTCTCATGTATATCTTTAGGGATCGGAATCTCGACAGAGCCATCTTCACTCAAAACCACCGGCGGCATACCAGAATCACCACCATGGTCGAGAATGAATTTAACGCCTTTTAAGCTACCCATGACGGCGTCATCTTGACGCTGGTGCCATTGAATTGATTCATTCTTTGTCTCTCTTGGTGCATGGCTATTTCTCTTCAGACCACGCCCACGAATTCTTGGGCCTTTGAATTGATCTTCTACGAAATCTTCGTCATCTTCGTCCATATCTCTCCAAGATGTGTCAAAACTCTTCGGTAACTTATCGGAAGAATTGCGTTTGGCCCACGGTTGGAAACTAGCATCTCTCTTCTTTTTATGAGTCTGATACTTATTCCTTCTATCAAGATACTTAGCCTTACCTTGTTTAATCAGACCACGATCACTCTTAGTCTCAGAAATAAATGATTCGACACATTCTTCAATCGCATTATTAATTCTGCCATCATGAATTCTAAGGCCAACAGCTTTAATAGCGGCTTTAGCCATGTCCACTAGATTCTCATTTAAACGCTCACCTTTCAAGTTGTGCTCGAGAGCCAAACGTTTCATTATCGTTACGACCTTCTGAACAGTACCCTTATCAGATATCGCTGGTGCCCCATAATCTGATATTAAAGCACTATTTCCGGCATTTACCAATGGTGCATAGGCATATGGGTCATGGCTCTCGTCAATCCCATAGTCGTCGTCATCATCCCCAAACCCATCGTCATCATCGTCATCACGCATTTCATAATGGACAGGACGAGACTCACTTAGAGGTCTACGACGTCTTAGGCTCTCCATGCGTGGTTGACCACCAAGGGGAGCCTGACCGCCAGCGGGTGCCTGACCGCCAGCGGGTGCCTGACCGCCAGCAGCAGGTGGAGCTTGAGCAGTTCCAGCACCACCAGTTGGCGGTGTACCCTGAGAGTCTTCATCACCGAGTAGATCTGACAATGCACCTTCTTCATCACCAAGACCAAGATCATCGAGTTCATCATCCTCGCCGGAAGCAGAACTCTTACCACCTATTTGAATCAGGGGACTATTTATATTGATGACAGGCTGACCACCGCCGCCATTACCTTTCGACGATACTCCGCTGTCTGCCATCTTACTATCACCGGGCATAGTGTCGAAGTTGCTAAGCGTATCTGTCGCAGCAAGTTCTTCCTGAATAGTGGCAATCAAATCTTCTGCTTCGTAGATTGCAGCATCATCGAAGTCTTTAGTCTGAAGTCGAGCTATTAAATTGTCTAATTTGCTAGACAGATCATGAGACTCTCTGATCTTTGGCGTTCGGTTCCTAAGATCGCCGAGCGCTGTTGCCAACGTTGAAGCAGCCACCTGCTTATTACTGAACGCTTCGAATATAAGCTCTAAGAATCTATCGTAAGCTTCTTCGAAGTTTTTAGAACTCTCCAATATCTGGACATTCTCGTTCAAAGTAAACTGTTCTGATTTCCTAGCGATATTACGCCATTCGCTCACGATCTTACCACGATTTACTTTGATATTCGTTCTGTGGAACAAAGTAGCAACATCTTTAATCAATTGATCATTGAAGATCGCTGAAGCAGCTAAAGAATTTTCGATCAGCGTTTTAACCTGCTTTCTGGAAAGAAGAGTGAATTCTTCATTCTCATCTAGAAATCCAGAAACCAATCTCACAGCTTCGCTAATCTTACCTTCAGAGACCAACCCAGCGAGACCGTTGATTCTGCGCTGGAAGCCCTCTGACCAATAAGCATTGGCAGCGACGTCACGCATGCGTCGAGCAACGAGCTTTCTGGAGGCCCATTTTGTAACTGGTAGTCTTACATTGTAGCCATCAGTAAATGTGCCGGAGACCACTTCGCCATTCTCTACTATAACCCTATCTCTTAGGCCTTCAACAATTGTAGTAACAAGTCTGGATTTTATACTCTCATCAATCGATGCACCATTAGAAATAGCGATATGACGAGTAACATTATCGCGACCACGAATAACACCAGAATGCGGTACGACCCTACCAGAAAATCTTTGTGCTTGCATTCTCTTAAAAGCACCATTCATGTCACGCTGATTGTTCTCTTCTATGGCGTTCACCAATCTAAGGCAAGAATCGCTGAATAAACCATGCTTTTCTTCCTCGACTATTTGAACTTGTCTGATATTGGAAACGTTAATTTTGCCACCCTTATCGCGGGAGTGTTCGGCGATATAATATTCATTCCTATCAACATCTTCAAAATAAAGATTCTTAGGATGAAGAGCGACCAATTTATAATTCTTATTAGCATGTCTACCCATGCTAGCTATACGTTCTTCGAAAAACGCTACCTGAGCCTGCGAAGAATCATTAATAGCATTTAAAAACTTGCGGCTGTCAATTTTTACAGCAGTTGGCATTATCAGCTCCAGTGTGCATTTACAGCGAATATCATCGAACTCAACGCTGTCAACATTCTAATTTTGCATCGGAAACCGAAGATTTAAAGTAGTTACAAATCACTAGTCGTAAAAACCAGATCGTCTTCGGTTATCAAACCATCGTCACCGTTAACAGAAAAATCGCCGTCTGAAACCGTACCATGTGTTAGGACCTTATATACTTCAGATATTACAGCATCACGGTCTGATTTATTGACAGACCATTCTACCAGCAAACCACTATCGTTATTAGGATCATATATGCCATCAGTGTTTTTTGGCCTACTTCTGGACAATCCATCCAACTCTTTAGATTCAATCATATGATCGAAACCATTATAAATTGGATTATCATCTCTAGAAAATGATTTCCCCAACCTCGAAGCCCATTTCTTTAAAAGACGCATCGACTCTTTAGATCTACTCTGCTTATGCATTTCAGAAATTACATTCTTCTCCGACTTATAATCATAACCCTCAATAGGCCCACCACTAGGCCCACCAGGTTCGCCAATTGGTGAACTACCAGCACCCTGTTCTGAGTCAAGATCCCCTCCCAAATCATCCAAATCCAATCCACCAGGACCTTCATCTAAGTCCATGCTAGGAGAACCAAGACCACCAGGTTTACCACCACCGGGGCCGCCGTTACTCTCAGTGTCTTCCATGTTCTTTATTTCTTCGATCTCATCTGGCGACAGATCTGTAAAGTGCGTCACTATCCATTCTTTTGGGAACCAACCAAGATCACGCAAATCATTCATCACTCCAGCTCTAGTCTGCCACGTTTCGATTCTGTATAACTCTTCCATTGCAGATGTAGCAGTCAATGCTATTTCGAACCCTTTTAAATCTTCAACGCTATATCCACGGAGTGCAAGATGTACAATAGCGACCTTAGTTAGACCAGTAGCCACCTCCCTTTGAATCCACTGTACAGCTTTAGCGAATTCTGAATGCGATTGCGACAATGACTTCTCGCTAGCCTCACCGCCACCCTCACCTATGCCGACTCTGGAAAACGGTATTTTAGTTGGCGCTATCATCTTCTTCTTAAAGTATTCTATATCCTTGATCTGATCAAGATTCTCAGCACCTGGCAATGTCTCTATATCAGGACCAGTACCATCTGGACGACGAGGTAAGAAAAAGTCGTCTTCTTGAATCAGCGGCGAATATCTTTCATCAAAAGTCCCAGATGTCGGATTGTAAAAACGCTGCCTTTTGAAATTCCTAGCAATCATCTGCATATATTCCGGAACTTCTTTGGGCGGTATCATACCGACGGGAATAGTGAACTTTCTTTTCTCTGGTGCTCGCGTAATGCGATATATTAAAGCGGCATCTTCCATTAAACGCAATTGTTTATACGCTTTCCTGCCACCATCCAATATAGATCTACCATAAGGATGGAATATGTTCTCGAAACTGGTTAATCTACAGTGCATTACTTGCCATGGATGGAAAAACTGCGGTTGTGAATAGACAGCATCCATATGAAAGAAACCAACAAGATCTCCGAACCTAGTCTCAATTCTAGTGAAATTATAAACATTCATAAATCTTAAGGACGAAACTCCATCACGCGAATTGTTCAAAACTATCTCATATGGCATGTCACCATACTTGCATAAATATCTAATAGTTGGTCTACAATAGCTGTCCCATTGTAATGTGTTGAACATCAGCTCTTCAAGTTCACGCTTTAGACGTTTATTCCTAGCACGAATTACTAATGTGTGCTTCTTCTCGGGATCTACAAGACTAGCTTCATCAGCATAAAGATCAAGTGCTAAGCTCACCTCACCAGTTTGATCCATCTGTTCGTAATCTTTATATCTTTCCAAGCGATTAATCTGTAAGTTAGTTTGGTCTAATATTGTGGCCTGTTGGTTGAAATCTAGAAATTCACCGCCGGCCGTCAACTTATCGAGACTGGATTGGTCTTGTAAGGCACGCTCTGCCTGGAATATGCTATGCTGCCTAGCAATAGCTCTTATTCTATCAAATGCTAACCACGAACTAGGCATATAATATCCTCTTTGGAGTATATTTACTTGAAATAATCAAGCGTCTATCAAGAACCTTCTTCAGAGATAGCTGAAAAATTAACTACCTCATCTGGCCTATATCTAAGCTTGAATATCTTAAAAACCGTCCTGCAAATAATATATGACACAGCAGTAATTGTCAAACAAATCATTAAACAAGAGGTTACAGAATCACCTGCAGTTGAACCGAGAATCGTATTGACTACTCCAACTATTGCTGTTAACCACAGCTCAGTAGCCTTCCAGTTTTCAGAACTGCTCATTATTATTCCCTTGTATAGAAGTACTTTGAAGGAGTAACCAAAGGTTTGCCTTGGCTGATTGGTATACCACCAAGTTGCATTGTGTAATTGTCTATATGCCTTTGGACCGAAATCTCAGGGATCTCATCAGGCGCTAATGTCATTGGCATCAATAAAGACTGACCGCCATGATCGGTGAAAGATTTCTGGCGATCTACCTGTGTATCATCAGAGAAAATACTAGGACCAACCATAGATTTAAAATCACCGCCACCGCTTCCGACAGGCATCAAATTCCCAGGATCGGAAACAAACCCATCGGATGTCCCTAATAAAGCTAAAGCAGTAGCTATAACAAGGTCGTCATAATTACCGGAGCCGTCTTCAGCCTCTGTTCGATTAGTATCACGTCCGGTTCTGTCCCTTTTCCTAACATATGTCTGCAATTGTTTTAATAACCTGGTGCTGTATACTTTATAACCATCTTCATTATCTCTTATAAAGTCTATCAAAAACTTGTTGAGCGTAGGTTTACTAGCAACGCTGGTTGAAAAACCGTAGTGAGCTACCTTCATAGCCCTCTGAGTCGTGGAACCCTGGGGACGCGGCTTATCATTAATATCTTTCTTCCTCCAAATCCTCGGGTACATTATATCGTACCTCATACTATCTATCAATGTGTCGCCACCATTATTCCTTTCAATAACAGCCAATGCACAATTATACCATCTGCCTATTCTATCAATGTACTTGACTAATTCTCTGGGAAGACACCTGGCCATAAACTCTGCTACTTGCTCCATAGTGTTTATATCAAACACTTGGATTGCGCTATAATCTCTTCCCTTACCAGTTGCTATGTCGACGCCCATTACATAAGAATGTGCCGAAGAACCTTGATCGACCACCAAACCGCCTCTGCTCTTAACCGGTTTGGCTACGACTGGTTTTTTCCAAACCCAAAGCCCCTCATCATCTGGGAAATCGAAGTTAATCTCTTCAGTACTACCATTGACAGGGTGGACATATGTCTGATAACCAGATACTTTCTGAATAGGATCTTTCATAGTGGTCTGAACGTGAGCCAAAACATCTTTCGATAATATCGTATTACCCGAACCAACGAATAACGCCAATATCTCCTGGTCGAATTTCCAGGCCTCGCCTTGATCCTGCAAAGCCCTATACTGCTTCTCGAGCCATGGCGACCAGTATGGTCCGTACTTACTAATCTCATTCTTGTCCACACATTTTCTTATACCGTCACACGGCGCTATTCTCTTCCAATCGCCAGACAATGGGTCTTTATATTCAATAGCCCAATCCATATCCCACCAATTAACCAAAATCGGATTAAAGTCATTCTGACCAGCCTCCGCATCAGTCCAAGTCGACCAATACCATCCACCTATACCATTGGTCGTGCTGATGACTATAACACTACCGCCGTGCTGAAGAGTTGGCCAACCAGCGGCCCACATCGTGTCCATACCCTGGATAAACGCAGATTCGTCTATAATGTTCAGTGATGCCGCATTACCACGGAGAACTTCTGGGTGTGATGTCAGTGACTGGATTCTAGATCCATTTGGAAATATTATTTCGTGCTCATTCTGTTTTTTGGGCTTCCAGACTTCCTTCATCCATGGTGGCAAGTGTTCAAATAAGAATACTATATGGTCTCTCAAGAACCCCATAGCATCTTCATTTCGGCGTGAAACGATCAAGATCGTCTTATGAGGATGGAACATAGCGAACCAAGTAGCGAATGCACCAGATATCTTAGATATACCAGATTGCCTACACTTCCTGAATATGTTTAAACGATTCTTTCTGAAACATTTTATCGCATTTTTCTGATAGCTAAATGGTCTAAACGGCAAGATACCAGCTGAAGTGTGCTTGATTCTTCCGAAATTACTCAAAAACCAAGAAACTGACTCCTGAGATCTCTTAATGACCTCGCGTTGCTTAGTGTTCAGACTTACCATTTCACACCTTAATCCAGATCACCGGATGGTTGATGGCTGAGAATCTCATCGAGTTCGAAACTCGACACATTGACATTATTGTTATTAACCGATATGCCAGCTTTAGTGGCTGCTATCATCTTGGCGACCGCCTCCATTGATTTAACCGCGTTAGTGTTAATATTAGCTTTAACTTCTACGGCCTTAACTAGACCGTCAATATACATTCTGGCCGGTATCGTATTTCTATTATGGGCATCATCACACTGCTTCCGCAACATGTTAATTACGTCTTGAGCCTCTTGACGATCGGCTCTACATGCCTGCAATACCTCATCTGCTACAGAATCTATCTTCTCTAAATAGATATTCACCGATTGAACCGATTCGTCCGGGACCTCTGAATGCATCATCGATTCTGTTCCATCGAATCGACGCTGGTCTTTAATCTCCGCAAGTTCATCTATAGGCCTTAACGCAGTTGCCTGACCAGCACGAGCGGCTATCTTCTCTAGTTCGTCATCAGATTCACTGCGCTCGGGTTTCGTATCATCTTGCGTGTCTACTTGCACATCTGCTTGCGCGTCTACTTTTTCAAGCTCTGATATTAGGTCTTGTAATTCTTCATCTATTTCTGACATATGTCACCAATCGTTTCTCTAAGCTCAAACAACCAATCCCTATTTATACCAGGTTTAGACATCAACTTCCTAGCTAAATCATCTACTAACTTCAAATCCAAACTTTCCAGAGCTTCCTCGTTTATGTCTCTACCTATGTAGTTCGCGACGAAATTCACGGCTTCTTTCAAGCTTCTGCGCATTGTTCTCTTTTGAGTTCTTGCACTATGTCTATGGCCCATCCGCCCGCCATGTTGCATTTGCGTATTATTTGATCTATTGCGTTTTGGATTAATTCTAGCACGTATCTTAGGCAGTGATAACGAAGAATGTCCGTGTTCGTCATGATGACTACGAGCAGTGCGATTATTATGGTTCATTCTGCGACGGACTCTATCTCTCGTTGACTCTGGCGTCGCTTCTATTATTAATTCATTAAAATCAGATGCAGTAATAGTTTTAGAAGTTATTTTGTCAAGAATCCTACTGAAAGACTCCTTCATTTCATCATCTTTTCGTATCAAAACCATGTTCTGATGGCAACCCTGACAGTCATCTATGGGTTTTGAACAGCAACTTGTTATGAACTTTGGTTTCATATATCATACTTAATCATTATCTTCTTCTTCTGAATCGCCCCCTTTATTTTTAAGCTCAGGTGCATTTCTATTTATTGGAGAATCTGTGAATTCGTGGCTTCTGAGCTTTATTACCTTCATGAAATTGGTGACAATCGATCTAGACAATCCAGATTTCTCTACTAATTTGCCTATCATACCATCGTGTGGCCTATCATCATTATGGATAATCCATTCTAGCGCATCGATTATTATTATATAATCATTATTATGCTGGAATATGTCTCTCGCTTCTTGTAGAAATCTAGGGGCCATATCGCCTGTTGGCTTGGATTTATTATCCAAATATGATGTATAAGAATTAGAATTCTTCCTGTCTCTACCTTCCTTTTTAATATATGCCAATATCACGGTTCTAGCTATCTGCGACCACATATTGAATACTTTAGATGTTCCTCTATACAATATTGATTTGGAACCACCATATAGGTCTTGCAACGGATCGATTATAGGAAATTCTGCAAGTTTTGAACCACAATGAGGACATTCATGATTGTTTGAGTCTATTACCTCTTGCATCGTCTTGATACCGTATTCTATTTCTCCTGGATTGTATAATAAAGACTTAGCTGGATTATCTGGATTATAACAGGATCTGCAATGTGGCCTTGCTCTATACTTGTATAGCGTTCTCTCTATCTGAACCCACGCGGTCTGTAATAGGTCACCAAATGCCGATTCTTCTTGACCTGGGTATATTGTGTGTAGACCCTGTTTCCTAATTATTTGTCTAATGAGTTCTGCAGCATTAGACATTATTGTGTCTCTTAGTTCTATCTTAGTACAGCCGGTCCAAATATATTGCGTTAGCTGCCATTCTACTATTTCATTTATGAAGTATAATTTACGTTGTGGTGGGTTAATCGGAGCTTCGCTTGAGCCAGTCTTTGCTGACTCGGAAGTTTCTTCTGATGAGTTCTTCACCTTTAATACTCCGACCTGGGAACACTACGGTTGTGTCACATCCCGCATTGACTATCAGTTTTAGTCTAGCGCGTGAGTGTTCGTAGAGATACTTGTTGCAATAGAAATAGAAATCAAAGATTCGGCTACTCCCTCGTTTATTATGCCTGACAGCACGCCCGACCTTTTGTATAAGATCTGACCTTAGCTTACCGCCGGTCGCAATAATGAGATTTTCGCACCCTCCACTGAGATCCAATCCTCTATTTATTATCTTACCACCGATAAGTACATCGAACTCACGTCTTTCAAATTCACGTAATTTCTCGTTACGGCGGCGTTTGTCAGTCTTGCCACAAATGAAATGGGCAGTCAAGCCACATTCTCTAATGGCATTTTCAAGGTTATCACCTAACCTCTCCCTATCGACAAGCACCAAAGTACCATCTCCCTTAAATTTTTTACAGATATTGGCTACTAAAGAATGAAACTCATTACTATCAACAATCCATTCATTGTATGCTATGTCGTATGCCGATCTGTCATCCTTACGACCATTCAAACCGAAAGCTAACATATGATAATGAACAGGTATGATTCGACCGATTCTCTGCAACTCCTGCCGAGTTTCTCTAGCTATAACAGATCCAAGGTGCTCCTGCATCACCAGCCCTTCTACGGGTTTAGCAGGATCAAACGGAGTGCCAGAAAGGCCATATCTTCGCCTACCATTGAACCAATACTTGAACATATTCTTGAAAGGATCAGAAGTAGCTTTGTCACATTCATCAACTATAATCATCTCAGCGTCTTTAACGTATTCTTGCAACCTTTTAGAATTAGTTCGTCTAGTCTTATAGCCCCCGACTGCAAGCAACCATTTATCCAACTTAGCATGATACTTCTCATCAGAATCACTTTTATCCCTACTTGGTTTCTCAGGAGGCTTTGATGGGCATGTCAAAGACTGAATGGTACCAACAACTATTTGTTCGCCATTTGGTTTTTGCCCGGCATAAAACACACCTACTTCATCTATTACATCTCTAAGCTCCAACCTAGACTTTAACTGCTCAACAACGATCCTCTGATCAGCAACTATAACCGTCGGACAACTGATAGCTTTACATATACCAGCAATTATCTCACCTTTACCGCCACCGGTTGGAACATCTACTATACCACATTCTATCCTACATGCAGCCTGAATACTACGAATCTGATGAGGATCAAGAGTGATGCCTGGCAAGAAATCCGATCCAACTTTATCGGGATCAACGACTATATGAGACCACTCTTTCCTATTGTCAACAATAGACAGAGGCAGATTATGCTTACTACACACTTTCCGCAGCATACCAAGTAGCGGTCTCGCTATTCTCTTCTTCGCACGATTATACTTTCTAAACACTCCGTCCCATTGGATACTTTGATCTGGGTCAACATATCTTCTACCAGGAATAGATACACTAAACTCCGTCCACAATATCTGCTCTTCCGCTTCAGTTATATTATCGAACCATATCCACTTATTGTCTTCAAGTATCGCACGCATTACCTAACTCCGAAAATATTTTCTTATATAGTTGAAGCCGGGGATTCCCCGGCTTCAATCTCAAATACCAATACTCATCAAACTATTACACACTTATCAGAATCACAGAATTTCGAACCTTCTGCATCATGGCCTATGAAATTCGTATAATCTGCGTCCGTAATTTTTCTATTATACTCTGTGACTTCTGAAGCATCACAAGCTTCATATGGTGCCTGAGCATAACCATGATCATATAACGGCAAGAAACTTATTCCTTTCAATTGGTCCTCAAATGTCTCAAGGACCCTGAAAATCTGATCGGTGTCCTCTGGTTTGAATTTAACAGTACACGACACCTGGTTATCGGCCCAGTATCTCTGATAATCAACGACATTTGCGACCTGTTCCCAAACTGAAACCTGGGAAACTGGTCTGACTCGCTCATCGCTGATGCCGAACCGCACGACTAACGTCCTATCTGCATCCTTTACATCCGGTTCAATATGAAACCCAGCGTCAGACAAGATCTGAACCAACGGACTATCCTTGGCCAGCCTAACCCTTCTCCAATAAGTACTTGCCTCTGGATAATGGATACCTGGGGTAGCACCGGCGACTAATGATACAGTACCGCTCGGCTTCACAGAAGTGACCTTTATAGAATTCTGGACGCATAACCATTCTGAGTAAATGTTATCCCATCTTTTTATCTCATTGTACCCTGCATCACAAAAGTCTTTAAGCATGGACCTCCTACCGAACTTCACAAATGCTTGTACTATACCGCTTTGTGAAAGACCTATCCTCCTATTCCTAAGAGTAACTTGATTAGTCCTCGGATTATGCGTAGGTAAAAGAGTGACAGTCTTCGCATAGAGATATGCGAACTTCAAAGTTCGCATATAATCGTCAGCATCTACATGATTAGCAGGAAAAGACTCAACGAGATTGCATAGCTCGTATGACTCTAAGGACTGTTCCAAGCACGGATTTCCGCCCTTGACCCTGCCATCTATGCCTGGCTGTCTGCCGTCCACCAGTCTACCATAATCACGCATATTATCGAGCCACATCAAACCAGGTTCGCCATTTGAAGCGATTTGTTGCCCGACATATCTGTAGTCCATCCCGACATAAGCGAAGATTGAATTATTCGACGCCCACCTATGATGGTTCAGAGCATTCCATGTTTTGATAGCTGGTGCCAATCTCTCTTCGGGAATTAACAGAGAACCGTCACTATCTGTAAAGTCTTCGATAGAAACCTCACTAGAGCCCCTGGCATATATCTTGCCTGTGACTTCATAGAACGCCTTGTGATCTGAATCCATTAATGTTGCCAGCGGATTCTTCATTGAACAATATGATTCATCGTGAGGTTCGCCAAAAGCAATCTCAGCGGTCCTCCTGACATTACCAGCAACCACGCATCTTCCGATATAATTCATCAAATCTGTAATGTCGACACTTGATAAGGTCTCGCCTATCTTTCTCTCAAAATGATCTCTTATTAGAGAATGTAGATCTCTTAGTATCGCAGGACCAGATGCCTTACCACCAAAGCCTTTGATATCTGAACCTGCTTGACGTATGCTGTCATAATTAAATCTAACACGACCCATGCCTGGGGTTTTAGTATATGACCAAATCAACAGCCTTACAGAATTCACCCACCCCTCTCTTGAATCTTCTACAACGTGATCATAAACATTGTCCTCCGGCATGTAGACAGAAATCTTTCCAGCACCTTTAGTGTCAAAGCCAACGCCGACTCCGAGCATTGACATATCCATCAGGAAACAGAATGGCTCTGCTGGATCCGACTCAATACGATCATCAGTAGAAACAAACGCACAATTATTTAAAGCAGCGCTCCCTCTTTCCCACATGAAGTCTGTGCCCATCATCCACAAACCACGGCCAGGAGGTAGGAATTTAAAATCCCACATCCTGCTGAACATTTCTTGTGCTGATCTCTGAGCTTTATTATAATCCCACGGAACATGGATCTTACGGCAATGTCGGCGCTGAATCTCGTAACAGCCTTCTACGACCCGTCTGATAGTATCGAGAAAACTCTCCTTTGTACCGTCATCCTTTACCCTAGAGTAGGTGCGATAGAAAACGAATTCTCCGAGACCGTTGAACCCAAAGTCTGGCCGTTTTTTGCTGTATGAAGCCAAAAAATTGGCGTCCAGTCTGAAATTATGCTCTCCACTGTCATATTTGATGTTTCCAAAATATTGTTCAGAAATATTTCCCACGTCTTCTATCACTGTCGACATAACTATCTCCAATCTTCACCAAGAATCGATTTAACACCAGAAACATCCAAATGGTCTTTCAAGAATTCAGACCTTAACATGTACAAAACTGTAGTTTTAGGCAGCATCTCTCTTTCTTCCGGATTATTCCTACTCAGGCGAGCCAAAGCCACACCACAAGATTTTGATAATGCTAAATACAGCCTCGGAATACGTGACGACTGAAACCATTTAGTCAAATTACAAAACTCATCAGGATCAGACCGACGGAGCAGAGTCCTAACTATATCTCCGTTCGATTTCCCTTCCAACCACGCATGTGCTGTTGATATCAATGCAATACTATCAGATCTTTCTTCAGAATTCTTTGATAGCTCATCATAGCACAATCGCATAATGTTGGATTGGTGTAAAGAAGCCAGACCTTTATGTAATATACCAGCCCTTTTGCAATGTTTCACAGCAGTTCTGATGAATTGTTTAGAGGTCTGCTCATCGAACCCCCACTCAGAGAATTTGGACGCTATGGAACTTAAATACCGCCATTGATAAGTCTTAGTGCGATCTGTATTGGCAGGAAACGCTAAATTGTAACCAAGTTGTAAATAGATTTCATGACACCATCCCCAAACAGCCATTATCGAATCTTCTGATGTTTCTAACGTATTCATATAATATTCAATGTAGGAAACAAGAATGACACAAGATGTAGACCAAGAGTCAGATCGCCAAGCCATCTTTGATGAAACATTCTCAAAACTGATGGATAGATTTGGCGAAGCATGTCAAGAGCTGGGAATTAAGAATGCTATTGCAATAGCAAAAGCAGATAATTTCGATGAGCCAATGGTGTTCTACGTCGCCCCGCACATAGTTGACGCGGCAGCATTGATGGCAAAAGTCTTGCGTCAAGTGAAGACTGAAATCAACAATAACTTGAATACAGAAGCAGAATAAGCATCGATTATCACCACAATTGGTACAACAACATGTCTAAAAAACCAAAATGGGTTGAAAAAGCATGGGGCAAAGTATGGAACAAGTTCGCAGACGACATAACGAACGAAAGCTTACTATACGTAAAAGCCGACCACCAATCATCCATACACTTCCATAATGAAAAATGGAACTGCTTTATATGTATGGATGCCACAATAGTGGTAGAAGAATTCATAACAGAAGCTGGGGAGAACAAAGTAGCATCCAGCACACTAATGAACCCTGGAGATAGTCACGTAGTACCACCAAAGAAACTACATAGATTCTACGTCGTGAAATCAGGTAGAGTATTAGAAATATATTGGTCTTTAGATGATCATAAATGTGACCCAAACGACATAGTCAGGATATATGACGGAGGAAGAAGATATTAGGCTATTTCCTAGTCTCTGATAATGGTAGTGTAGCATAATAATAAGAAGTCCTCCTCTTACCTTGCACTATCAATTCGTTGAATCTGACGCCATCGTCTTCGGAAGTAGGAAGTACATTGTTAGACGGCTCAAATAGGTCAACGTATGCGATGCCATCTATAGCTTCTACTGCCTCAATTATGTTTGATATATATAGCCCCTGCCCCATTTCCCAATTTGAGGTATCGAAAAACTCATTGATAGCGGACTCGACTCTCGACTTGACAACAGAAGCATCCGCATTTCTATCGACAATAACATTCATATTTATGTCCACTGGCTTGATTTTCCCATCTAAAACTCTGACATGATCTGTCATTACATTTAAAGTACTAAAATATGTTTCCAACCCAGCTTTCAATCCAGCGTTTGGTATGACCGGAGTATTATCTGGACCAGTTGAAAGAGCATATATCTCTACAAGATTGGCATTTAAACCTGTTCGAATTGTAGCGACAGATTTTGAAATAGCGCCGTAAACAGGATGTGAGAAACTATTAGCCGCCTGGGCATAGTCATTAGCTGTTACTATACTTCTTTGAATAGCGAAGTCTCGCGGTGCCCTTCTTTTTGCAGCAGCGACACTCTCTCTATCAGTACCGCCACTAGATGGCGATACATTCCTAAATCTCACAGAAACAGCAGCATTCGAAGGAGGGTTAGGAGATATCTGAAGTTGCGAGTCTATCTGACCGGTACTGATCCTACCCCTAACACCACCGCCAACCCTGTACCTAAATGATATAATTGATCCAGATTTCGGTGAAGCTCCAGTCACATCATCGCCGAACCTGAATACCGCAACATCTTCGAAAAAGTTTACTTCAACAACCTTATCATTTGGGCCATACCGCTCGATTGGTTCAGTAATCACCAACCATTCTTCACTGGAATTGCCATATCTAACATCGACGAACATTGGACTCTCTAAAATATTCACATCAGATATTTCGAAGGTCTGACCAGGCCCACCTGAACTAGTGACATTAACAGGACCAGAAAGTGTGCCCTCGACACCCCAAGCTATAACACCACGTTTACCTGCTGGTATGATTATCTTACTAGTCCAATCACCAGGAGCCCTAAAGACCTCGTAAGTAATAGGCTGACCATCCGGCCCATTCGTAGTTGAAAAAGAAAAACCTGGGTCAATCTCTATATCCGATCCGACAGATAAATCAACAGATATCTCAATATCAGTTACTGCTGGTGTTTGCCTTCTGATCCTCTGATTTATCAAAGCCAAATGATTAATCACCGCCCTCTCAGTGCTTGCTGTGGGTAATGTCGCTTCATTCGCTAAAACATCAGCTCTTAACGATAGCTTAGCCACAACTGAAGCGACTATCTCTGTCAACATCATTATGCCATTGCTGGCTACAAAATCATTGAACTTGTCCGGAAAATATGTCTGAATATACTCTATTATAGCACGCCTAGCCGTATCAAAATCCAAGCCACTAAAATCAATCCTACGAAGCCTAGACGGTTGTAAAACAATACCGAATGCTTCTGGTGCATTAGGTAAATCAAATAATGTTTCTTGATCAGCCATATCAAACTCCATTGATCGTGTTTATGAATCTCTCGATTGTCAATTGTCTCCTTGGGTCCTTCTTCAGCGAGAGCGATATCTTTATCATAATACCATTATTATCGAAATTTGGCTCGATATCTACAAAATTTATCAGCACCCTTGGTTCTTGAGCTTCAATCTGATTAATTATTTCTGATCTCAATATTTGAACATCGGCCTCTGTACCCTGCTCGAACACATGGTTCCTAAGATTGACACCAAAATCAGGACGCATCACACGTTCACCAGGAACAGTTAGCAAAAGCTGTAATATATCATTCTTAATTAGGCGATCATCCTCCTGTCTTGACAAAACGCCCTCAGGACCGCCTAAGAACGGTGGATTAAATCCGTAGTATGTTGCCATTATTTTAACACCGCAGAAATTGTTCTTAATTTATCAGACATTTGTACTGACTCTGCGGCAGCGTCGTTCGCCGACATTATCGCCACATCTCTGTCTCTAAAAGCATCATCTCTTCTAGTTTCCAATTTTGATATTATCACATGTAAATCATTAGCTGTCGCATCACCCTGATCCACCATAATCTTTAAAGCCTCGATGGCCCTAGTCGAATCATTTATAACCTTCTGATATTCTACGACCAACTGTTCTGCATCCTTTCGCCTCTGTATAGCTTCATTTAGTTTCGTCTGAAGCGATCTATACGCAACCAATGAAGCGGAATTAATCGCTTGCTCGTCTGCGTCGTCCACATTTAGTGAATTATAATTAATCCTATTTATATCATGTTGTGTTGTGGTAACTAATCCTATGAGCATTGGGTCCACTGTCTTTGATATACTATCACCAAATTCCAACACTTGGCCTATCTCGAAAACCTTATTATTACTACCTTCAACAGTTCTGGTAGATGACGAAACACTAAACACCAAATCACTGACCGTCTCTCTTCTCCAAGATATTCCGTCTTTCCTAGTTATTCTTTTCCTAGCGATTCCGCTGGGAAGCTTAGGGAAAAGTAGATTGGTCCTTGGCGGTGGATTGTTGCTTATTACGAATGTAACATTGCCTGGTTCCGTACCTTTCGGTATGGAGTTGTAGTATAAGCCAGTTGGATATTTTATTATCATTTTATCGGTTCGGCTTTATCGAATGGTTTATTATATGTTTTACCTCTATCGGATGGCTCTATATTCTCTGGAAGTTCGGGGCGCTTCAATCTCTGGACAACTCTTCCACCAGGGTTTGGTCTGTTAGTAATGACCGCATTTACACGAGTCCCATTATATCTAGCATTAGTTTGGATATTACCATTGAAAATAGTGAATCTTGATCCGGCCGCTTGCATCCTTATGGACCTACCGGCACGCATGAAAATATTCCTATCGGCTCTGAGGTTTATGTCTCCGTTAGAAATCACGTTCACGTTCCTGTTCGAGTATATTTCAATAGTACCATTTCTCTCATTATTGTAAATTACTATTTTTCTATCCTTCTCATCGAACCACTGGTACATCTTTCTCTTTCTGCGAGCACGCCATATGCCGATTCTATGCTTCTTGGAAAACCATATACCGCGATGTTGGCAATCTACTAGTTCTACCCATGGACCGTCTCCTTTTCTACCATCTCTCGCCTCTAATCCTTGGTGTATTTCCTTCTTACCAACCCCCGATGGGTTCGCTGGATCTCTCGGCCTAGCTCCTTTGTTGGCTCTCGTTTTGAGCCTGATATATTCATTATCATGGTCTAATTTAAGATGATGAGATCGTATTTCTGGATTCTTTAACATGGTTGGCTTCATTAAGAACTCATTGTCCTTAATATGTCTCCACTTCGGCACCCATTTCTTACCAAGTGCTGCTGTCAGCATCATGTACTGGAATCTATCATTCAGTTCAATAGATTGACCAAGTGGGGTTGACCATGACGTATGGTTCGCGTCGTCTCTCTCATTGAATTCCCATTGGAAACCACGCGGGTTTCCTTTGGCCTCTTTCTTCTTAGCAGAAGGGGTTCTCCTGCCTTTTAAAAGGGTCCCAACGCCTCTTGGTATTTCTTGACGTCTAGCATCCTTATCGTCGCTTCCGCGGTCGTCCAAAACTAATTTGACACCGTACCTTGTGACCATTCTCATCCAACGGGCATCACGCTTGCCCCAATACTTGTCTTCACGCTCACTCTTAGAACCGGATTCTTCTAGCAATTTCCTTTTCACAAACAAATCGTCTTGTGGATGAAAACCCTTATCATAACATTGAAATAGCATCCCGCCTTTAGTTCTTATTTTTATCCAGCGAAAATCATCTATCTGTTCTCTAGATAAAAATCTAGAATCACCAAATTCTCCACCACGAGACATTGAAGGGACAGGCCCACATTGTGCCCATCCAGTGTCTCTCATCTCTATCCTAGAACCGTATCTGGTTAACTGAATGATCTTGCGTTGATCGCCATTTTTCTGACCAACCGCTTTCGGCACATTATCATTGAGCAATCTCTGTAGATACTTCCACCTCTTGATCTCAAATTGTTCATCCTTCTTGAAGTCGCCATGAAATTCACCTAGCGGATTATCTTCGTCTGGACAACTTTCTTTCTTCCAATGATAACCCTGATCAGACATTAAGAAAATATTGCCATATTTCGTGACACGAGCCATATACTTTCTATCAGGATCATTTACTAATGGCGACCGTCTCTTTTGTTGGAAATTAGTATTCGCAACAGCATCAAAATCCGGCGGCGGAGGCGGATCTGCATGTTCAGACGGATAGAAACCGACAGCAGAGTGTACTTCTAAATTACCATACCTATCTTGCCACCCATGCCCCATGGGTCGACCATCTTTTGGTAAATATGGTTCGAGATAATCCTTCGGCCTATCAGCTGGTCTACCACTATCATTAACGCTCAATGGTGTTATCTGGAATACCTGAGGGTATGTGTAAAACTTCTTCCTAGTAGGATTAGCGAAGCCAGTCCATATTGGGCCATATGGGTGTTGTCTTTCGAACGTCACCCAAACCCAATCGCCTATAACTGGTGCTACGAATCTGCCTGCTCTTTTACCACCGAGATCAAAAGATGGGACTGCCCATGGACAATCATCTGGTTCTAAGTCGAAATCATGAAGATCAGGACATTTGAACCTAACTCTATACATGTTTAAAGGGTCATTGGTCTCAACGACTAGTGACCTGTAAGACCCAGGGAACCTGTCCCAAAGAGTCCTGGTCCTATGATTGAAGAATTTAGACCAAACTATATCAATGTTGTCGCTCAACCTAGTAACTCCGGCAATACGACACTCACGAGCGGATACTCAATAGAATCCCCGGCCCTCGGCCAATTCATAGTATCTGAGACGCCATTGAAAGATATTATCACCCAATCTAACAATGGCGTACCATATAACCTATTTGAAATTAAATCTGGCCGCCCCTCAGTCGCAGAGGTTACCCTAAATACTCCGATTTTATCATCAGGTGGACGTTTGGTCAAAAAAGACGGGGGGCTCCATGTGCCGAATGTTTCGGCCCCATCCGTTATAACACGTTCTGTTTTATAAAACCTAGAGAATTGGCCTAATTCAGACATATCAATACCACTCGAACACTTCGTTCGGCTTCAAAGGTTGTAAATCTTGCGTCTTCTCGTCAGCACCGCCTTTTGTCCACAATCTAAGATCCACTGTGATATCGGTTCTTAAAGGGAATGAGGCATCTGCACGAAAAGCTCTATCACCAATTTCAGTAACTATCGTATCGCCATGTTTCACATCAATAGAATTAATCCTAGCAGTCCACGAGTTCTGACTACCAAAAAGAATATACTTAAAATAACACACTAAATTACGTTGTCTCTCTTTCCTGTCACGAACAGATGCAAAATAACCCCTGATATAATGCACCTCATTTGCTATGACAGTAGGAGTGAACTCACCTCCAGCTGCTATATACGTCCAACTTAATGTGATTTCTCTTGGTCCGGAAGTCTTAAAAACAGCTATCGGTTCGGTACCCTGCTGCTCACCTTCGCCCCAAGTACCTCTACGATTATCACTCAATATTCTAGGTGGGAACTGAAATTTAACAGCATGATCTCCCTGGCCAAGCACAGGTATAATGAGAGTACAAGCTCTTCGTAAAGCTATATCGTGACCAGTATAAACTTGTGGCATTTACTTCATCCATTGATTGAATTCAGTTGACAACCCGGTGTCCGTGGAAGTCATAGCTGGCAAATGAGTCTGCAGCAGCTCGATGACCTGTTGGATATCATTGCCTTCACCACCAAGTAATTTTAACAGCCCTTCACTTATTCCCCTCAATAATTCAGTCTGCTCTTGCAACAATAATGTATTATCATCGACGAGGTCGGCACCACCTTCAGTCTCGGTAGTCACGACGACATCACTTATAGGCTCAGATCTTACGGTGTCGTCGACGCCAGCTGCCTTTGCATCAGCCATAGCCGGTATCGCCTTAGTAGCCACCGCAATCTCAATCCTCTGGGCAGCACCCTCGAACAGTTGCGAATACTTATCAAGCATCGCACCTATTCTGTCCATATCGGCTTGGAAATTCAGGCCTTGAGCACCAACTTGAGCAAGAGCAGCACCTAGCCTGTTCAAACTATTTGAAATCCTGTCTACCGGTCCTACGAACTTATCAGCCGCTTTCGAAAACGCATCCGCCGAACTACCGATTTCAGCAGCCAACTTATTAAGGCCTGGCATAGAATCAATACCAGCTTTCACTGCATCATCGATAGAATCAATTGGTGCATCAGATATTGTCTTAAAAGCACTAGCCAAATCCTTCATTCCACTGCCTATCTTTTCAATATCATCAGCAGACCTCTTAAATCTTGAAAAGGCCATCTCCAACCAAGACATACCAAGAAATATGCCGAAAGCGGCTGGCAAGAGATCTTCGGCAACATCTGATAAAACCTGGACAGCAGATCTTAACGACAAAGACGCATCAATAAGAGGATCAACAGAACCGTTTATACTTATCACAGCCGCAATTAATAATTGACCAGACTCATATAGCATCGAAGCCGAACTTAACATATTAACAGAACCAACATACAATAAACCAGACACCTCATTATATGACATAGCGACAGATGATAATGAAGATACCATTAGCTCTAACTTAACCACAGCGCCAGAAACAGCAGCTACACCGGCAGTAAGAAATTCACCAAGAGCCGCCATATTATTACTAGATGCTTCAAGCGCATTAGAAATACTTGCCATACCAATTACAATAGACTCACCAGCCGCGACCATATTACTACCAGCTAGTAAGAAATATCCAGACGCTTCATATAGACCACTCGCTATCGATAACAAATTCTCAGAAGAAATGGTTTTCAACGCCTCTGATAATTTAGCAGCGCTCTCACCGAGCGATTGCATCGGAGATATTAAGAAACGCAAAGAGATGCCAAGTGCAACAAGACCTATGGACCCAAGAATACCTATTGACGCTAGTAAACCTATGCCATGTGCAAGATTTGGAAGAATACTAGCGACCTTCGAGCCATTAACGGCAAATGACTCCATCGACTCGCCTAAAAGCCGCATGCCGTTACCGACCAAATAGACGGCACCACCCAGAATTAACAATACCGCAGAAAGAGCAAGCATGGATGGTATGGCCGGGGTCACTAGCATAGCTAGCCCTGCGAAACTTAGAACAAAATCAGAAATCGCAACTATCAATACTGGCGTAATTTCTGACAATTTCATTATCGTAGAACGCAGACCATCAATAATACCAGACAGATTCTTGACATATTCAATAGTATCGATGAACGTTCTGAGGCCACTGGCAATAGCTTCAATAGGAGCTGCCAACAATCTCAAAGAGAGACCGAGCGCAGCCAAACCAAGCATACTTGTAAACCCGACAGCCCCCAGAAGAGCGATACCATACGCTAGATCTGGTATAATAGCAGCAGCATTTGCGCCATTAGTGGCAAAAGACTCGACAGCTTGGCCGATCATTTGGAAGCCGTAACCTGCGACAACGACAGCAGCACCAAGTGTCAGAACAGCAAGCGATAGAGCAATCATGAACGGCACTGCTGGCGCTAGTGCCACAGAGACTAAAGCGAATCCAAACATAGCTTTAACAAATGTTTCGAACAACTGACTCGTGACAGCAGTCAGATCTGAAAATGCTCCTTTCAATTCGCCAGAAAGCCCTGAGACGCTTTTTAGCGTGTCAATCAGCTTATTCAACCCATCGACACTACTAACCATCAATCGCAACGGAACGATCAATAGAGTAAGTGCCAAGCCTAAGGCAGTGATACCGATGGAAGCGGACAAACCAGCGGCAGCTAAAAGCAACACTCCGGCCGCCAATTCAGGCATGATACCAGCAGCAATAGCACCATAATCTGCGAAATTCTTGACTGATAAACCTACCAAGTACATGCTAGTACCGACAAGTGCCGCGGCAGCACCAAATATGACCATAACACCAGCCAAAGCCAACATCGCTGGAATCACTGGTGCTACTACCGTTGACAATGCGGCCAAAGCAGCCACGACCAGCAACATGACCACAGAAAGTGCTGATAGCATGCCGACAGCATTCCAACCGCTATCGGCAGCATAATACAGACCGAGACCCATAAAGAAGAACCCAGCACCTACCATCATTACCGTCAAACCGAGTTTCATTAATGGTACGGTTACCGGGGCAATCGCAGCACCTAGTGCAGCAAAACCATTGCCAATACCACTCAAAATCGTTGTAATTGCTGACGCTATGTTCGTCGCTAGAGATAATACGGATCTTATAACAGCATTCATAATATCAATAGCACCACTGACAGCTCTAGAGGCCATACCAAATGTGAAAGCAAAAGATGTCAATGACGCGACAGCAATTGTGGCAGCCAGCCCTATGCCGAGAATAGCACCTGCTACATATTTTAAAGTCGAGACTAGCAAGCTGAAGCCGGGTATCCATTTCTCTAGAAATTGTATCAGCGATCCGACCCATGATATAATCTCAACCACACCCGATATTACAAAATTCAGAGCTTTTATGAGTGGTAATATGGCGTCGGCTATCAGTTGCAATACAACACCAGATATCGCTTGCCAACTACTATATAATATATTCAGCTGTGCGGTTAGTGTATTGTTCGACTCTGACAACGGATCAATGCCGTTATCAATCAATTTCTGCATTGCTTTCTCAAAATCTTGGGCATTTTCAAGATTCAGGCCCATCTCCTGAGCTACTTCTTCGAGGCTCGCTGCCATTTGCATAGCTTCAACACTACCAAAGCCATAAGCTTCTGCTAGGACCTCCATTTGTATTTGCGCTTCTTGGCTTGTCATAGTGCCATTCTCGATGGCTTCGCTCATATCATCTAATTCTGACTTGATCCTTTTACCTGCTTTGGCGATTGCTATCTGCATATCTTCGACACTGTTGATCGTTTGTCCTGCGTAGCTTTCAAACATAGCGCGCTTGATAGGGTCTTCAATATTCTTGAAGAACTGCTCAGACACCTCGGCCGAGTAACCCATCGTTTTTCCTAAACCGGCTATACTCATTCTTAGTCTATCATATTTTGCGGACTGATCTTCTCCTCTAAAAATGGTCTCCAGAGAAGATGCTGACAATCCGGTCGAAGACAATATCTTATTGACATCGCTAGTCGACAAACCGAATTTTCGCATTGCTTCAGCTATGAATCTTAATTGTTTCTCCATCATGCTAGCGTCGAATCTAATCTGTCTCATTCTGAATGCATATTGTGCCAATTGGTCTATTCCAACTCCCGTATATCTTGAAGCACCAGCTATGGATTTTGCTAACTTGTCAATCTCATCTCTCGGTGCTTTAACATTACCGAGTGCTGCATATGCTTCTATTGCTTTATCTCTCAATATTCCATATCTTGCAGCGACAAACCTAGCACTGTTTAATATCTCTTGCTGAGATCCGTATAGTCTATAGTTGGCTGTTGTGAATTTCTCAGTTTCTTCGGCGTATTTCTTCACATATGACCATATTTGTGCTGTTGTTGCCCTTATTGCTCTGTATATTCTGTGTATTGTTAGGTTTTGCTCTCTTATTCCTCTATAACTTTTTTCTATGCCTTGGACCATGTTGCCTTCGGCTTTTACTAATCTTCCTTCTTCTCTGTGAACGTCGTTCTTTCCCTCCAATGTAGAGACCCACTGTTGCAATAATCCAAGATATTCTGTCCCTATCTTCTGCTCGTTTTCTAGTACTTTTTGCGTTTCCTCTTGAAGCTTGTCGATCTCTTCAAAAGCTCTCAACTTTTCTTGCAAATTTTCTAGATTCTCGTCATCGTTCGCAGCATTTTCGACCGAAGTTTTGAAAGAAGTGCTGAGTACGGCCGAAATATTCTCGCTGACAGCATTAAATTCACTTAGTATTGTAATAGACTGTTGCAATTGACTGTTGAGAGAATCCACCATGCCTGTTATAGAATCAATTGAATTCTTAGCTGCTTCAGATACACTCTCCTCTAAGTTAGTTGCTTTCGTTCCGAACTCGTCCAGAGATGCAAATGCACTTGTGGTATCCAATGACAGTTGGATAGATAATGCATAAACGTTGGGGTCTACTGCCATTTTTATTCTCTGAACGGAAATTTGGACTTATCATTTATATTCGCCCAGAAATATCTACCGAACAATATTTGGAGTATTTAGAATTACGATTTCGAGCAATGACATAGAGATACTTATTAAATGTGACTGTCATATCATAGATGTCACAGAGATCGAACAATATACTATAACGCTCATAAAAGCGCCGAACAACGAATATCATCTGGGGCTCTCTAAGGACGGCATAAGCTTCATGGACAACGTCCAACAGCCGTCTAGTGGTATCGATATGACATGCTTGCCTACCATAATATCACAGATTAAGGAGTGGACTAACAGGTATGGCCAAATAATAATATCTTCGAACTCTCCAAAGAAGATGCAAACATACTATAAGATATTTGCGAAATTCGGTTTTTCAATATCTGATATGACGCCGAGGTTTGATCATACCAGAAAATTTTGTAGCATATTTGCAATCGAGTCAGGGTAGAAATGAAAGCATATACTGAAGAATATGAAGCCATGGCTGAGGGCGTTGCCAAAAAATATCAAAACCCAGAAGGTGGTTTAAACGCTAAAGGGAGAGCCCATTTCAAAAGGACTGAGGGCGCTAACTTAAAGCCGCCGGTGAGTGCTAAAGAAGCGAAGAAATCACCGGCTAAAGCGAAAAGAAGAAAATCATTCTGCAGCAGGATGACAGGTCAGAAAAAGATGCATAATATCGACTGTAGCAAAACACCAGAGAAAGACATATGCAAAGCGTTGCGTAAATGGGATTGTTAGTCATCACCGCCAGTTAACCATCTTGTTCTCTCAACATATTCATCTCCTATTATGATTCCCTCTATAACAGCCCCCATTACCTCTAATAATGATATTGGCTCGACATTCACGAGTGTTTCGCCGCGTTTTTTAGCACGGTGAACAGCATTCATCAACGTTTTACCTATGACTATACCCTCATAAGTTTCGCTATACCCTGTATCAAGCTGATCTCTGAGAATGTAGTCATCTTTTCGATCCACAAGCTGATTGATATTCATTTTGTAGATCTTTTCGATTTCGTTATGTAATTGTTCGTAGTCGATCCATTCATATATCCGCGAGTCGTAGTATCTTTCGAATGCCATCGTTTATCCTTTGTAGTGCGGTTAATTAATCTTGTGTTTACTCAATACGGAGTAATTGGCGTGATTTATTTCTCTATAAGAATTGTTATATGCGAATGGGCAATGCGTTTTTAACCACCTAATGTTTCCCTCCAAAGATATAGCAGATGATTCTTTCATTCTTGATCTTATCATCTCTATCTCTTCCTTTGGAGTCCCAGTCGTCAATATACAACACAATTTGCCATTCCTATCCCCAAGTGGATAGATAAGCTTGTATGTTGGCTGCTTTCCCTTGTACAGAATATACCACAATTCCATATAATCACCGGTGAAAAATGTCAGTACCAAAAGCGTTAGCGAAACCACAAGTCAAGCTTATATTTGAAATGCCAGCACCTGGCTTGGAGGAGATCGATGTCGGTGTGTTCATGAGGAAATTTGAGTTTAAAGGAATGGTTAATGGTGGGTATATCATAAAAGGCAAGTTATTCGATGCTCATTTTAACATGCTGAACAGGCTAGTCGATAGTGGTTATTTTAAATTGACAAGAACGAAACCTGTAAAAGTAAGATTTAAAATAATGTGGGGACCAGAGCCCGAATCGCCATACCCTGAAAAAGCCACGAAGGAACAAGTAGCCTATCTCCTGTCTATGAAAGCCGTCGGTGAGACATCTGGTGACCAGGCATTAATAGAATTCATAGCAATGGACCCTCCATCATGGTTGTTAAACATGGGAGATGGTAGTGGTAAAGTTTACAATGGTAGTGTCAGCACTGCCATTAAGAAAGTAGTTGAGGAGTACGCGCCTGGCATCTTACTAGACATAAGTAAGACTGTAGATTCACCAAGAGGCAAATGGTGGATGATGCGGCAAGATCCGAAAACATTCATATCATCACTGTTCGACTGGTCGTCATCGGTTACAAGGAAGAAAACTCAATGGGTGTTTGAACCAGACGGAAATAATTTAGTAATAAAGGAGCAAGGAGAACTAATATCAACCCAAAGAGCATTCTATAGGTTCCTAGACGGAGAGTCACATGACACAATACGAAATTGGGAATTCTTAGCCGATAATGCTCTATCAGTTGTGCAAACCAAACTGATTACGCAAGGAATTAGTGCGATATCTGGGCAATATCTTGATAGAATAACAGACAAGAAAGAACAAGTCGTGTTCGTGAAGGATAGCAGAACACCGAATAAGCAAATAGCCAGAATTAAAGATGATGAGGGTTTTACAAAGCCACCAGAGACTAAGCCACAACAAGTTGGGTGGTCATCAATAGCCACAATACCAGAAGTATATTCAGCAGGCGAGATTGGCATACCATATGACCAATACATCGACGGTAGACCTAGAGCGATGTGGTTAAACCTTGTTAACGCATTGATGAGAGTTAAGCTAGAGTGCGTCGGTCACGGAGAATGGTCTAGTTGTAAAGGCCTAGGTGTCGATACAGCATTCATAGCGTGGACAAGTGGGAGAAAAGGTGGGTTTGACAAACCATATTGGTGGATGACAGGTAATTGGATAGTATACGGATTTCATCACAGAGTGGATAGGGGGTTCTGGTATACCGATCTGTACTTGGCTAGGTTTGATCACGATTCGATAGCTAAAAAGGTTGGAGGTGGTGGTTAGCTCTTCCAATCTTCATAATCATCGTCATCGTCATCGTCATATTGAGCGTCGTCATATTGAGTGTTATCTGGCCCGTAAAAGCCATCGATTTTATCTTCCCAAGCGAATATCAATTTATCACCTTCGACTTTTGCACCTTGCACAAACGTTAGTGTTGGTTGCATAGAACCGACGATCACCATCACCATACAACCGACGTTTGGTATCTCCATCGCTAGAGTAGTTATCGAAGAGTCATTGATATTCTGGTTGCTGATTAGCTGCCACATCGAAAATTCTCACTTAAGATTAGAGTTAAGAAAGCTCTTTAACCTAATTACCTCTTGTGGTGTTATCTTCTTGATATTCGAATCGTGGATCTCTCTTACCTTATCAAATCCAGATACTTTTTGGCCTATTTCATTCCAGTCTTTCGTATATTTTATTTCTCCTCCTTCTTTATATTCCAATTTTGGCGGCATCGAATAATACAATGGGCAATTAAGCTGTTGTAACGCTTGTCTATTATTTATTATGCTGATGACACCAGCCTTGTCATTGTCAGGAGATAATATTATTCCCTTCTTCGGACCCAATAATTTTAATTTTTTAATCTGGTTGTGTGTTAAGTCAGCACCACCAGAAGCTAAACATTGCTCATATAATGTATTCTGGTCGAATATTGCTTCAGTTATTATTAAATATGAAGCTGGTTCGACACAATCGAAACCATAAAAGAAATCCCCTTTAGATCCATTAGTCTTGCCGATCACCTGGCCTTGTTTGTCATATATCTCTTTAGCCGGGAATTCAAACCGCTTATTGAGTCTCGATCGAGACTGCCAATACACTAAAGTATCGAATTCAAAATATGGCCAATATACGCTCATACCAAGATAGGCTAGTTCGGATTTTTCTATTCGTTCGTCTGTATAGCCTCTAGATTTTAACCATTTTTTGAGCGAGGAAGGCTGAGTTCCGTCAGATGTCGATAATGGTTCCACTCCATCTGGTAAAGAGACAGCTATCTCTTTTGGTGTATCCTCAGGAATCCTGCTGGTGTATAGGTATGATGATAATCCTTCAGTAGTCCCCAACAATTCTTCTAATGCTTCTCTATACGAGCATTTGCGATAGGCTTTGACGAATTTTACTACCGAACAGTTTCTTTTTCCTGTTTTTGGGTTTATCGGGCCAGCCCATTCATCACCATGCCATGAATGACATATGCCGTTTTCTGGGTTGATTCCGAATCTGAATTTTGTGTCGGCGTCAAATGGGTCACATATTTGGTATTCTAATCCATTGTTTCTGGTTTTATAAGTGAAGTTCTTTTCTATCCAGGCTATTATTTTGCCTGGTGGTATTTTCTTATATGTGGTCTTGTTTTTAAAGGCTTCGTATTTCATTTTCCTAAAATACGATTGAAAGTATTGTTAGTTTCTCTAGCCATTCTCTATATCTAATATATATGCGGACGAATGAATAATCTTGTATATTTACCTACTAAGTCACTTTTCATTATGTTTTGTTCTGCTTCTGGCCACCTTCGTTCTAGAATATATATAGCATAGCGCACAGCAGACCAAGGGTCCTTCATTATTGTTGGCTCTGCCTCTGGCCATCTACGTTTAAGAACATAAATAGCGTAATCAAGGGCCAAAGCAGGGTTTTTCATTATTGTTGGTTCTGCTTCTGGCCATTCACGTTTAAGAACATGAATAGCATACCAGGCAGCGACATTAGGGTGCTTCATTATTGTTGGTTCTGCTTCAGGCCATTCACGTCCGAGAACAGAACGGGCATAATTATAAGCAACCCAAGGGTGCTTTATAGCAGCATTCTTATAAATCTCACTATACTTATCCTTCATGAATAGACCAATATCAGGGACATAATCTGATAGTAAATGGTAAACCTCCTCAGAAATCCTAAAAGACTTATTCCTAAAATCCATTAGCTGGTCAGACTCAACATGACACAAGTACTTCTCCCCATTAAGTAGGATGAAGTGCAAATCATCCTTACCAAGGTAATAATCTGCTTTCTCGACATTGACTGTACACCATTCTGATTTGTGGCTCATGTCACTGGCTATTTTAGCCGCTTTCCCAGTATCATCGATTCTCTTGACTTTTATTATTCTTAGTCCATTGTTATTGACTAGTATTTCTGAGTATGGTGGTTCTTCGATGCTCCAGTTCCTGCGGGATTCTTGGAGTTTGCGATTGCTGGGTTTTGATGCCCTTAGCTCTTCAAATTCTATGAGGGCACTGTGTATTATCCTGGAGGTGTAGTTGAATATGTTCTTATAGTTGGGGTTGTGTCTAGCTAGGATACTACTGTATCTGTTGTCTCTTATGTTATTATTGTAGATTTCTATTGAGTCTAGGATGTTGTTGATGTTTTCTCCGTTGTGGTATTCTTTGATTCCCCATTCTTGTTCGTGTGGTTTTAGTGGTTTTAGTCTGTTGGCTATTTCTGGGGGTATGTTGGTGTAGTCGATTTCTTCGGTGAGGGTTTTGGTTAGTATTTGGCAGAGCTTCATATGTTGAAGTGTTTCTTGTACGTGTTTGCGGCGTTATAGTCTCTCATTATGTTGGTTCTGCTTCCAGTTCTATCTTTGTTCAGTGACTTAGTCAGCATACCTTTACTTTCTATCTGTTGGGAGATCCAGTAGTTGATACGCCAGAGCATCTAACATATCAACTACCGGATAAGCCTTGGTCAGAGCGGTGGAACACCAGCACTCACGTGCTCTGGCTGACAAAGAATATCTATGGCGTATTTGCTTCAGGCCGCCTACGTTTAAGGACATGCATAGTATAATAGATAGCGGCCCCAGCGTTCTTCATTATGATTGGTTCTGCCTCGGGCCATCTACGTTTAAGAACGTGATGAGCATAATGGACAGCGGCCCGGACGTCCTTCATTATGATTGGCTCTGCCTCGGGCCATTCACGTTCTAGAACGTGCTGAGCATAATAAACAGCGACCCGGACGTCCTTCATTATGTTTGGTTCTGCCTCGGGCCATCTACGTTTAAGAACGTACTGAGCATAATAGACAGCAGCCCAAGGGTGCTTCATTATGATTGGCTCTGCTTCAGGCCATTCACGTTTAAGAACAGAATGGGCATAATTATAAGCAACCCAAGGATGCTTTATAGCAGCATTCTTATAAATCTCACTATACTTATCCTTCATGAATAAACCAATATCAGGGACATAATCTGATAGTAAATGGTAAACCTCCTCAGAAATCCTAAAAGACTCATTCCAGAAATCCATTAGTTGGTCAGACTCAGCATGACATAAATACTTCTCACCATTAAGTAGGATGAAGTACAAATCATCCTTGCCAAGGTAATAATCTGCTTTCTCGACATTGACTGTACACCATTCGGTTTTGTGGCTCATGTCACTGGCTATTTTAGCAGCTTTACCAGTATCATCGATTCTCTTGACTTTTATTATTCTTAGTCTATTGTTATTGACTAGTATTTCTGAGTATGGTGGTTCCTCGATACTCCAGTTCCTGCGGGATTCTTGGAGTTTGCGATTGCTGGGCTTTGGGGCTTTTAGTTCTTCAAATTCTATGAGGGCGCTGTGTATTATTCTGGAGGTGTAGTTGAATATGTTTTTATAGTTGGGGTTGTGTCTGACTAGGATTTTGCTGTATCTGTTGTCTCTGATGTTATCATTGTATATTTGTATTGAGTCTAGGATGTTGTTGATGTTTTCTCCGTTGTGGTATTCTTTGATTCCCCATTCTTGTTCGTGTTGTTTGAGTGGTTTTAGTCTTTCTACTATTTCTGGGGGTATATTGGTGTAGTCGATTTCTTCGGTGAGGGTTTTGGTTAGTATTTGGCACAGTTTCATATGTTGAAGTGTTTCTTGTACGTGATTGCGGCGTTAGGGTCTTTCATTATGTTTGGTTCTGCTTCTGGCCATCTACGTTTAAGAACATGTATAGCGTAATCAAGGGCCCCTCCAGGGTTTTTTATTATGTTTGACTCTGCTTCTGGCCATCTACGTTTAAGAACATAAATAGCATAATTGGCAGCAACTGGAGGGTCCTTCATTATGATTGGCTCTGCTTCTGGCCACCCACGTTCTAGAACATGAACAGCGTAATAATAGGCCGCCCCAGGGTCCTTCATTATGTATGGTTCTGCTTCTGGCCATTCACGTTTAAGAACATGATGGGCATAATGGACAGCGACATTGTGATCCTTCATTATAATTGGCTCTGCTTCAGGCCATTCACGTCCTAGAATGCTATAAGCATAATCGCAAGCAGCCCCAGCGTCCTTCATTATGATTGGCTCGGCTTCTGGCCATTCACGTTCAAGAACATGAATAGCATAGATACTAGCGGCATTAGGTTCCTTAATTATTGTCGGTTCTGCTTCTGGCCATCTACGTTTAAGAACGTCAGCAGCATAATTGGCAGCGTCGATAGGATATTTAATCACAGTATTCTTATATATCTCGCTGCGATTATCCTCCATGAAGAAACCAACATCAGGAACATAATCTGATAGTAGATGGTAAACCTCCTCAGAAATCCTAAAAGACTCATTCCAGAAATCCATTAGCTGGCCAGACAAAACATGACATAAATATTTCTCACCATCAAGCAGAATGAAGTACAGGTCATCCTTGCCAAGGTAGAAATTTGCTTTTTCGACATTGACTGTGCACCATTCTGACTTGTTGCTCATATCGCTGGCTATTTTAGCAGCTTTGCCAGTATCGTCGACTCTCTGTACTTTTATTATTCTTAACCTATCATTGTTGACTAGGATTTCTGAGTATGGTGGTTCTTCGATGCTCCAGTTCCTGCGGGATTCTTGGAGTTTGCGATTGCTGGGTTTTGGGGCCCTTAGCTCTTCAAATTCTGTGAGGGCACTGTGTATTATTCTGGAGGTGTAGTTGAATATGTTTTTATAGTTGGGGTTGTGTCTAGCTAGGATTTTGCTGTATCTATTGTCTCTGATATTATCATTATATATGGCGATTGAGTCTAGGATGTTGTTGATTGTTTCTCCGTTGTGGTATTCTTTGATCCCCCATTCTTGTTCGTGTGGTTTGAGTGGTTTTAGTCTGTCTGCTATTTCGGGGGGTATGTTGGTGTAGTCAATTCCTTCGGTGAGGGTTCTGGTTAGTATTTGGCAGAGTTTCATATGTTTAAGGACTTCTATCTGAGAGAGACGGCCAAGCTTATAATAGAGACGATTAACGACCCAATTATTGATATGACCGCACTCCAGAACCCCCATTTACTGGAGATAGTTGAATCGTGTTCTTGTTCTCTTCTATATGCTGCGAATTCAGCATCTAGTGAATTGATATCTCTGATTATATTATTAAATTGTTCGTTATTTGGGTGGTATCTTAGTCTATCGTTGATCGTATCTCTTGTATTGCTTATTTCATCTTGTATGTATGATTGTATTTCTACACATCTGTCTTTCAACCTCTCGACAGCCATATTTAGACGCTCGAGTTCAGACAGTACTAGTCTTCTGTACTCGGCCCAATCATCAGTAGTTTCGTCTTTTCGGGTCATGTCTGTTCCCGCTTCTATACACCGAACTGAACCTGCTTTCAGCGTCTTTACACTTTGAACAGCTCAATGGTACCTGTCTTCCGATGGCATATGTTAATCCGTTTCTCCAAGATGTCGCGTTCCACTCTAACACTATAAAATCGTCTTCTCCAATGTTTGATTTAATGCGATATCTATTGTGAAAACGCACGATATCATGTTCTGACATGTATTCGAGAATGTCTCTTGTCTTTTCAACGTCGTCCGGATGAACAAAGTCTATGAATGGTACGGATAGGAGTTCATCTTCCGACCATCCGAGAATTTTCTCCCATGATTTGTTGATCTTTTTAAGATAGCCGAGCCTATCTGCCACACAGCATAGATCAGGTGCAAAGTCGAAAAATTCGTCCTTTGTATTGTCCAATTCTACCGTCAAACGTCTTATTCTGTCCATCTGAGTTGGCGGAAATTCGATCGATTTCATCATTGTTCCTCATGAGATCGTGAAGATGAATTTTCTACTGACTCTCATAGAGCCATCCGGTAGAATTAGCTTTAACCAATATCTATATGTTCCCTTTAAAAATTTGTAAGTATCAAGGTCATACTGTATAACCCAAGGGTTCGATCTATATGACCCATGTCTAATTCCTATTCTAGCCGGATTATCATTAACGAGTAGTTCACAGTGCTGTGTCTCTATGGAAATGTATGGTTTCAAGAATGGTATCATCGGATTGACTAAGTTGAAATTATAATCATATAATGGGAGAGGCATTAAGCCCACCTCTAGTGGTCTAACTTCTGGAGAGTGAAATCTCTGATCTAGCGGTTCAAATGCGAATTTTATAGTCTGTAATGAATCGCTACAGAACCAACTATCAGGGTAGATCCAAAACCTGTGGCAACATTTTAATAATAACGGACTATTGGCTATATCATCTATATCGCAGCTCGTGTCTTCACATGGGTTGACGGCGAAATAGTACCAAAGATCGAAATAAACATCAGGTGCAGAGAAATCACTTGGTACGTGGTATAATAAATGATACTTGCCTGGTATAGTGTCTGAGTTAGTACCGTCGGACTCTTGGTACAATGGCAGCGGATAAGACTGGTCTTCGGGTGAAACGACCGGCACAGTCGACACCAAATTATGAGGTGCAACGGATGTTTTGTATATTTCTACATATCGGATTGCGAATGGGTCTGATAAGACACCATTGTTATAAAAATCGACATTCAAGTCGACGACATTACCAAGGCGAGCAGATATTCGTGGGAATGTGTTCATTAGAAATCCTCAGCCGGTGTTATTCTATATTTGGCTGAGGGGGCGATAATAGACCTCGTCTACGAAATAGGCCGTGTTACTTTCTAGGCCCTCTCCTTGACATCGACCTTGATTGTTTTTCCTCTCTTTCTTTATTCTCCTGAATCTCTTTATTTAATCTCTTCATAAACCAGGCACGTTCTTCAGATGTCATTTGATTCTGTTCAAACAAACTCAGTTTACAATGGTACTTTAATTGGAACTGTTGCTCCATTAAAGAATTCCACGCACGCTCGTATTCATGATCGCTTTGACGGGCGAAAAAAGTTTTCCGTAATCGGAAGCTCCACTGTATGTTCGCGATTGCAATCTGGACATTCAACTATCACAGAATTGTCAATGCCTGGTGTATGTTCACGTAACCATTCACGAACTGTAGCAGTATCTTTAGCATGCATTTGCTGGACGAATTGTCTAATTTTGAAAGGATCAGTAGACCCCATCACACTAACTATAACCTTCTCCAGATTTTCGGTAACTGTATCGTCCAATTGCTGTGTCTGCTGTCTCTGAGCATTAATGTCAAGAGATCTCTGTTGGCCACGTGTTTTTACGCTACCACCAGGTCGAACTTTCAACTTCTCTTTCGTTTTCCTCTTTGCGAGCATGGCGTTCGCATCATATGCTCTCAAGAATCGAACGGAAACCCAGACATCATTTTTCACGGCAGCACTTAAGTACGGCAAATTAACTCGAAATGGTTCTTGACCAAGGGACGCCTTAGCCCAATTCACAGTCTTTGCCAGATCATTTAAATCATAAGCGTGTGTTGAGACAGCTTGGCATTCTTGGTTTGGGCAAGTAAATGCGAACTCGTAAACATTACCATGCGTTATACCACGCAAGAAGTATAGTAAGAAAACGCGGTCGCCGAGCAGAAGATTAATAGGATCAAAACCATCCGGGAATTTGCAGCATTCTCTGAATAAGTAATCTATAGACTGTCCTGATTGGGCTAAACGTTGGGTCGCAAGAATCTTTTCAGCATTCAGATTCATGGCGCGAACTTTGACTAGCCCATCGTCCCACGCCCCGTCATAATAATAACCCTTACTCGGGAGATAACAATCTTCCCATGGTATCAACTGATCAGCTGGAAGCTGCAGAATCTTATCCAAAAATTCTTCTGGGTTCTCACCCGGCGTTCTTATACCAGAGATATCGCCATAGTGCTCGGAGATATGATTAATATGTTTCTCTTGATTGTTCGTCGTTCGTGTGTCATCGCCGATGACTACTTCTTCGTTCAAATCTTCTGGAACCGTACCATCTGCGCTCATTTTATTTCCTATTTTGGTGGTTGTCGACTAGTGTAATCTATATACTTATTAAACTACTCAACACTAGTCGTCTCTTCTGCCCAATCATATGTAACTGTTACTTCTACGACTTTAACATCACTAGATGTGTAGGTTAAATCACCATGCCGTATTACCGATGGCCATGACCCTTTTAATATCCAGCTATAACCATCTTTTGGTTCCCATGTCGGTGAATATATGTTTATCCTTGATTCTTTCTTGTAGTCATTGGCCAATTTTAGACCTGTCCCTGGTGTCCATACCGTTTCTCTCCACCGTTTTACTATTTTTATTAATCCGACAACATCATAGAATACTATTTTGACATCGTCGTATGAAACACTCTTTGCGAATTTGTATCTTAACGCAGAACCTTGCTGATTCTCAATATCGACTGTAAATGCTGGCGGTGTTATGTCTTTAGCATTTACTAGCAGTGTTTGGCTATCGCCGAATAATTGAAACACCTCCCATGTATAATTATGCAGATATTCTTGGAAAGACGAAGGCCCCCTCATAGACCCTGCTTGACCGCCCACTTTCATGACCGAAAAACCCGGCATTTTAAGCCTCTTCTGCCTTATTGTATCTTAAAATAACAGATATCGTTGATATCTCAGATTCTCTGTAAGATATCTGCGAAGGAGTTATTTTCTGCGGCCAACAATCATAGATCTTGTACGTCCATACTGGGTTACCAACGCCATCTAGCATTTGTAAAAAAGCATTTTTGTAGTAGTCTCTTGGTTTACCTTGTTTAGAATCTTGTAGTATTATCATTGATTTAGCCCACCAGTTATACAAATTTTCGGCAGCGGCGTTTTTAAAACTGCCGGGTGCATTGCCTCTCAATTTCTCATAGAACGTGAATTCTATTGGGGTCCACTTATTCTTACCAGGCCTATATATCTCATCTTGCCCAGAATGGATTGTAATTTCATCTATTTCAACAGTGGGTCTAGTGCATTTTTCAAGGTACATTAGTAAGTTCGAGTCCTTCCCTTTTCCTTCCATCGGCTCGAACACTTCTAACAAATATCTATGGTTGCGTGCTGTTTCCGATAAGTTATTTGATCCAGAGTATATCGAATCTTCCTGAAATGCGTCTTCGTCCAAACAGCTCTCTGCTGGTATGTTAAAACCTGGCATTCATTCGTTCCTTTATATAGCGAAGGCCCGGTGAACCGGGCCTTCGCTTGAGTCGGCGACACAGCCGACATCATTATGGACAGCTTGGAGAGACCGGAGAAGCACCGGGAGCAGAAGTACATGTTCTAACAGCACGATCGTACCTCATAGTCGCTTCACATGTCATTAAGTCAGTAGAAGCGTAATCAAGTTCTTGCCAATTAATGGCCTGAGGCCAAGTACCAAGCATTTGCCATTGCTCATTAGTCTGACCAGCACCATCAAGCATCACCAGAGAAGCAGTTCTCTTATAATACCTAGGATGCGCAACAGACAGCTGCTGCATATTCACAACAGTCTCGAGCCAGTGGTATAAACCGCGTGAGATATCAGGGTTCTGCTCAGAGTCATACCATATCATCGTAACAGGGTCCCAGTCTTGCTTACCAGCAAAACGTGCGACTTCCTGATTATGATGCATTTCCGGCTCTTCAAACTTGAAGCTGGGCCTATTTGCTTTCTCTAGTACAAGCAATTCAGCTTGCGAGAAAGTGCCTGTGCCTCGGCCCAACGTCTCAAAAACCCAACGATGCTTTCGCCGGATCTCTAGAGTATTAGAAGGGCCTTGAGAAGAATAGCCGCCACCAAATGGTTGAATGTTAAATCCTGGCACTGACGTTCTCCTGGTGAATGACCAATTATCCAACTGCTGTTGCGGCCGTCACGATACCACCAGCAGCAAGCACCTCTTCAGCAGAGAAGCTAGCACCAGTTCGCAACACAACAAGATTTAAAACGATAAATTCGACAGCACGCGTGGGTTTCAAGAAGACAGAAACCCAAAGCTCATTTCTGTCGATTCTCTCAGGCGTATTGTTCGTCTCGTCGACAATCACTCTGAATGCTGTTAAACCACGACGAGCTTGGATATCGGCGAGGAATGGGTCGATCGTGGCAACTACCTGCTTCCAGAGGATCTTATCATTAGGCTCGAAGATAAAGTTACGCAACGTCCTAACAAGATTCTTCTTTATGAAAATCAGTAGCATTCTGACATTAACACGATCAAGAGCAGACTGCGTTCTCTGCAAAGTCCTCTGACCATAAACTACGATACCGTCTTGAGGGAACTTCACAATAGGATTAACAGCATTACCAGAACCGTAAAGAAGGTCCCTTTCGCCTTGGGACGGAGTATATTCGACATCCAAAGCTGTCAGCAATCGGCCACGACGGAGACCAGCCGGTGCGAACCACTGTTCAGCATCACGGGCAGTCCTACTGAAAACAGCAGAAACATGGCCAGACGGCGGAATCCAAATCTCATTAGCCGAAAACTGATCGAAAACTCTCAACCAGCCCCAGTAAAGAGCACCATAACTACTATTGACAGCAGCGCGAAGGTCTGAAATCAGCATACCATTATGCCAATCGACAACCTGCTGAGGACGAAGACCGAAAGGAGGATCAACGATGTATAACACATCACCGCGACTCTCACACATCTGAAGTGCTGTACCAATCACAGCACCAGTGGAAAAGCCCGGAGTGACAAGCAGATTTATGTCAATAGTCTCAGGATTCTGGAAAGCATAAATACCACCAGAAGTCGCTGGATTACCAATTACCGCCGCATCAAGTTCACTCGAAAAAGCAGGATCTAACGGAATACCATTAGCCATCCCGCGAAAATGTTTCGTGTTGACCTGAGAGGGCAATCTAACAGCGAAAGTAGAAGGATCATTGATGTTGTTGTTCAAGAACGCAGGGCGTTCTTCCCAATTCACATAGGCATTTCCATTCATCCCACCAAGAGAGGTCCCGGGATTGATGAGATTCGCAATGTATCGAGCCTGCCTCTTATCGAAACTGACATCGTCAATAGCTTCGACAGGTTGATTATTCTTATCCAAAACAGTCAAACGATAGCGACCAGCGGAATCGCCAACACCGTCGGTAAACAGTTCGAGAGTAACACTGAAACCAGAAAGCCAAGTCCCAGCAGAGGGCGCGACAAGCCACCCAACCACGTTCTGGAAGTAAGCGGCATCAGCAGCACAATCCGGGCCAAACGGATCGGTCTCGCAAGACAGAGGAGTGGAAGCAGTGATCTCACCAGAATCTGGTAAAACCAGCCTATTGTCGTCGAACCCGCGATACGCTCTCTTATACGGGTAAACAATATTCAATTCTTCGGCAAACCGCAAGGTCTTCAGATTCGAATAGTTAGCCATTATCTGTAGAGTATCTAATTGACGCCCAACAGATGTTTCAATAACAACGTGAGTATCCCCACTAGGAACAGTAATAGCATAAGAATTCCATAGCACGCCACCAGCGACCACACCAGCTGCATCTATTACCGCAGCAATAGACTCAGTAGACTGGTTCAAGCCAATGGGAACGTTGAACGAAGCTTCCGTCGTGTTAGACTCGCCAATCAAGTTGATTTTAACACGATTGTTCTGAGTCGTGATATTGTAAGGGCCAGGATCAAGACCGAGCAAGTAAGATCTTGGAATATCCCAAGCGTATTGCTCAGTACCACACTCAAGAGCCCAGCCTTGAGTAGACATCAACTGAATACGCTCGCCTGCGACAGTACTTCTGATCTGCGGGATCGTTGAACCATCTTCCATGGTATATTCGATGAAGATATAATCTTCACTACCAAGAAGCGCATTGGCCGCAGTGATGAAAGAATCGACCGTCGTATATGTCGCGAGCGGCATCGTATAAGTCGTCGGAGACAGATTACCATCAACAGCGATCGAGAACGAACGATTATTCGGAGCAGCACTCCAAATGAACGTATCATTCTCATCGATCTCACCTGAAGAAACAGAGATCTCCAGAGTTAGACCATCACCAATGGAAATCGCATCAGAGGTCCCGTCTCCGTTACTATCTGCAAAATAGCCCTCGGCGACTATTGAACCGTCACTATTTCTAACGACCTGATAACCAGCGCCCACAAATTGAGCATCTTCTGACAAATTGGGTGCCGATGTGATAACCATCACCCACGACTCGTCGGCGGAACCAGTGTAAACGCCAGTCAAAGTCCCAGAGGCGGATGTTGGACCATCTGTAGATGAAAGGTCAGCATCGCTATATTCCACAACACTTGTTGATGCATTATGGAAAGTGAGTGGTGTTGGGTTATTGTCGACACCGTCCCCAACAGCACGCAAATTGATTCTACCATAATCAATGCCCGTAAAGAGAGGAACTCGGCCCCACCCTTTACCACGACCACCAGATGTGTCAATACAGATATCAGACAATTCCTGAGGCTGACCATCTTCGCATTCGACGCCCACTCTCATAACATATGCCGCGTTGCCTTCTTCAAGGTATGACAACACAGCATACATCAGATAGCTCTCAGGGAATGGCTCCCCAAAAGTCTCTATGGCTTGCGTGGAGTTCGTGATTAAAATCGGAGTGTTCAGAGGGCCTTTCTTAGCGGTCCCAATAAACCCGGGCCGAAGCGGGCCAACGGCTGTTGGCAGTACGCTGATGTCAATTTCTCTTGGGAAAACGCCGGGGCTTAAGAACACTGTCATCGCTTCTACTCCATCGCCAATACTGGTGTGTTAAAATTATCTTTGACGGTTAAACTACTAACTCATCATCGCTTCTTGTCTCTCTGCGACTAGTTCACTATCGTGCAGAATTTTAATGAAGCCTTTCTTCTTAAGATTCTCCAACTGATCTTGCCGTAAATGCGCCTTAGGTAAAAGGACATCATGGCCGGGCTGTATTCTGATCTGTGATTCATTCATATAGAAATTACCACCAGGCGGCCTAGCTTGAAGCTGAATGAGCTGGCGGCTGTTGTTGTAGACTCTTATCACATGTGATCTGTTCTTCTTCATCTGTTAACCTTTTCTGCAGCTTTTTTAGGATCATTGATCGGCTCAAACCAGAGCTGACCACCAGGAGCACCAGTAGCCTGAGATTTTGAGGCCACCAAAATCTCTCCAAGTTTCTCTTTCAGATTCGCGACAGTACCAAGGACAGTTTTAACAATTTTCTCGGGAAGAGGCAACCATGCTTCTGCCGCACAAGATACTTCATACCGTACATTTGCGTGTTGATCAAATCCAGTTTCTTTATCACTAGCGTCATTGTAACCGCCAAACCTCAGCTGAACAGCACCGGCTATCTTACCATCAAACATTCTAAATTCAGCTAATGGGTTAAAACGATTTAAAACCTGGAATAAAATGTATTCAGCATCTCTCTTCCGCTCAGCCCATATCACGAGTTTGTAATCCACTAACCACGGGGTCGGTCTGAATACCTTAGCGGCCTGATCAGCCCTCCTGCTGAGGTATCTGACAGTCATCGCGTGATATGGCGGGCTGAATTTTTCAGGATTAAATTCAGCAGACTCCCGGCTAATTGCCGCGAGTGGTAATCTAGCACGACCCTCTTTTAAATCATCATTCCAAATCAGCAGGCTCTTATCACCACCAGAGATCTTGACTCTCATAAAACGATAAGAATCTTTAGTCGGGACTCTTATGCCGGACCAATATTGTTTCATCGCCTCATCAAGAGAACGGAAACCAGGTTGTAAAAACTCTTCCAAATGGTGTGGATAAGCTAGAAAATCAGTGCCGTCGAAAGGGTTTCTACCGCCCTCGGCATGACTCAATTGCCTAATGGATGGAATATCTTTTAGCCCATCAGGTATATTTGGACTGTTTACATAACCATTCGCAGAAAAATCAGAATTCCAATTATAAGTCGGCATATTGTCCTCCCGATGGAGGTTCAACTATCTATTAACGGTATAAAATTTGCCGGATTGCGAATAGAATCCATAAACTGTCTGACCTTAGTATCAATATCATGTAACTCATCGGTATTATTAACAATTATTTGACCGGACAGTGTTAAGTTTATCTTTGGACCACTTACACTTTTACCAGATGGTACAAGTTCCAACTCAGGAGATATATCAGCGATCTTACCTATTAAGCCATTACTAATGGTATTTAAAAAAGAATGGTTCGAAGTATCGAAGCCGTCTTTATAATTAACTAGATTCTCTATATTGCCCACCTGTCACCACCTGTTCGTCGTCTTGAAGATCTTCTTCCGGCCTCACAGTAATATCAGCAGTCAGAGTCTCCATCTGGCATGTCAAGTACAGCCATGTGTATCTAAAATTCCCGCTCGGAGTAGTATTCAATATTCTATAGTTTCTGGGACTTATCGCGACGGTCGCTGCATTATATGGCAACTGCACAACATCGCCTGCCCTGAGCATTCTTTCACCAACAAGATTGTTTATTTCGTGGTGGTCAAATATTACTTCTGTCTTATTAATTATCTCCGCCCCCCAGACCTTTAATTCAGCTTCCAAAGGTTGTGGCTTAAAGTAACCTTTGATTTTAATTGGGTTCCAGTATGTCGGGTCTGCATCCTCATCCCATACGCTATCGAAATCTGCATTGTCAGTTCTCAAATAGATCGTCACTTCAGCACCAGATACTTGTATCATCTCCCTAACTTGGGACCTAGCCATGCGTATGTCGGCTGACTGGTTGTCATGTATGGCTACTGGCGTATGTCGTTGTTCGACATCTGACCTATTAGTCGCCAGAATCGTATTAAAGGTATCTGGGTCAACTTGCCCAGTATTGATTGCGAATCTGTGTATTGTCATACATTATTTTTGAGCATCAACGCCCCAAGGCGGAACCCTAGGTAGTACACCGACCCCCGGCGGAAATCCGCCCTCTTCTCTATATGGATCATTCACTGGGGCAGGTATATCCTTAAAATCGGGCGATGGGCAGTACCCCATGCCTATAATATCACATGCGTCATAATTTTCTTCGAGTGGTAGTTCGTCATTAGCTAACTTACGCAATTCCTCATACCAGTCGACATATCTATCACATGGGCAATTTATATTAACTGGTGGTAATACTAGCCATTTTTGCCTTCTGTTGCCTCTATTGAAGTTATTTCCGAACTTAACGTACGATCCAGGTATATGTTGTAGAGCGTCATCAAGATCTACCAATGAATTCCCGCATCTGTTTTTGGACAGATATATTGATAATGTGGCTGATGATAATGAAGAAGTTGGTTCGCAACCGGGGACTAAGATCTTGTTATTAGCCAGGACTTCTAATTGTAGGCTGTATTGTATCTTATCTTGCTGTGGCGATGTTAGATAATAGCAATGTAAAAGATTAAATCTATCGACTGAGCTACTTAAATTGTCTGGCGGTGTTACCATTACTGTGAATGGTCTTCCCCACTGGAGCATACTGCTCCGTTGTGCCGCTGTCATTGGAATTTGCCTCTGGTTGCTGTTGTGCCATCATCACTTACATTAGCTGTCGCCACTGATGTTACCGCATCATCTCTAAAGACAGTTTGTGTGTTCGAGGTCTGTGTTAGCCGATTCTTAGCGAGCATGAATAACCAGCTAATTTTATCTTTCAAGCTACTATTTGATGCTGGGACAGATGTTGGTTCGGCACAATCATCAATTGCTATGGCACTAACAATTTGGTCTTTGACCTGTTCTGGAGTGATGGTTGCCAGTCCGAATCGAATTGCGCTTATAATGTCTGTATTGATCTCTTGAACATTGCTATCCATTCGTCCATCTATTAGAGAATCTGGTAGACGCGATTGTATATTCTGTGTGTCTTCCTCAATATCGTTCACTTGTAGTGTCGTTGCTAGACCGGCCTGAATGTCTGTGATTGTATGGACATGGCTCTGTGGCAAGATCAAAACAACATCGCCAGCCTGCGGAGCGGATGTCAGAGGATCTTCAAGTACAACGGTGACTGTCATGTCTCCGTTGTTGGTCCACGTGAGGATTGGGCTGTTCTGAAGCGCTATGTTCGCTGTACCTTCCTCGAAGTACAAAACAGAATGCTTCATCGCACCTGTCGGGTAGTCCACTCCTGTGAGATTGAAAGTAGTTACGGTCGGTGCCGGTGAAGCAGCAACCGTACCGTCGATAGTGGCACTGGCCTTCCTAATATGATTTATCGTCCATCCGAGACTACCCGGTATCAGGTGCTGACTGATCATTTCGTCTGAAACAGCGTCGGCTATTTCGGCTGCGGTTGGTGCCCCAAATCGTGCGGTCTGATAATCGACTGCATCGAGAGCAATCAGCAAATTCACGACGGCCATATTTGTCGCACCGCGGAATTGAAGTGCCACTTCGTTGCCACCGTCAAGTGCTGCATCCGGAATGCCGATCTCATACCAACCTGGCATGTTGGTATTATCGACCGCGACGAACCCGCCGCTGGTCCATGTGCCGAGCGTTGCGGTTGCCAGTGTGATCTGCACCTCGTTGTTGAGGTCTCCGGCGTAGTAATAGGCCACAAGTCCGCTGGAGTTGTACACCAGATTTGCCAGCCCGCTGCCGTCTGTTTTGCTCGTGTCGGCAATGAATATCAGCCGCCGCACTGATGTTGATCCGCGTTTGATTGGCCTCACTGATCTACTCCTCCGCGGATGTTCACGGGGCGGAATCCGCCGCCGGATGATTTTGCGATGCCTGTGTCTTGGATTGAGCCGATAGCCCCTAGATTGCTGCTGCCGGTCGTGTAGGTTTGGCTCACGGCAGAAACAGACGCGACAGCCGCGTTTGTGTCGTGCAAGACGATTTTTGTGGCCGATGTGCCCGCTTGCACTGCCCGATTCGTGTAGCCGCTTGGGGCTGAATCAATTGTACTTGCAGGCTGATTTGTCATTGCAGCCGCCACAACCCACTGATCTGGCGTCAAAATCCCGGCAGTATCTCCCGTTGCCGGCATTGCTGGCCAACTCAGCGTCGTCCCTCCTGTTGAAGACACGCCAGTGAATCTTGCTGGTCCCATGAGGATATAATTTGCATCATCCCGATACACACCGCAAATTATAGTAACGGCGTTTGTCCACGTGCCGCTTGTTTCGGATGCCGATGCTGCAATCTTATAGGCAACCGTCAACGATCGTCCGTTGCCGTCGAATGCATATCGGACATGCAATCTAAGCCAGCCTGTAGGTGGCGTGATTTGTGCCGTCGTGCTGGCGCAAACCATCACCAGCAAATCGCCGGCCTGATGCGTGGGCAGCGTCAAACTGTTCGCCTCTGCAGATGCTGCACCAACGAAAGAGATCGTCATTGCGTCACCGTAGCCGCTGCCAGAAACGCGGCTTTAACCGTGTCTATGGTGCGATCCGGATTAGAGAGAGCAGGCTGAATCGTCTCGTTGAGAGCGTTTGCTGCCCATGCGTCGGCCGCTGATGTGCGGGCTGCGTCCGATTTCTGCTGTGCAAACTGCTCCGCTGTCAGGTCTTTGAACGGCCGTCCGCCGTCAAGCCGGTAAAACGAATCAATCGTCTCCGACTGATCGCCACCGAGGATCTGGGCGATGCCAGTGATCACAGCATGCACTCTACCTGCAGGTCCTGGCTGTGTGGTGCGAAGGTCGCCGCCTTCCAGCATAAGGGCTTTAAGGTCTCTCAATCCCGCCTGCATAGCACTAGACAACTGCCCAGCCTGCAGCATCTCCTGCAATGTGCCGAACCAAGCCGATCCGTCGTAGGCAAGTAGAGCGGGGTCACGATCTTGCCGCAGCCACCGCCGGACAGAGGGCGCCGCGATGTTCGAGCGGCTGAGCGTCTGCAATGTTGCGACGATCTCAGCGTCTGTTCCTGTCAGCCCAAAGGATTGTGCGGCTTCAATGGCGTTCATGCGGCGGATTCCTCACTGCGGTCACTACAGACTTGTTTCACGATGCTCGTGTTGATGACGATTGACAACAGAGTTTTGTCAAGAGTCTTGCCCATTTCAACGATCATTCCTGAATTATTGGTTCAAACACAATTCACCATAACCATAGTCCCATTGGTTCACCTAGTTTCAGTGCGTTCTCAACAAGCTCCGCTTTCATTTTCTCGCCCTCCTGGACTAGATCGGAACCATCATAACTAATCGAACCACCATCTGGAGTTGGCATTCCTTGTATTTTTCTGCGAGAATGCCCAAGGACACATTTTGCTTCAGCCAACATCATGTCATAACAGATTTTTCTTGCCTGAGGACTTCGAAAATGATCGATAACAGGCACATACATTACCACCACCGGGAACGCGCCCTTTGGAGTCGGATACAATCTAATCATCTGATCCTTAGCACTGAGAGAATCACCTTGAGCATTACTGACACCCTCATTGATGACTTCCCAATGTCCTTCTGTGCCAAGGATTTTCTGGGAGAATTTTCTATAAGCCTGCAATAAATGGTAATCAGTCAGTATATTCTGTATACCAGATATATTGCCGATATTGAACAGAAATGATTCAGCACCGAAAACATCATCAATCCTGGTGGTGACTGGGTCCCAGCTGACTTGTTGAATCCAGTAAGCATCGTGTGGTAGTGGGTATGTCGATTGTAATGGGCTGGTATAGAACAAGCCCAGTTTCTGTTCTCTCGGGAAGTATCCAGCTATGAAATCCCCAGACACTTTCCAGATAGTTTCCCACTGGTCTTCTGTTATTTCTACTTCGACTACTGGATGTCCTAGTTGTGTCAGGACATATTTTTTCATCGGCTCGCTACGCAGCTTTAGGACTGATGGTAGGTCTGCTGGTGCTATTATTGCCATTTTCGATCGTTTTCACAGAGGAAAGTGGTATCCCTTGTCCCCATATGTAACACCAGAATATTCTATTCTAAATATTGAATAGATTATGTCTGGTGGTAATGTGCTGAGTTCTGTCTCTATGGTTGTCTTCAGGTTCTTGACTCCGCTGTCTATCGTTGACACTGGGCCTGTTAAACATGGTGAAGAACCTGGACCGTCGAGTGTTTCTCCGGCGTGTATTAGTTGTTTGTCCGGATGTGGCTGTGTATTATTGGCTCCGGCATTGTAGAAACCGGTTATCATTGTTTGGGCAGGTACTTCACCGATTTGTGGTTTTACTGCTAGTCCTGCTGACATTCCTCCAAAGCCGCTGCTTGTACTTTGTGATAATTGTTGACCACCGCCTGGCGTCGCTAGATTCAGTGATGTGTTTTGACTAAGTGCTTCGTACATGTAACTGGCTATTTTTTGCATGTCTCGCCAGTTTTCGAATTTTTTACTCTTTCTTAAGCCAGATCCATGGTTTGGTACTATGCGGATATGTGCTGTAAACGGTACCCATCTTGCCATTTTATCACCTCATTTTGGAATATACGGTATTTTTGATTTATTTTCATTGGCGATATAATGGGTGTACGTTGCTTTCGCATGGTCCTAGGATTATTCTGTCTCTGGAGCTTATTAGGGTGTTGATTAAGTTGACTATCTCGGATTGATCTGCTGGGTCGTTTGGTATGTTGTCGGTTTTTTCTTTTATTAGTAGCAATGTTTCTTGTAGTGCTTTGTCGTTTGTGGCCGTATCGACTATCGTTGATATTAGCTCTTTCAGGTCGGTGCTTATTACGCGTTCTGATACTGCACCGGTTTGGAATGCTTCTTCTGATATGCTGTCTTTTTGGGTTGTGTACAGTGTTGATGCGACGTAGTTCTCGTTTGTGACTTTTACTGTTCTGTTTTCATCTTCTGCTATTAGAACTTGGTCTAATATTTGTGCTCTTTCTTCTGTCCATGATTGTGCGTCTGGTATTTCATATGCTTGGTATACTGCTTCTTCTGATTTTATCCTGACATACCATTGTGCTAGGCAGGTTTCTTCTGAGTCTGTAGCTATTATTTGGTATATTCCTGGTGCGTGATCTATGAATTGACATGTCCACATTGCTGCTGCGTTTGTGGCTTTGGTTATGTTGATCCCAGTCCCAACCACTGTGTCAGTTCCTATTTGGAATGTTTTCACAGTGGTTGGTGTTCCTTGGGCTCCGAACCGCACTGTTTGCGTTGTCATTTTTCTACTTGTTGTTTTAGACGGTTAAGCAGATCTGTGCATGTTGATAGGACGTTTGATGCTTTGACCATGGATTCTTGGCCAGCTGTTGCTAGTTGTGCGTTTGCTATTTGTTTTGCTCCTGTTTCCATTAGCACCATTATGTTCATGTAGTCGTTTTTGGTGATTCCTACTTGGATGATTTCGGGTTGTTCTGTTGAATCTGCTTGCGAGTTTTGCATTGTGGCTTCTCTTAATGTTTATGAATTTTGACCGTTGTTTGATTATTTACTGATTGATTATACCGGTTCTGTCGGCTGTTCAACTGGTACTATTGGTTCTACTGGCGGTTCTGGCGGTTCTGGCGGCTGTTCAACTGGTGCTATTGGTTCTACTGGCGGTCCTGTCGGCTCTGTCGGCTCTGTCGGCTCTGTCGGCTGTTCAACTGGTGCTATTGGTTCTACTGGCGGTCCTGTCGGCTCTGTCGGCGGTTCAACTGGTGCTATTGATTCGACTGGCTGCTCTGTCGGCGATTCAACTGGTACCACTGGCTCTGCTGGCAGCTCTGTCGGTTCTGTCGGCGGTTCACCTGGCTCTCCTGACTCTCCTGGCTCCATTGGCTCTATTGGCGGTTCAATTGGTTCTGTTGGATATCTATCTCCAGTTAAAACAATTGACCCACCAACTAACTCATATGGTACTGGGGATGAGACTTCTTCAGCTTTTATGATTCCAACAGAAGCTAAAAAGGTTCCCAAAGACCCATGATATTTAAATAATTCAACGTCTCCGCCAAGATGGACAATGCCGTCATAAATGCCTGGTGGTGCTAAGAGCCTTAGTTCATTCAATATTTTTTGGGCGTCTTCGACTTTATATCCGGGAACGTTCCACATCATTTCCCGGCCCATGTCATATAGTCGTTTGATTTCTTCTGAAACTTGATTTGCGAACAATAGCATTGCTCTTGCTCGTTCGCGATGTTCATTCTTTTGTTCTTCTACTTGAAATAGTGACATATTTATCTCCAATTGTTAGATTTTATAAATGGATTGGTTGGCACCCAGACACCGTTTTGTTTTATGTAATGACCTTCAGTTTGTTTCCATTCTCCGTTATTTTTGACCCATGTCTGGGAAAGCTCCGATGTTGTTTTCGGTGACTGTTGACGCATCGCGAACATTCCGCCGCGACCCAGTTGGTACAGGCTTCGCACCTCATTTGCCGACAGGGCGCGATTCCAAACTCCATAATCCGCGCCTAGTCCATTCAACTGCTGAAATGTGTTTTGCCCACCTGAAAACCACAGCGCGTTAGTCGAATTACCAAATACGCCAGTTGCTGACACCGTACTGCCGATCTGTAATCCATTTAAATAAACACGCATGGACGATCCATCCCAAGTAGCCACCAAATGCTGCCATCCCGCTGAAATCAAAACCCCTGTACTGAGCGTTCTTAAAGTGCCGCCGGTTGTTAGATAAAATGTGATTGCTGATGCTTCGTGCATTAAAATGAACCCGGAACCGCTCCATTTTGACATGTATCGCCGTTGCCCTGATACAGCGCGATCCGATATCCAGCAGGCGAGCGACAGCGATGAAAGTCCGGCGTATAGCGCAGGATTCCCACAGTTAACAATGTCATTTGAACCATCAAAATCCAATGCGTATTTCCCACCACTCACCACCCAATCCGTCGCCGCGTCCATGTTTGTGAGCGTGCCGTGGTTTTTATATGGTCCGTGATCTATTAATCTAGTTCCTGTTGGGCCCAAACTAGGACTCCATGCTCCGACTACACCTTTCCATAAATTTGGATATAATGGCTCCCCATCTCTTGGGGCGAAGCCATTGTGATAGCTAGGTTCGATTGGTGGTCTATTAATTAAAGACGCTCTATCTCGGCGTATTATTGTTGTTGGTTGTGTGAATGAATATATTCGTCTTCGCGGTTTACGTTGCAACATTCCACCGCGACCAAGTTGATAAATATTCGTTATCTCATTAGCGGTTAAACCTCGATCCCATAAGATAGCATCAGATACTAAGCCATCAAACGAATATGTTATATTAAGCACAGGTAATCTAGCACTATTTCTACCTATGAAAAAATTATTTGTTCCAATCGCTGTAGACTCTGAGTCATGAATTCGAATATTGTTTTGGTAAAGTTGATATCGAGAGCCATTATTCACAATAGTAAAAAGATGCCATGAAGCACGATTAACAAGCGGCGAAGGAGTGGCTGTAGCTCGACCTGTTCGCAACACCTCCATATAAATCATACCATCAGTCCAAACATAATGAGACCCAAAATTCGAGCTATCTTGAGCAAATGGAGGAGATGTCCTAGATTGACTTGTTGGTGTTGCCAGCCTTAATTTACACCAGCACGACATTGTAGCTGCATTAAGAGGTTGTACCGACCCAAGACTGCAAAAATCATCAACTCCATCAAATTCTAGTGCATATTGCCCATCGCTAATAATCCAGTCATTGGCCACGTCCATATTAGTAAGTGAACCCCAATTATTGCTGCGACTGACATCATATAATCTCGACCCAGTCGGACCAAGAGATGGCGACCAATATCCAACTACACCATCCCATAATTCTGGATTGTTAGATTCATCGTAAGTGCCATAATTACTCCAATCTGGTCTCATGATAAAGTGTCCACTATTGCAGGGTATATCGGCACAACAATTAATCGAGAATCATTATCAATTGGTGTCGTTTCATTCCGAATAGCCTGCCCGAGATTATTATCGACGATCGGAGCAACATACCTCCCGCGAGGATACCATACAGACGGGTCTTGTGTTAGAACAGTATTGCCATCTGGTGTTGCGATAAGAGTAACCACTGGTCGTGGGGCTTGTCGCAGGTTCGCATCTAGCGTACCTAGTGTATACGCCCCATCTGAACCAGTTACTTTTGCTGGCCATAAGGTGTTATTATATGATGATACCAAATATGCTTCCACAGTCAAGCCAGCAGTAGGTGCCGTACCAGTTTCAATCGAGAGATAAACTAGACAGAATTCGGGAAGTAGGAAGATATTACCAACGCTCAACGCTAGGTCCGCAGATTGCCCTTGTTGTGCCGACCCATTAGCGAGGTTGTTGAATGACAACTCCCTAGTGACCCCAGTTGCTCCGGGTTGCCCCCAAACAATTGCTGTGCCTTGTACGGTGCCAGAGAAATCAGGTAATGCCATTTGTTATACCCTCTCTATTTTGTATATTAAACTCATAAACTATCCTCAACAGATTCTTCTAATGGAGTTAATCGAATTACCATATTTTCCGCACTAGAATGAAAAGCCGCCCCACTGCGATTATCGATTACCAAATTAACATATGGGCCTTTTGGAAACATTAATCCGACAAGAGATTTTTGAATCGTTGGGGTTGCTATAGCTGAACATATGTGAGCCCCAAGAAATTCCAATTGGCGAATAGCCACATCAATGTCATTATTATATCCAGTATATGGGGCGTCATTTCCGCTGGTATTGCCTTGCCCAGCACCGTTTTCATTAGTATATGATGCGTAAAAGTTTACAGAATTCCCTGCCGTAGGGGTTGCCGCCATTTCTAGTTCTACGTCAACTTTCCATCTTTGGGCCCATTTTGGACCAAGGAATAGGGTTTGAGTCTGTCTAGCACCCGCACTAGTGCCGTTGCCATTAGCAAGGCTGGTGAGTGTTACTACGGCATCACCGCCTGATGTTTTAATTGTTTTCGGGGTGCCCGATTGTGTTTTTGAATAGTCTGGTAAAGCCATAATAATTATCCTACTAAGTTAAATTTGTATAAATTTGAGTGGTGACAGTTTGCCCTGTGGTCGATCTCCGAACGCACTTTGCAGAGCAGTTCATCGGCTGCCATTTGAGCCTGAGTTGCCTGCGGGATTGGATTGGTTGCAAAAATGCCGTCTGTCATGTTGATTATGTTCCGTATGCGAGATCTGCTATCTCAATAATTACAACCCATCGCCATATTTCCGATGCAATTCCAGTCACAGAAAACTGTACTGCTTCATTTGTATCGTCCGCAGTAACGGCGAGATCAGTGCTCGCATTGTCTTCGTGGTCTGTGCCAATCGTTTCCACATACACCAATGTGGTGGTACTGCCAACTCGTTTGATTGCGCCCTTCCGGACATAATGGGCAATGGCTGATCCGTCAGATTTACTACCGATAACATTCGCGATAAAACCCCAAACCTTACCAGCAGGAAGTACCGGGCGAACGCTTTGATCGCTACGCAAAAACAAAACAGCGGGCGTTGCATCTGTTGTTTTGTTTGATGCGATTAGCCGCAAATATTGAGCGTCACCATTTGCCGAAAAACGCCATCCTGCGTGTGCTCGCGACGCATACAGGCCCGCGACTGCATGCCGACCAGTCGCAAATGAAACATCTCCGCTTGCCGCATCCGAATCGCCAATAGCTGCCGACGCAAATCCTGTTGCACTGGAAGCGATACCCATTGCAAATGTATACGCAGACCCTGTACTGCACCACGCGCCAGCAGCAAGCGACGACGATCCCAATGCCACCTGAGAGGCAGCACTTCGCACTGTCTGTAGGTCAACCGCGTTAGCCCCGCGTGCATTTCCGCCTGCAGTTGTGCCGTCTGGGACTTGCAGCGAAAACGCCCCTGAACCCTTCGGCACGATACTCACGGAAACATTCGTGCTGCTGCCAGTCGCCTGCAATGAAACGTGATTAACAGTATTATTGGGTGAGGTCGTGTAATTGACTGGGATCTCAAAACCTTGAACCCGCAAGACGCGGTCGCTGCCGCCCGCCGAGCCTTTTTCAGTCGCGATTGTACAAACGTTACCGGACCAGCCTATTGACAACCGCTCGTAGGAGGTGCTGCTCGTGAATGTATTGTAAATGCGGTAGGTTTGTGGATTTGTCGCACTTCGCTGCTCTAAAACCTGCGGCGAGCCAAACCCTAATAATGTAACGCTGCCGCTTATTTGAATTCCGCCCGAAGAATTTAATTGCAAATTATTTACTGCGCTAGCATTCGTCCTGAACTGTATAAAACCACCAACGTTATTGTCGATGTATAGGTTGGCGCCGAATACGGAAACCCTGTGGTCATTGGTCCCAGTACCGAGTCGAATGTCTGCAGAATTAAAATACTTGATCCCGAGAAACCGTTGTGTGTCTGTCGTCACCACACCCCGAGCGGTTGCACTTGCGTCTGGTATGTTGAGTGTGTGAACAGTCCCCTCACTAACAATGTTAAAGTCAGTGCCAGCGGCCCCAGTGACAATAGTCTGAGGGCTCACTGTAAGACCATTCAAGGAGGCAATACCGGTAGCATTAATGTTCCAACTTCTATTAGCCGATAAATCGTAGCTAACATTATTAATAGTGATAGTTCTAGCCTCTGGGACATAGTTCGTTAGCCCAACCGCTTCTTGGTACTGGAAATAGATATCCCCATCTGAACCACCGCTTGGTTCAATCGTCCCTGACGTAATTTTGGGAACGACGACACCGTCGGCGGTAATAACGCCGTTCTTGTTGACAGAGAACTTACTGGCATTGTTGACCAGCAGGTCTATGAGTGTACTTCCACCACCAGAAGCTATATCATTGATATTAGCTTTGATGCATGTTAAGTCAACTCCGGAATTATTCCATGTTGGGGCGAATTGTATTGTCATATCAAACTCCGTAAGCTAATTCTGCGCCACTAACTACTGCTATCCACCGCCAGGTCTCATTCAACACACCGGTTACAGAGATTTCAAGAGCGTCGTTTGTGTTGTCAGCTGTTATTGACAAATTGCACAATGATGGATTATAGTCAGTACCTATTGTTTCTGGTGTTGCTTCTAACGATGTTGTACCACCGACATTTTTAATATCGACTGTGCGCCTAAATCTAGCTCCTACCGATCCGTCGGACTTGAACCCCTTGATCATTACATCTGCAGACAAACCTTTACCCGATGGAATCGTCAAGCGAGCAGATGAACCATTTAGAAACAAGGTCACTGCGGAATCGGTTGTGGTTTTGTTACGGAGAACAAATTCCACTGCTTGACAATCGCCGGCGGCAGCAAAGCGGCCGGAAGCGCGGGCATCCATACCGTAACGATCTGCGACTGCCCGATAGCCACCAAACACGGATGAATATGCTGCCGATGCAGTATTTTCGCCGCCGCCAATTGCTGCGGCATCTTCGCTTTGAGCGCGATTGAATCCACCACCAGCCATCGCCCGCAGACCCGTAGCCTCGGAATATCTGCCCCCAAGATTTGCGGAATAACCTGCACTTGCGATTCCTTCTGCCCCGGCAGAAAACGAAAAATCACCCGTGGCTTGTCCGAAAATACAGGCCGAATTATTACCACTCGCCCGCACTGCCGACGGACCAAGAAACGACGCACTCCCGCTCGCCACGTCTGCGGCTGCACTACGCGATGTTGTGCGCAGGTCAACAGCGTTTGCGCCCCTCGCATTGCCGCCCGCAGTCGTGCCATCAGGCACCACCAGCGAAAACGCACCCGATCCCTTCGGCACGATCGACACCGAAACATTCGTGCTAGCACCAGTCGCCTGAAATGAAACGTGATTAACAGTATTATTGGGTGAGGCCGTGTAGTTGACTGGGATCTCAAAACCCTGAACCCTAAGAACGCGGTCGCTGCCGCCCGCCGAGCCTTTTTCAGTTGCGATTGTGCAAACGTTACCGGACCAGCCTATTGACAACCGCTCGTATGATGTGCCGCTGGTATCTATATTGTATATATGTAGCGATTGCCCAGTCGTGGCGTTCGCTAAAGAAATTATATCACTCGAATTTCCTAATTTTGAATTTAAAAGAATCCTTCCAGCGGCTGCAGAAGTACCGGCACCTACACCACCGCTACCGCCAGCAAGCACTACATTCCCACCAGCCCCATTTGTAGTCGCGCCGTCACCACCATTACCTGCGGTAATTGTGATCGTACCGCCCAAACCGCCTATTCGAGTGCCTGATGCCGATACCGCAGCGCCACCATTACCAGCAGTTAGTCCTATTGATCCACCGACGCCGCCAGTAATAACTCCAGACGTTCCGGTGACCGCACCACCAGCACCACTAGTTATTGACAACGGACCACCGGATCCTCCTGTTCCACCAGCAGCGCTAGCGATATTACCACGCGCTGTGATAATATTGATAGCCGCTCCAGTGCGTGCAGTACTCGACGAAGTATGTGTTGAACCACTACCAGTAGATATTGTAATAGGACCACCGACATAATTACCAGCACCACCACTATTAGACGGTGTGAATATGTTCACAGCACCACTATCAAATAAAAACACACCGCCAGGAGCACCATTTGATCCTGCGCCAACGACATTTACACTCCCAGCCGTTGCAGACGCACCGCCGGGATTTCCGGCGTATATGGTGACACTGCCGCCAGAACTAGCCGTACTGCCAGTATTCGCCCCATTCCCTGCCCCAATCACCACCGATCCACCAATGCCTATGGGGAATGGAGATCCCGACCCTGATGACGCAGCGTTTCCAGCTAGAACTGTGACGTTTCCACCCGCAGCTGCAGTTACACCAGTACTGCCAGCCACAGCACCTGCAGCTGTTATAATAATAGACTGCCCAGCTAAAGATGAATCAACTTGTGTCGGAGCACCACCAGCTATTCGTAATGCCTGATCGACCGGCCCATATAAGTGTGTTATTTCACCTAACCCAGACCCCCAATTCAACACAGCCGTGAGAGTTTTGGCTCCTGCAATCGTCTGTGATCCAGTAGTAATCAGCCCTCTCGCAGTCGTACTCGCGTCCGGTAAATTAAAGGTTATACCAGAACCAGACTGACTTATATTGAAATCAGCACCAGAAGAACCTACTGAAAAATTTACAGGAACAGTGGAGCCGTTAGACAAAATAAGCCCACTTTTATTCACAGAGAATTTGCTAACGTCATTAACTAACAGATCTATTAGCGTGCTTCCGCCACCAGATGCTACATCGATAGCGTTAGCCTTAATGCACGTCAAATCGACGCCAGACTCGTTCCATGTTGGGGCGAATTGTATTGTCATATCAAACTCCGTAAGCTATTTCTGCGCCGCTAACTATTGCTATCCACCGCCAGGTTTCATTCAATACACCAGTCACCGATATTTCAAGTGTATCGTTTGTGTCATCCGCTATTATTGATAGGGCACATCGCAATGGATTATAGTCAGTGCCTATCGTTTCTGGTGTTGTTTCTAACGATGTTGTGCCACCGACATTTTTAATATCGACTGTGCGTCTAAATCTAGCTCCTATTGAGCCATCTGATTTAATACCTTTTATCAAAACATCTGCCGATAGCACTTTGCCGCTCGGTATCGTCAGTAGCTTTGCATTTCCGCTGCTAAAATCTCCAGATCCATCAACAGATGAACTAGACGACATCCTCAAGCTTACCGCCGAATTCGTTGTTGTTTTCCCGCCGAGAACAAACAAAGAAAACTGGCATGAACCAGTCGCTCCACTAAACGCACCAGATGAATGTGCGAATTGTGAAGGTCTGTTTGAAAGAGACCGAAATCCGGTGGATAATGCACAGTTTCCTGAGGCTTGGCTTGAATTCAAGCTTACAGACGCTCTTCCACTAGGTTGGTTGCCTTCCCCAATGCATCCAGCGCTTTGTCCAGTAACAGAGTTGTTTACACCATTTAAACAACCGCCGTTTAAACCTGTAACTTGATTATTTTGTCCGCCGCCAATAAATGACTGAGTACCGCTGGCGACAGAACTACCGCTACTACGAACCGTTTGCAAATCAACTGCATTCGCACCTCTAGCGTTTCCACCAACCGCAGTCCCATCTGGTGGTGGACCTAGTATAAACGCCCCAGTTCCTTTAGGGGTGAGCACTAGATTCATATTAGCCGCACCAGTTCCAGCACTTTCCGCTGCTATCTGAGCGTATCTAGTTGAGGAATAAGTGCCGAACTGGAGAGCTAATCGTTCGTAGTTTGAAGTGTCAGTGAAGGAGTTGTAAACTCGAAAGGTTTGAGTGTTAATTGAATTGATCTGCTCAACAACGTTAGTAGGATTAAAAATCGGTCCACGTAAATCTAACCCGGCGCTATGTGTCCTGACTAACACGTAAAACGCAGCGACACCGGGTGTAAGCGCTAATGTCTCAGCACCATTACTAGAAAATCTGATATGCCCGTCGAACCCTTGACTATTTAATCCTGTGTTCGTATCTGTGCCGAAGCACAGTCCAGGTGTCACAATAGACCCATTAGGTACAGATACCTGACTACTGAATGTCTTTGTCCCCGCAATCGTCTGCGATCCAGTAGTAATCAACCCCCTCGCAGTAGCACTCGCATCTGGTATATTAAAAGTATGAGTAGTACCATTACTAACAATATTAAAATCAGTCCCAGTAGTACCAGTCGCAAACGTTTGAGCAGAACCCGTCAAACCATTAAGAGAACCAAGAGCCCCAATACTAGAAGGAGTAATGGTGGCATTCGCGGCAGCAGTCAAACGCCCCTGAGCATCAACAGTAAACGTAGCAACCTGGCTAGAAGACCCATAAGAATTAGCGACAACAGTCGTATCAGCAAGATTAAACGTTCGATTAGAACCCAAGTCACCGCCGCCACTCAAACCTGTCCCAGCAGACACAGTCCTGGTTTGAGGAGTGTACGTGGTCGATAAAAAAGTAGTCAAATCAGTCTGATTACTGATAGACCCAGAAATCGACCCCCAAGCAGCAGTAGTATCGGTGATCTCGACGTATACAGAACCACTCCAACGATAAGTCCTCCCAGAATCTATAGCAACATAAATCTTACCAGGTTCACCAATAGGCGGAAAAGCAGCAAGATTAGAATATTCCAAAACATCATCAACATACGACGGCAACTGATCCGCCGGAATGAGACCACCAACCAAATCGGCCTTCAAAGACAAAGCACCATCAATATACGTGGAATCATATACACTAAGTAAAGACCTCACCTCCGAAGGAGTGAGAATCTTAGCATTAGACTTAACCTCTGTATTATTGCCAAGGAGTGTATTGGCAGCTAAATCTAAAACAGCAGAATATGGGAAAGCAGTTAAACCCATTTATATCTCCAGCCACGAGTTAACATATATTTGAACGGCTGGCGAAATATATACAAAAATGGCCCAGCTTACACTGGGCCATAAAACATCAGCAACCAAAACTAGACCATCACATCAGCAGTCAAATCACGGGCATCCTGATGCAAGTCTCTCGACAGGCCAGCAACAGTGTTCTCCAGAAACTTGTCATGACCAATCTGGAACGCAAAATCAACATCAGTCAGATTAGTCTGAGCATTAGAGAAGGATACCTGATCCTTCAAGCCAACTACAATCGGGAAGCCACGGCCAGCATTATGGCGAGCTTCACCCATGTAAGTGCTGAAATCAGAGACAGATGTGTCTCTGGACTTAACCTCAACAAGAATCTCATGAGCAGGAACGCTCATTACAAGCGGACGGAGGCGCTTAATCAAAGCAGCCACGGATTCGTGACGGTGCATATCACGATAAGAACGAATAGTACGATGCACTCGAATGTCGGTATTCGCAGGTTGTGCTGACATTTTGAAACTCCTGAACATTGTTACTAACTGCCAAACTATATTATTTTTGACAGAAGCTTCAAAATGTGTTAAGTACACCAACCCAAAAATGGTGGCCGGTTGCTAGGATTTGCACCCGCGACCTACGATCCGTTAGATCGTCGCTCTAGACTACCCTCTAGGACTAATAGTCCTAGATTGGCTCCATTCGGCTGAGCTAAACCGGATGAGAACTCATTGAAGGATTCTCATTCTTCCACCTTACACATTTGGAATGATCTTAACACTGGCTACAGAAGGAGACACCACCTTCTTTTCCTCAGAAATCACTCCCTTCTCCATCAACTTTTTCTTCAGCTCACCAGACTTTGATAAAACATCCTCATTAATCTTCAACACCAGCTTAGAGCTACCTTTAGAAGGTGAGCTAATAGTAATCTCACCGACACCCTTCACCACAATCGACTTCTTAGCACCAGCAGCATATTCTCGAAGCTTACCCTTCAAAACATTCAATCTTTCCTCGGCCTTGTTGTAATCGCTAAATACTTCAAACGCCTCTTTAGCGACTTCCATCACTTCAGATTCCACCTCAGATTCAATCATCGCAATACCCATATGAAAGAAATAAAAATCACAAAAAGAGTTACAACACCATTTCTAGAAGCAATACCGCCACAAATAGAACACTTCGATGCATATATTTACGCAGTGGTGAAAAGAAAAGAAGGGCTAAACATACCAGAAGACAAATACGGAATAGACGTGAGAATAGATCCAGCAACACTAAACTGGAAACAAAAAACAATCACAATCACAATACCACTAAACATCAACACAGGGATAAAAACAATAAACGACCTAGAAGAAACATGGTTCGAATCGCTAGAAGCAGCATTCATTATGATGATGCACAACGCATTACCATAAGCTAAATCCTATTCGCCCTAGTAATAGTATGATAATATCTAACAGGCCTAGGACCATATAAACTATGATCACCAGGACCGTAAACACCAGACGACTGATAATGCAAAAAAGCAGTAGTCAAAATCGGCTTGCCCCTATAGGCCAAGTATAAAGCAATCAGCCTCTCAAAAACATGCGGAGTCCAAAAACCAATATCAGTCAACCGCAGCTTACTAATAATATTATATAACCTATTACCAAGATAATCAAAAGTAGCACGAGAACACGCGAATTGATGCGAATAAATCATATTAGGCTGAGTATCCATAGCCCACTCATAAATCTCACCATCATACTTCTTGATAATATCCCAGACAAAAATCTCATTATCAAAACAATGAATCATATACGGATCATACTTAGGTATCAAATGAGCATCAGTAGGTACAAACCAATCTTCCCATAAACCACCATAGGCAACAGGAATAGTCAAAGCGATAGAAGAATGAGGATCGGCGTCCAAAGAATCATTCAACCTCCTCCAAGTCTCACCGGCCTTGAAATGCAAATCAATATCGGAATGCATAATAGCCACATGATTGTCGCCAATTAGCTCATTAGCATGCTCCCAAATGGTCAAAATAACCGAGGATTCAAATAACGCAGAATTCCAGGAAGCATAAGTCGGATAAAAATCACCAGCCTCAGACAAATCAGAACTTTTATTCTTAGTCACACCACATGAAATCCTCCTGCTATCAACGAGCTTAGAATTGAAAGCCCTCTTAGGCAACAAATCAGCAGATTGCGGATGTAGCAAAACAAAAGATTTAATCATTTCAAACCAATCGAAAAGTCAGAAACCATGAATCAGCTGTAAGCCCTGCTCCCTATCAGTCCTCAGAGCGACCTTGCTCACACCTGTAGCCCTCAAATTCACTTCCAAACCATCATTAGCTTCAAGACTAGTCGGAATATAACTAGTCAACTCCTTATCAGACCAATGCATATGTGTCCCGAGCATCTCAGGAAACCGCAACCGCCATTTATTATGAAGATATCTCAAATATGGCCAGTATTTACCAGACATACTGGCAGAATACTTCCCATAATGGACAATAGGCAAATGAGCACAATAAACCTTATAAGCAGCAGCACGAGCCTGTAAACACATATCGACACCATAAAAATGGAAACCATGAAACATAGAATCAAACCTTAAACCGGTCCTTTTGTTGACAGCTATCAAGCACTCGTCAGCACAATGAACAGTCGTTATATCCTTAATACCATCCCAATAAGGCGGCTTACCAATATTCTCATCACTATCCCAAACAGACCCAACAGCAACAGTATCAACATCAAGAGAACCGCCCCACCGACCTATGTCTTTCCTACCATACTTCAGTGAAATACCAGCAGTACCAATGATACCCCACTCATCAGGAATAACACTAATAATATCGCTCAATATATAGAACCAATCAAACAACAATCTAACATCCTGATGAGCAAATATTACTACATCTGATCTGGCTACATCCATACCAATATTCAAAGCATTGCTGGCAGAATATCTGTTGCCATTGTTGATAATGGGTATAATCTCAATATCATGCCCACTGCGGCAAGCATTCATAGAACTGAGAAGACATTTCTCAAACACGTCAGGCCTGGAAACACAGCAAACAATCGAAAAATCAGGCATCTGGCAAAACTACCATAAAGGAGAAATCAAATGGCATCGAACATAACAACGATCACCAACGTCTCACGCCAACTTGTCCCGATACTCATCAACAGCATCGACGCGACTAGCTCACAAGTCGGGTCAGACTTGATTGCCGCTAAATCAGAACAGACATTCATACAACCAGGTGCCGAAATCAACGTCGAATCGAACCGTGTCGACCTAGCACAATTAGAACAAATGCGAAGAAACGGTCTGATAAGATTCGTGTCCCGGTAGTATCTACATGCTGTTTGTGGAAAATGAAATAACACCAATATTAATGGTGTCATACCATAGGCCAAACGACTTTAAAATATCCCTAAAATCAGTACTAAACAACACAGATTGCCCATTTCATCTGACAATCCTCGACAACTCATGTGGCGGTCTGGATAGCGAATTAGACTCAATACAAGCAAGCAATGTGACAATATACAAGAGCAGCACCAATATAGGGAAAGCAGCAATAATAAATAAAAAATTCGCAGAAATGGTCGGAAACAGCACACACTTCATAACAATAGACGCCGATGTAGTAGTGCCAAAGAAATGGCTAACAGAGATGAAAAGATCATACTACTCTGTGAGGAAAAACAACAAACCAGGAATAATAGCACCAGCAATACTCAGCAGCCTACAAGACTCCTGGCCCAAACAATTAGAGAATAATAAACTAACAATGCACCAAATCGGCGATCTAAGAGAAGTGAAATATTACAATGGACTATACCAAAACAGATATAACGCCGGACCATTGTTCCTCATAGATACCGAATTTTTCAAATCTGCTGGAATGTACTACGATAAACAATTATACGGGGCAGATGACGGAATGTTATGCAACTCAGCAACAAAAATGAATAGATTCCTAGGCATAAACAGCAACGTCTCAGTCTTACACTCGAACTTCGATAGTACACCAGAATACATGAACTGGAAGAAAAGAAACATCACCAAGGACGAGGACCAACGTGGTCATTGGGATTGATGCTATAATCACTATAATACCTCGAAATGACTCTACTTTCAACAGCGACCACCCTATCAAAAAGCTCAGGTGTATACTTAGCCCAATATTTCGATGGCCTACCATCCAAATCTGAGTCATTCACCCTTTGTAAATTATCAATCATCTCTTCATCATATTTCAACCCGGACATTGATATTGCAGTTTTAATATCCCTAGCACCATTCTCTATTTTCGCGATGAAATCGATACCGCCAGGGACATACTGTATATATTGCTCATATAACCAAGTCACCCAGCCGTCTGGTTTATATTCAAGAACGTTGCTCACAAACGTTCGAAAATCATTAGACGCACAACTAGCGTCAAGCGGATGATTCATTTTCCACCCACTCTTCATCCTAAAGGCCCACACGGATTGGTACCACGTTATGGGATGTCTAATGATTGTAAATATAAATCGCTCTTTGTACCATTCTTCCGGATGGTGGTCGAGTAATTGTGGAAAATGACTATGCTGGTGCCCTATCATGAAGGTATTGGTGGTTCTCCTCAATATCGAGGACGCCCACATACCACCAGTCTTTGGAATATGAAGAAATACGAAATTTTTCGAAGCTAATGCCATCAGTTTACCATATTCTCAGCTTGTTGCGTGAAACCCACAGCAGATAATAAAGTATGCATTCGATTGTGATAAGTATGATTCTTCAATACTTCGCTTTGAATACTGCGCATATTCTCCAATCGTTCGCCCTCATTCTCAGAATAGTGGACGCATAAATCGACAAAATTCTTGGGAGTTTGTGAAACAATAGCCGATGGCAAAAGCCTCTTTAGACTCGGCACAGTATCATGGACCGGCAGGGCACCGCACAAAGCGGCCTTGAAAACACGCTCTGGCACATCTATAGCGTGACTATGTGTGTGTATTTCGGAAATGCAAGGTGCCACTCTGCCGCTATTCAGAAACTCGTTAGCCTGATCTTCCGGCAACGGTCCATTACAAATACCATCCGGCCAGTCACCCCACCCTCTAACAGAATAATTAATACCACGGTTCTTGGATTCAACAAGGGCCGGTAGCAAAAATGAGTCTATCGTCTTAGCCTTATATGCCCACCTACCGCCAAGATACACAATACCGACTGTTCTGTCTGATGCTGGCCTAATGTCTTTGAATATGGTCTTATCGCCAGCACACGGCATCGGGACCCACTGGACACCATGTTTAGTGGTCCAATAGCTCCAGATCAATCTATCATCTTCACCACCATAGCCGAACACAACATCAGGTTTTTGATTTATAGTCCACCTAATATTGTCTTTATTTTCATTAATTCCTGGAATGTCGATCGGGCCATATGGGTTAACATGTATAGCTACTTTGCAATTTTGCCTATTTGGAGGTATTGGTTGTTTATGCCCCGAACATCCAATATATAGGTCCGGGCCGAATGCCCTCCAAGTGCTTTCTATACCGTCCCATCTTCGTACTGTGTGGCCCTTGTCATGCAGAGCATTGAAAAAGCCATCTGTAATATACCCAAAAGCACCGCCGGGGCGGTTACATATAAGTACTTTCATTTGCAATACCTTTCGAAGGATTTTGAGTAACCATTGTTATTTAACTGAATATACTGCTTCTTGATCCTATCTTCCATCGATATTGCTTTTAATTGTGACTCTATTGTTTTATTCTTATTATGATGCTCGTTCCACCCATGTACACGTGGATGCCATAAGTGTAATAAATCAAATGTTCGTTTTTCTGACCATCGTGAAGAAGCTGATAATCTAGCGTAAAAATCGCAATCCTCACAACCATAACCCCAAAAATCTTCGTTAAACCCGCCGCACTTCCAGTAGTCGCTGACTGTGCAGGCCAATGAGCCACCTTCAAAATATCCAATTACTCTTTCGCATTGTACATCTTCGCTCACGATACCACTACTGTTAATCAATCTCGTCGAATCCTCATTCGCATATATCACTTTACCGCCAATATGGCATGCCCCAAAATCTTCTAAGTTATTCCAGATCTCTCTTGTGTAATGTCCTTGTACTAACATATCAGCATCATGTAAGACGACTTTTGATGTCAGAGAGTTATCAACACCGAAGTTAAAAGCTAGAGACTTGTTGAATAATGGGTTTTGTATTCGTGATACTAAATGATATCCGACTGGCTCATGTGCACTCACTTCTATTCTGGATTTAATGTCTTGTTCAATGAGCAATATGTTAATGACTGGAAATCTTTGCGCTCTAATATTATTGACCACTGAAATTATTGATTCGTTTCTCCCGGTCTCTCTAAATGGTATTATGTACGTTATATCATCCACTGCCGATCTATTAGTTGGCACAATGACTACCGGGGATCTGTTTTCAAATACTGCTTTTGCGTTTTTCAGATGTTGGTCTTTATTGTCTACGCTGGATTTTTCTGCGTGCGTTTTATAGAACTTATCTGATCCATTGACATCAAAGAAGCCTTTATCTTGCAGTCCCATCTCCCAGGCCTTTTGGGACCAATCGACGTGTTCCATTCCGTATGTGCCATATGACTCATCGAAGTAGCCACATTTTTGTAGCATTGAGTTGGTGAATGCTAATACAGCACCATGCGGTTTTGAGTTCGATTTTCTTACTATTGTTCCGTTTCTAGTCTCTTGTTCACCTGGTTTCGCACCATATACGCCGACTTGTGTGTATGTGAAGTGGTGCATATTAGTCCGACACATAGCATCAGCATAATGCTTCTCCCATCCGTTTTGTAATATCTCAACATCATCATTCAGCAATATGCCATATTTAAATCTTGATAAGCATCTTAGTAATCTATTGCTGTTGCCTGCTACTCCAATTCTCGCACTGTTTTTGATCACTGTGAAGTTATTTGTGACACTATCTAGATATTTGAGTAATTCGCTGTCTGTGCTGCAATCGTCGCTAATGAAGATTGTTGTCTTACGTAAATCGGTATATCTTATTATTGAATCTACAAGCCTTTTTAGAGAGTCACGTCTATTGTACGATAATATGCCGACTCCTATGTTGTTGCTGATCGGATAATGGTTATTCTCTAAGTTCGACTGTAATAGCTCTGTTGCGTTCGTCTGTAGCTTTCTGCCGACTATTTTTCCGACTTTGTTGTTTGACGTGGTTAGCCGTTGTTGTGATATTTTCTTGGCTTTAATTATTTCTTGCCTTATTTTCCTACGTTCGACGCTATTTTCTTCTGCTGGAGGTTTTTGTGGTACTTGTTCTTGTCTTTTTTGTATTATACGATGCTGCTTGAGTGGGATATTTCGCGGTAATGGTTGCTGTACCTGTTGAGATGATTGGTTGGCTAACTTGATAAAACCTCTCGACTTATAACGATCAAAATATTCTGGTAATACGACTTTTGAGTGAGGTTTTACTCTAATTACTATTCCATCCGGGCCTGTTAGATGGACTATGAAGCTGTTTGGGTTGATATATTCTGGCATTATCGCTTCGCTTCAATATACATCGGCTGAAACAAATTGGCAACTGGGTCGTGGTACAGGCGGAATCTTGTCGGTTTGAGGATTATATCACCCGAGTATGATCCAGCACCTCTAGCTATCGCGTCTATGATGCGGTCGTCGATTATTTCAGTTTTGATTACTTCCTGAACGTCGAACATTTTGCTGAAAATGTCCCTGACCATACCTGGGCTTGCCATTTTGTTATATGCAGTCTGAACGTCTACTAATGTCAATCTGTCTGATATTGTAAAGAAGAGTTGGGCTTGCTCGATTCTTATTAACTTCATCAGATATAAGACATTTTGCAATTTACTGTCACAGAATTCTAGGGCTGTCTTTGATAATTGATTGTCAGTTGTCAGATCAATGTTGTTGCCGTTCCAATCACCGTAGAGAACTACAATTTGGTCTTTTTCTGGTTGTCTATAAACAAGGACTGATAGGCCATCATTGCCGTAGTGTCTTATAACATAGCAGAAAACATTGTTAACGTGCTGGATTAGACTATCGGGCATGAATTTCGGATACGGCAGAACCTGCGGCAATTTAGATATACCAGATTCCGGTGTTTGCTTGCTTGTCGTGATGTTGTATGGCGTACTTCCCGTTCTTCGCACTGCGGATTTCCGATAGTTTGATTTTGTAGGTCTCTTTTTCTTGCTCTTGGCCCGACATAACGAAAAGCAAGTATGGGACACCGGCGAAAATTATGTGCAGATCGTCAGTGTCCTTATCATACTGTTTAATTACTCCGTGCCACGTCGATAACCAACGTGACCATATCACGTAATCACCATATTGAGGAACATACAATGCCCTAGGCCTGTAGTGAGCCAATGGCGGCAGATCAGCCTTCAGGCCTCTTAATCCTAGTGAGGCTGTGGGTGTAGATCTCATATCTGTACTCGTAACCATCTTTGATATCCCAGGTTATTAATGTGTTCTTTCTTGTACCACCAGTCCATTGCTTTATTAACGGATCAACCCACGTTAATCCATCTGCACTCTTTTTCATGGTAGCTGGTTTCATCAACTTACCATTAATTTCTAAGCTCTCGACCTCATCATCTGGTGATTCTAACCGTTTCTTAATTAGATCGAGTCCCTCGATAAGAATAGACCTTCTGCTCTTAGATTTAGTCTCTGAAGAAACCCGATATAGCACTCTATTACCATCTTCTGACTCTTCCAATAACGTCTGTATCGGAATAGATTGAGGTTTTAAATCACTATTAGGACCAAACTGAGCAACAACCGCCTGTATGTCGCTCAATGTATTAACCTGCACTGGTTTCAAAATCTCCTGACTCAACTTCTGACCTTCTCTCAGACGTGCTCGCTCCAGCGCCTCCATCAATCACTCTCCTATGCAAAATATCTAAATCATAGGTCTTCACACGACCTTTCCTAATCAGTTCATATACAACATGAAAACACGTTGCTAATCTATGCGAAACAAAAGTAATTATTAACCAATTTACAATGCTGTAATTAGTAGTGCTTGCGATTACAGGGAAAGCTGAAGGAAGTATGAACAAAGACAAGAAACCAGCCACCCAGACACTTGTACAATAACCGCAAGATATAAGCTTATCAAACCAAACCAATAGTGCTTGTAACCAGTTATCTTTTGGTGGCCCGTCTATTGGGTATATTGATTTCTTGATAAAATCTCGAAATGGTCTCATTATCTCAGACGAGGTGATAATTTCCGAAATTGCTTCAACTGCGACTGACATCAACAATATTGCGATGATTTCAGCAATCATTTAACTATCAGCCTGCAGTTCGGGTTGGAGCATTGGAATCTTTCTCTACCAGCAATATTTACAGTCATGATCACGTACCCACATTTAGTGCACTTCTTGCCAGAAGAGATATGCTGTCTAGAAGCAATTACTTGACGATTCTGATTACCAGTAGGTGCGGACTGTTTCCGAGCAGCACGAGATTGCCGCGGCTCTTTACGTTCTATCGTTTGTTTTCTAATCTGCCGTCTACCGCCACCGCAACACATATTATTACCTCTTATCAAGGTGATTTGCAGGGCGAATCTTGCGGTTAGTAACCGCCCGGGGTCTCAACGGTATGACCTGTCTGAGAACTATCGCAGAGGGCCTAGGGCCCTGACTCGATCGTTCGACTCTGATAGATGCAGAATTACCACACGAATTACAAGCCATAAACGCCTCCAATTTAATTTTGGACGAATATGGTTCGATGGTCTACCTCACTCGCGAAATCCTTCCACCTACACATTATGCAAGGCTCCAGATTTAGTGCTTTAATAACTGGCCTCTTATTAGAGGCGGATATATTGTGCTCGACAGCACCAATCCATTTATACGCATCATATTTAATGTGTTGGAACCAACAACCACCGATATTTTCAGAGCCGGATTTCGGTCTCAATATTCCAAGCTCGAAGCACGCAGAGGGAACAGCGACCCAGTCACGACTTGGGTGTGGTTTGAAAAATAACAGTGGCCATCTTTTTTCACCGATCTTGTCAGTCAATATCTGTGCGTCATAATTGACTTGATGCCACCACTCAGTAAATTTCGCTTTGTGTGGGTTTGCAAATAGGCCATCTAAGCTGAAGTTCTCGCCCTTTTTAGATTCTATGGCGAAAATGACTTTTCCAGTTACTGGGATTATGTCGGCGACACCCTCGACGACAGCAACGTCATCGCCTCTACCTTCAATTCTACGCCTCCTGAACTCGACGCCGGACCATTCCGTTAGTAAGCTTTTACAACGCCTTTCGTGATTTTTCGCGGTTGCTACGTTGCGTTTGCCCACCTTTGAAAAGGTCTCTTTTCTCTGTTTAATAATCTTTTCTACCAACTGCTCTTTAGTTAGTAACGATAACTCTTGTCTAGTCTTTTCTGCCCAATTCTCGGTCATGTGTTCTTCTCATTAAATAACCATTGAACAAATCCTGTTCTAGCTTTGCCGTTACTTGGAGTTACGCTATGGTATGCTGGGCTCTTTTTAAAATCACATAGAAATACCCTATTATAGGTTGGGACTATTTGATCCACCAAAACCAAATCATGCCTCGCGTTGTCTGGAAAACCGCCGCCGGGCGTTCTAGTGGATATTCTCTTAGGTGTTCCATTATAGACTAAACAATCTAGTCTTCCATTTGGGTTATCTATTTGCGGTGAAGAAGACGAAAGCTCTTCATCGACTCGCCATAATTGAAGCAAACCACCATCGCGGGCCTTCCAGCCCTTATTAAAGTACGATATTATCACCATGTCTCTTAATACTGAGTCAGTGTGGATCCAAAAACCATCGGCATTCGGCCTGTGGTATCTCAATTTTATCTCTGTTCCGGCCGGCGATCGTAAAGGAGTGCCAGTCAGATATGCGCAATACCTATGCCATTCGTGATCAAAGAACAAATCAGCACCAAAATCATCCCTTTGGGCGAATTTAACAGCTCCATCGTAGGGTAGAACTTTACCATCTCTGACCCTGTCTTGTTCAACACTGAAACTCAGATTATGGTGTGCTTTTATTAATTCATTCAATTTGTTCTCATTAAAGAAATTATCTAGGACAGCGTATTTTATGATCGGTTTGGCCTCTATGGATTCTTTGATATCGCGAACAGTTCTGTCTGCCAAGTATATTGGATTAATCCATTCGTCTATTGCAGCCATCGAATTTCACCGCATCTTTCCAATTTGTAATATGAGTATCGACTTTGTCGCCAGCTGGTTTTTTACCGGTCATATAATCGAAATCTTTCACATATTCTTTTCTTGATCTCTTAACTTGCCATTCGTTAAAACCATCTGGATATCCATCATACAATTCACCATGGGCATGGCCAGCTGAGCCATGATATAGAAACATGTGAGCTATTGGTTGACCCATTTGGATTGTGAATTCACCGGGCTGATTTAGCATGTATACCAGGCCAAAGTTACCGACATTCCACCATGCTTCTATCACAGCTTCCATACATGAATACTGTAAACCTCTGAGATTTGGGATGCCTTTGATGTATACGAAATCGCCTGGGTCATCAGTAACTGGTACGAACTTCGCTTGAACTGTAAAACTACCAAACGCAGCATGATTGTCTACTTCGTAGTGCGATGAGCGTTTGATATGTTCAATTTCTGCTCTACTATTGGTGTCACCGTTCCAGGTTACTTTAAATGTGCCGGGTGATAATATATAAAAGCCTAAGCTGTTTGCCATCGACAATGGCAGACAATGCCTAGCGTGATTGTGGGTGGCATAATTATCCTCCCACCATTCTCGATGCCGAACGGCTGGTACTGGAACTAAATCTTTATCGAAATCGTTATGTAGAAATACTTTAATTCGATTGCCCATTATTGAAATCCGCCGCTCGCTGTCCTGAGATATGTTATGATTGTCGTCTGGTCCATGTACTGTAGTACGTAATTGCTTGCGGCTTCCGCTTCTATATAGGCTTTAACAGGTGGATTATTGGCTGTATTCGGAATTGCTGCATCCACCAAGACTCTGTGTTCCATCGAGGTGGATAGGTGTTGTCTTAATGTAATATTCGGATCATCTTTTTTAATTATGTTCCCAAGATGATCTACGTTAAGGACTGCGACTCTTGCGATGTGAACGCCTATGGCCATAATATTCTCCTATTAACAGATTAAGTGATCGAATTTCAAACGCCGAAGTTCAGCTACGAGCTTGTGATAATTAGTTACTCTGTCTCTCATGGAGTCTGGGTTTTGCTTTTGAAGCTTCGTTGCGACAGTATATGTTGTACCAGTCAGCCATGGTAATATTGCCTCTACTGCTGTTATATCGTTTTTGAACTTTTCATATGTTATTCTCTTCCTGTCTAAGTCTTTTGATCGTTCCATCAAGTATCTTCGTTCATCTCTGATTCTTTTGAGGTTTTCGCGTAGCGTATCGATTGGTACGTGCACTTTAGCGGTCTTCGGCACTGAGTCCCATACTGCACATTGTCTCGTCTTCTGCACTATCAGATCTGATATATACTGCATCGCGATATTGTCTCTGAACACTAGCAGAACTTTGACCCCGTTGTCCTTGAGATATTCCCAAAAGTTTTCTTCTTCGTTTAAACCGATTATTTGATGGGCCATTATTTTGAATCCTGCGGCAACGTTTGCGACTTTATTGGTGCTGTTCCATGCTGCTGGTAGTGGCTTTGCGTTGAATAATGCGTCTAGTACTGATATTATATTATTTTGAATCAGGTGTTCTGGTACTAACCCACGTGATCCGCTTATTGGTTGCATGTGGTGGTTGTGAGTGGACGGGTTTATCGGCTCCACCATACATCTAACGCCTTTGCCACTGGCTATGAGAGATGATATCAGTGTTGAACCAGTGCGTGGTTGTGATAATATTACGAATTTGTTCATTTTAGATGCTCGAACGGTGGTATTAGATCGTTATATTCTTGCATTAGTCCGTTAACTTTATGTTTTAGTATAAGCTCTCTTATATCTTTTGTGGAGAATGTCGTGCTGCTAGATAATCTCTTATGAATATACATCCTGTTCTGCAACAATTTAGGACACAATGACAGATCTATGAGTAATAGATTTCTATGAAATATGTCTGAGCCATTATTATCTAGAAATTCTTTGAGAGCAACATGACTTTCTAATAATACTTGGCTCTTTTTGGGCCCTATACCATTGTATCCGTCGATCATGTCTGATCTGTCGCCTATTATTGCTTTTTGGACTGCCGGGTTGATCTTTGGGACTTCGACGGTTATCTTCTTACCTGGGTCGTATTGTTTCGATGATGAGAAGTAGAATGGTATCTGGATCATGTCGCTGTCTGATGAAATTATTATCGATTCTTGTGGGTGTATCGCTGATGTTGCGGCGTATATTAAGTCGTCTGCTTCCATCTCTTTTTTCAAATATTGCCTTACGTTCATATATGTGAAGAACTCTTGCGCCACGTCTGTCAATGATTTTAGTTCTTCAGATATGTCAGATTGCTGGTTTAGCGGCCTGTTTTTATAAGTTTTAAGTATTTTGCGACGCCATACGGTATTTCGGGGGGCGTCCCAAAATATGTGTATTGAAGATGGGTTAAATAAGTTCATCCATCTTGTCAGCTGTCTTAACAATATAGTGAAGCAATGATATTTTGATTCACTCCTATCAGATTTCATTGCCCATATTGATCGGTATATTGCGTTTCTGGCATCGATGAGTAAGTGGGTGCCGGACATTTTTTGCCTTATAAAGAAACGGGGCCTAAATAGGCCCCGTTCGTGGTTTATAGTTCGTTATTATGTTCAGTCATCCAGTTGGCTGAGGAGTTCGTTGATGTTATCATCATCGTCGTCGTCAACCACAGGCTTTGTGACTGTTTTCGATGGTTTTTCTGTGGTTCTAGCGGGCTTGGTTTCGCCATCATCGAGGGGCATTTCGTCGTCAAGTACGCTAGAACGCTTCGACGGTTTTTCCTCTCTTACGGTTTCTTGCTGACGATTCTTCAATCGCTGAGCTGCGTTTGGCTTAAGCTGCTCATCATCGTCATCATCGTAATTCCTCGCTTGCGGTTTCTTATCTGGCTTCTTGGTCTCGTCTTTGTCGAAGCCACCGTCACTATCGTCGTCACCATCAACGACCGCACTATAAATCTTGTCGATCTCTTTGAGGTCCGGGGTTCGCACCTTATCCCAAAGATTATGTCTAGACCATAATAACTTGGCGATCTTTGCTTCGTCTGGATCGCCGTCTTCATTTCTAATCATCGGGACCGGGGTACCATTATTGGTGATGAACTTACTAGTCTTGTAGCTGTTTTGTTTGCCAGCTTTCAAAACTTGGAGTTCATAAACAAATGCGGCATTTTCATCGAAGAAAATTCCATGGACTTGTGGGTCCTCCGGATCTCCAGCGTCGTCTCTCATTAGAGCCGCGGTCCATTGGTCTATTAGCGTTTTCGAGGCGTTGTAGAATTTAACTGTCCCTCGGAGTGCTTCTGGATTTCCTTGCCAGTTTGTAAAGTAGATGTTAACCATATGGTATGTGGTTGGCATCCATTCTTTTACAATCTTGCGGCGCTTCTCTTCGTCTTTATTGCCCTCTTCTTTCAACAGATCGAATCCAAAGTTGCATAGTTTGCACTTAGACCCATCCCAGACACGCGGGCAAGCGTGTGGCTGGTCTTTGATCCAGTGGTTGGCATGAGGTATGAAAAAGTTTTCCATACCTCTATTGACGACACCGGATTTTAGATTGTCACCCTTGTACAGCGGTGGTAGAATGAAGAACCTATACTTAATCGGTTCTTTGTCACTCTGCGCTTTTTCTGGTTTAAATTCGTCTGGGTCGCTATGCTTGCCAGACATCGTTTGCTTCAGTTTTTGGCGAATTGCGGCTACATCGTACTTGGACATGTTTTCCCCAGTGTTAACATCAAAAATTAGTTGGTTTTGTCAAATTCGGCTTTTTTGAGGCCCATCAAAGATCTGCATATTTCATGCTTCATTTCGACGGCCCTGAGCATGTGCCAGATCTTGCCAGCGACCATTTGTGCTTTGGCTAGCCGAAGATCTGCGTCCGTCAGGTTTTTGTCTTGCTCTACTATCACTTTAAGTTGCTCTACGCTTATCTTGACGCCATTATCAGATGCCTCCTTCTGGACGAATTGTGTTGCTTTACCACGACGGACTTTCAAATTTCGTTCAGCAACGGCGACAGCTAAACGCAATTCTGAATAGACCGAAGACCAAAACATATATTGTGCAGGAATGTCCTGCATCTGCTCTTCAAGAACTTCCATCTCGATTTCTAAATCATTTAGAACATCTACAGTAATCTTCTTCTTTTTAGTCGGGTCTTCAGGATCTGCGACCTGGAGTGTAACATCGAATCTGAATAAGGACGAAGAAGTCAATTCTTCTGGGACATTGTGCTCTATCCACTTTGGAAGGGATCGATAGTCTTCTTCATTATTCATTATTCGACCACTCTCTCAGGTTTCCATGCATCTCGATTGAAAATGGTAGTAGTCGACCCAACTGTTGCAACTGGCCTAGCTTTATTTAATACATCTTTTGATTTCTCCGATATAGTATCATCAACGAACCTATTGAAACCGGAGCTATCAGAATTCGCGTAGCCAGCATTATCACTAGTCTGAATGTGTTGGCGGCGCTTCTTGTGAAGCCTCTTCTTTGCTTTGACGGAAGCCTTCTTCCTGATCTTCTGTCTGATTTTTTCTTGCTGTTGTTTCTTTGACATTCACAAAGCCCTTTTCTCTATATATCCTATAAAGTTTCCATTTCTTCCATCTCTTACCAATACTGACCTGCAATGGGAAAGCAGGGTTATAATCCAAAACGCCGGAAAACGGGTGAAGCATTATCGGTGCTATTATCTCAATAATAGCTTTCACATCATCAGGCGAACACGAGACAACCAAACAGTCATGTATCTCGGTAATCAACTTGTTTGGGACTCTGTCCCAAATCCTTCTCAGTACTAATTGCATTGCGTGTGCTACAGAACCCTGCATTATACCATTTAGAACAGCCAACTCATTTTTAGCCTGTGACAATCTGAAACTGCGATTAAGTATCGTCTTTAAAGGTTTCCCTTCGCTGGCTATCCCCTTGCACCTATGAATCCATTTACCTAATCGCTTGTATACGCCAGACAAGGCAACACTATTGAAATCCATTGAGTTTATGGACTTCAATAAATACTTTTTACATTCTTCTCGGTCGATGACCTCATCTGATTTGTTGCTGCTATTCAACTCATTCATTAACTTTGTGTATGGGTCGGAATCTTCGAATGCTTGTTGTAATTCTAAATCCTGAGATATTATTGATGCTACACGAATATCAGCACATATCCAGTCGAAGTGGATCATTACATCATGTTCTTGCCCGCCTTGTGGCGTCACATGATAATCCTCAGAAAGACCTTGTATATTGAACCCTACCGACTTACTTCTACCGGAAAATGTTTTCTGTGACCATTTAGGTTGGACGGGATGATGATTTATCAGCAGGCCGATATCTTCAAGATCTTGGTAAACGACAGCGGCTTGTGCGAATATTTTCTGATATTCTTGGATTTCCACTGTGCTTAATTTTTCTAAAATTCTGCGAATTTTAGAATGATCCGCTTCTGGATCGACCGACGGTTTAAGGTCGCCAAGGTGCATGTCATATACATTCCATTCTCTATGGTCTCTTGGCAAATTATATGCTAATATGTGCGATTTGAAATCGGATGTAATAATTTTCCGTCTTTTCGAGTTCGCCTTTATTATTATGTCTCTTATTGCTTTTTTAGTAGTATCAATTTTTTTAATGGTTTTACCAGCACCTGGCCTGTATAAATCACACACTCTAATAATATCGCCATCTTTAATCCCAGTACAACGGGGCCGCCCAGTTTTATTATCGAATATTGTGTAAATGCATAGACTGCTCATCGTCTAATTCAATACATGAAGATAATTTGTCTCGGAACGGACATAAAAATGTAGTAAGTATGAGAACTACAAAATTACATATATTCAACATGGAAAAGTTTCTAATGTGAAGTAGCTTTCTTTACAGCATCTTCCATAACTTTGTTAGATGTAAAATACTTGGTCTTAGGATTATGCCTACCTTCGCTCTTCAATTTTTTATCAAGATAATCGACCTCACCAGGCACTCTGTACTTCGCATATGGATCATTGTTAGCTAAAGTATGGCGGTGCATATCACGTTTGACACCAGCACGATCCAACCAGCCGTACCCCCTGACCCAACCGTGAGTTTGAGAACCATACATTGTCTTAGTACAGTCATGGCTACCGCACCTTGGGCATTCTGTAGCACGATGCAGTTCTTCTTTGGTCGGATTAACGGAATGAGTCGTCTCAAATAATACGAGAGACTCATATAAATCCTTCGGCAAATACTGATCGCCCTGTGGGTCGACTCGCAAATCAGAAACATGTTTTTTATGTGCTTCTGATTTACAAGTGTTACATTCGTAGTTATAGTTCGCCATTATACACCACATATTTCAAATTGAATTTTATTTGGCAGTTTGCACAAGATATTTCGTTCTGATAAAATGACCACCTTTTTATCAGCGTATGAGCCGCTATTCGCGTGAATAGTCGCGACGATGTTTTTCGCACCAAACATCACATAATCGCCAACATTAACGCATGGTTTTAAGCGGCCACCAGCTCCATCTGCAACCCCTGGTCCAACGCCTACTACTAGACCTTCATTTCGATACCTCTCTTCTGAATCACTGAGTGCTAAGAATGTTTCTAGTTCGGATTGTAGGACCGCCACGAAATCATTGGTGCACTCAACAGGTCGAATCTGTAATATCGGTTTATCAGACGCCGCTGGTGGAGCCGCCGACTTTACTGCTGCGGCTCGTGTTTGTTCTTCTCTTCCAGCATTTTCTGATTGCAGCAGGACGCTAGTCTTCGGAATTGTCATTTCTATCTCAATCCTAATTAATCGACCTTATGTGATTCTGGTTTTTCCAAGTTATCCAGATCTATATACGAAACAGATGTCTTTCTCTTAGGTATGGCCGGCGAGTTTCCGACCTTGACTTGCATGGCAGAGCCATCTGGACACACAGAGAAGCCACTTCTACGCATCGTGTCTGCGATTGTTTGTGAGACTTCGACATCTATCATCACTCTGAATTTCATAATAATTCCCTCACTTGCATTTTGTTATATTCAATTTCACATTCGATTTGTTCGTGCTTTGGACCGTTGCGATTTTTGGCTATGAAGAATCTAATTCTAGGGTGGGGTGTTGCTTTTCGATCACTGTCACTCTGGTTAAGGCTAACCACATAGTCTAACGAGAATTGTTTAGCAAAGCTCTCGGCGACCTTATTAAGATCAGCCAACTCATCGCCCATGGCACCGCTTCGGTTTGTCTGAGTAGCAGTGAACACTAACACATTTTCATTTTTGGCTAGACCCCTGATTTCATTAGCGACATGCTTTTGTCTGTCGTAATCTTTCTTGTTATACTCGGCTACTCTACTAACCATCAGGTCCATATAATCCAATATTATAACGTCTGGTTTCCAGCCTTTTGTTCTCTTTAGAGTATCAAGCAATGCATAGATATGATTGACACTGCATTCGTCCGGGGGCCACTCATAAATAGCGAATTTTTTCTTATAAGTCCTCTCCATAGTCCTTATCGACCTACGAATATATTCCTGTTTCTCGACAATGTCATCTAATGGAACGCCTGTTGCAGCACCTAGGCATCGCATCGCTGTCTTAATACTATCAAGCTCAAAAGTGATCAGTAGGACGTCTTGCCCAATCTCGCCACCATTTGTTTCACCGCGTAACGAAGATATAGCATTATTGCACAACAATATGCTCTTACCCACATTCGTGCCAGCTAACCAGCAGACTACCTCTTTCTTAGAAGGCCCGCCATTATTAAGGAATCTGTCTAACTTTGGGAAGCCCGTAGTACGGTGGTCAATAACATCTGGTTGGAACAATATTTCCAGATTCTCAAAAAACCAGAAGCCACCTTCTGACACGTCAGCTATTCTATTCGCATTGTTTACTAACTCTTCGAGATATGTGTAATCACCATTTCTGTAAGCATCTATGGCCTCGTCGCTATACAATAATCCGTATTGTCTGTCTCTGGCCCATTTTAAAAGCGTGTCTTTAATTAATGGTATTTCACGAGGGTTAGATTTCCTCCTGACTAATCTTATGACCTCCTCATGCGGGTCATCTTCTGTTAGCTTCGACGTAATCCTGTCATATAATATGTCTCTTGTAGGAATGACCTTAAATTCTTCGAACATATTTAGAATCTCAGCTATAACCCATTGAGATTCTAATCGTCGAAACATCGTCGGTTTGATAAACCCACAGACCGCAGTGAAGAACTGTGGGTGATCTAAAGATAGCGATATTATCGCTTCTTCCTCAAAAGCCCCGAACGGATGTTTAATTGGGTCTTTGTTATCTTCTTCGCTCAACTTATCGAGAGTATTAGGCATATCAACCTGCAGTAATATCGGAGCACTGTGACGATCTTTGTGATCTAATTCTGTCTAACTGTGCCTGTAAATTGGCTTCGACAAGCAACTGAGCGTCACAAACAGTAACAAACTCATCTTCGCTAAAATACAGAGTAACGCCGTTTACAAGAGATGCCCTATCTCCATAATGGGACAATGCAGTGGGCTGTCCAGCCCTAGATCTCGTCGTGTAGACCCATCCGTTTGGGCCATACATTAACGTGCTGATCTGCACAGCTTCTAGAAACCCAAGAGCTGCTGATTCTCTGAGGTAGACAATATCCCCGGGTTCATATAATGGTCGACTAATCATTATCTAGCAGTTCATTATCTAAATCAGGTAAATCAGATGAACCCATTGGCTCTTCATCGACTATGCGACAATTCTCATGGAATTTAAAAGCCACATTATATGTTTTATTAAGTATCTCATCGGCAAGATCGCGATCAGCTCTTAGAGCAGCTGAGGCAGCAGCGGCACCGTTGCCTATTTTTCTATCTCCGTATGAAATCCAAGAACTGGTTCTGCTCATGACTTTACAATCGAGAGCAACATCTATCAATGATGACATAATGTCGATACCATATATTGGTCTAGACGGGTGACCAACACAAATATCAAAAGCAGCAGTCGTAAACGGTGGGGCTACTTTATTCTTAATTATCTTCATATTCGTTTGAAAACCGACAACACTGTCATCATCTTTCAAGCTCGATCCACGTCTAACCTCAGCACGGATAGACGCATAGAATTTAAGAGCACGGCCACCAGGAGTCGTCTCTGGATTACCAAACATCACACCGACTTTCTCTCTAATCTGATTTACAAATATCACAGTAGTTTTGGTCTTGTTGATTGAACCCTTCAACTTTCGTAACGCTTTACTCATCAACCTAGCATGAGCACCTACATTCGCATCTGACAACTCGCCATCTAATTCGACCTGTGGAGTTAAAGCGGCAACAGAGTCAACAACTATGAGGTTGACCAATGTCGATTTAACCATCTTTTCGACGATGTCTAAAGCTTCCTCCCCGCTGTTCGGCTGTGAAAATATTAGCTCATCAATATTAACACCAATTCTCTCAGCCCACGTCGGGTCGAACGCATGCTCGGCGTCGATAAACGCCGCTGTCCCAGGGACAGACTCGCCATCAGCGTTCGTAAACATGTGTTTCTGGCATGCCGCTATGAATTGTAGGCATGCTGTGGTCTTACCACTAGACTCGGGCCCATAGATTTCGATTATTCTACCCTGTGGCAAGCCTTTACATCCGAATGCAACATCGATCGACGGGACACCAGTGGAAAATGCTTGCACATTCACTATAGTATTCCTACCAACCATCACAGATCCGGCACCATGATCTTTCTCTATTAAACTGATCAAATCAGCCTTGTTCTGCATTGCTGAAACTTGCTGCTTTTCTCTCTTCTTGGCCATTGGAAAGGTTCCCTAGACTTTTGGAAATGTTCTCAAGGTTGTAACTTACGACTAACAAAACATCCGTAGCTGGTATACGTATTAATATACTGTTCTTAGCTAATAATAATTCATTACCATTAACAATCGAAACAACCGACCAAATTCCTTTAGGACTAGTATTCGTGCCAGGTGGAGCAGATAAATAAGTCACATTCTTAGTGGTAATAATACGCACTTGGTCGAACCTACCAATGCGGGTCTCCAGCATTCTACCAGTGCTCATCCATTCAAACCTATTATAGATTAGGAGTAAAATATGCTAACAAACGCTGAAGAAACTTTGCTCGAAGCTATTAAAACCATGCTGCAACATGACGCAGAACTTGGGTTAAGTATGCACGGCAAAGAGAACGAAGAGTCTGGCGAAACAGAACGTGGTTTCGAGTATTTACACAACCAAATCGATGATATGTTTCAGCTCAAAGCAGCTGAATTAACACACGCTAATGGTGTATGCCAAGCATTCAACAAAGTACACTCATATAAATATGTGGATGATCCACAATTTAGAACAGCAATGGAAAAAGAAATGGTCGCACAAGGAATACCAGCAAGCGACAGAACCAAAGCAATTGGATATATAGATTCAATAATGAGAGAACTAAAATCCGACAGGGGAGAATGGGCAGAAAAAGACTTCGGATTCAACCCAAATCTCGATGAAATAATGGACACAAATAATATAGAACAACCACTAGAATTCGAGACCCAAGAAGTTGAGGACTGGCCAACGAAATCGAATGTAAAATGGGAAGATGGCGATGCAAGCCCTGGTAGGACGCCATGAAACTAAAAAACATATTAGCCAACAGATTAAACAATAAATTTAAAAGATCGAACTATTTCAGAAGACCGAAAATACAAACACAAGTAGCATATGACCAAGACAGAGGTATAGACTCAGGTTCAGCAACGTCTGGTGGATCTATGATGACTACCGGTATACCAATAAAACCAGAACATAGAAAATTCCTTGGGTACGGCGAAGAAGAGTATGACAGGAACCTCTAATACAAAAACCTCTCTATACGAGCGAAATCATCATCACTCAAACGATCTCTTGGTGACAATAACCTACCACAGAAAAAATGCACAAAGTCGCCATTATTGATTGTGCATATCGCTAGCCCCCGCAAAGCAGCTTTATACCAATTCTTGATACCACAATCCCATAACCTTACCCACATCATAACACCACTATCACAGACGTTACAATCCACCAACCATCTAACCATTGCTGAAAGATCAAATATCTTAACATCTATATTGCCGGACCGCTCTGAGATACCAAAAGAACCACTTATTCTTGATATGTCCCAAATTGTCGGACAAGGATGGATAGGACCAAACGGCAACCTATATGAACCGGCCATTATTGCACCACTCATGATAGCATTAACCAGCCCGATAGCCCAATCTCTACCTGATATCAGACAGTCTGGTTCAATATGAATAAAATATAGATCTCCTCTGTTTCTCAAAAATTCTACAGCTACATCTATACCTTCGCCATGTGATAATTTGCGGCCGCCAGCATCTAGAACGACACAATTATCATCGAAATACTCATCGGGCATTGGTTCAGATAGATTGTTGACTAGAATAACCTCTTCCGAAAAATGCTCTCTTAAGCTACGTAGCATTACCTTTGGCCAATGATGATAAAAGATCACGGCGACGAACACAAACCTAATTGGCATGTGATGGAGCATTATACCAAGACTTAGCTTTCCAAGAAGTGATTAACCATTCCATGTAGTCAGCACCATTCTCACCATACCAACCACAAGCAAATGGTAGATGAGATTCTACTAAGAGTAAAAGACCACTATCTGTTACTCCAAAATCGACGGCCCCAGAAAACCAATTCGGCCAATCTATGTTTAATTTTGGTGGGCAGGCATTTTCATCGCATCCAGAATACCATCCGGACGCTATTTCCCTTCCTTCAGCGATATAGTATCTCCATTCGTTAATAAAGTCGACAACTTCCGAGCACCAGTACATGTCATCCTCAAGTGCCGTCGAACCAGAAGTAATGAAAGGTTCGAACCTTTTGAAAGAAGTAGCCGACTTAATGAATAACCCTGGTCCTACTTCTTCCTTTGTCCTGAGTGTAATATTCCTGCCGAAGTAGCCAGCGAGAAACGCTGGATAGAAATCGATAATGTCTGGTAGTTTCGGTAATATTTGAAGACAATAATCAACTGAACCGACTGCTATTGTGTTTCGTTTCGGTTTTTTGATAAATTCAGCTTTGATTGATCTTTTCAATGACTGGAAATATATGGCACTAGCTTCTCTGCTACTAATTGGTTCTAGTGAAAACATATTAATACTTAATTCTGAAGGTGCGGTTTAATTTTTAGACAGGCTATTGGTATTCCCTACAATATTGTCTATTAATTGTTTGTCATCGCTCCTCAGATAATTGAGTACATCTACCATGCGATAGCCAAAAGCTAAACCGTGCAATAAATCTAGTTTACCGCCGGAACCACTTGCCTCAGACATCTCTTCGATAATATCCTCGTCGCCAGGCCATGCGATATAGAAGCCAGCAGGCCGTATGGAGGTGATTGGCGGAGTTGTAATATATGGCTGGACTAAAAACCCGCTTTCTCTTAATGATTCTAACGGGAGCCTGACCAAAGCAGCCAATCGCTCCCGCCTATGCATTTGGTTTATTGTAACCTCATCGCTTGGAGATGGTTGGTGTTTAGAAATCGTTTTGAAATTATCGACATGAAATCTTATTAATTTCTTAGTGATAATAGGCGAAATGTCATAATGCTTTAATAATTTATGAATAGCTTGCGGAGCACGAATACGATGTAAAAATTTATCTTCTATACCATCCTCTCCATAGTATCCTTGCAAGTATTGAACAGCGGTTTGAGTATCGACACCAAATTCGTCGACGATACCGTAAACACCGATTCTGTCGGTCTTGCCTTGACCTAAAAGTGCTCTTTTCACTCTAGTCTCGAAGCGTTCTTCAGCGATTATATTAAGTCCCATAGCCAGATCTTGTGAAGAACTGCTGCGGCATACCCATGAGTGAACTCTTAGCTTTATATGGTTCACCAGGCTTTGTGAATTGTTTTGTAGACGGGCTCAGGTCAATGTGTCCAGACCGTTTATTTTCGAAAACTCTGGTAACGAAGTGTATGATGCGTCTTGGTGTGGTTTGGCGCGTGGCTGACGCATTCACACCTTCAGGGATTAATATCTGACCGGCTTTTATTTGTCTGGCTAGATCATGTAAATTATTATGATATGTTTCACCAAGATACATTCGATGCGTGCCAAGAACAAATAAATTCCATCCTATAATAGCTTTTCCTTGAGACATGTCTAATTCTTCGACATGTGGAACTACTTCAACTTTTGACGCAAGGGCCGGGACGACCATCGGGAGGTCTTGTATCAATGATGGATATAATTGACGATCAAAAGATTCAGTGAATCCTTTATCCATGAAATATTTAATCAAAAGTCTGCGAACTACTTCTAGGTTCGCTCTTTGTTTCATTCTATCAATATCGTATGAATCCATTAGTATTCCTCTTCATCTTCAATATATTCCTCAACTTCATCTATCAACTCTCTGAGTTCTTCTTTTATATTTTCTACGCTTGAATCTGAGTGTACTGCTTCGATCGTCCTGCTCAAAAGATCATGTATGAAGTTAGGGTCTCTCTTGGCTATCTTTGCGATTGTCTCCGCTAGCCTTGAATGTTCTGGAACGATTTTAAGGAAGCTCGTCCACAAGTGTGGGCCGATTTGGATTAACCATGGCTCATCTGTTGTTTTGTCAGCGACTCTTAAGACTTTCTTCAGTTGCCCCTTCGACAAATGGGATAGACCATGGTGCGATAGTAATTCCATAACGCCTTTAACTAGTTCTTGTATCAGAACTGGGAATATCATGGCTTGAGCTACAATTGTCGGTCGATCTTCATCGTCATATTCTACATTAGATGTGCCAACTGCGGCACCAGCAAGGTTAGCGAGCGATGAATAATCCATTAACCAATATGTGTGTTCTGTGCCGGAGCTTAACTTATCATAAGCTTCTAATAATTGCGGGTCTAGAGCTTTCAATTCTGATTCGACGAATCTGTGCATCGTCATCATATTGTGGACGGCTGCTCCTTGCGTGAGAGCGTTCATGGTTATTCGTTTATTAATCTCACTGATATCGACGTCTTCCTCGTCTTCTTCATCATCATTATGATCTAGAGATACATTTTGTGTCAACCTTGCATCAAGAATATCTCTTGGAACGTTCCATATTTTGCTGACTACGTCTTTCGCTATTTCTTCTAGTTGTTTGGCATATCGGCTTTCTATTCGCATTATTTTGTGCATTATTTGATATGCACCGCCGCCGATGCTGTTCATGTCATATGCTTGTAAACCTGGAAATGTTTTTCTTACGCGTTCAGCACTGGTTTGGAATGCTCTCTGAGCTGATTCATGGCCGTACATCGCCATAATAGGGTGTTTTGAGTACGGATGTGGTTGTTTTCTGATATCTTTCCAAAATCTTACTACGTTTTGGTGAGCTTCGTCGTCAAATGCTTCGGCGATTCTTTTCTTCCTTGCTTTTGGACGCGGGGCTTCTTTTGGTCTTGGTGGTGCGAAAGGATCGAAAGTCGGCTTTGGTTTTGGTTTCACCGGCGTAGGTGTTACCGGTTTTGTGGGTGCGGTAGTTGTGCCAGCTATTTCTCGTAGTTTCATTCGGTCACCCGTAATTAATTTGCGAAGTTATAATAAATTTTCCTGATCAATGACTCCCGTTTAAATATTCATCGATTTGGGTTCGCAATTTTAATATCATTTCTATACATGGCTCTGACATAACTTGATATATTTTTTCGTTCTTTGGTAGTATGTCTCTACGTAATGATCCTAGTGCTAATTCAGCCCTGATTAACTGTTCACGTACGACTTTCAATTCTTCATTGTTTCCGATCGTGTCTCGAATTTCTTTCATTCTAGTGGCCTTACTAATGTAAGTTAGTAATCTTAACTATTCTAGTTTAATTTTTGGATAGGGTTTGGCTCCCCCCATACAAGGAGATATTTGCGACAAAAGAAAATCGCGAACATCAACTCATATGATCTTGGTGACGACAGCGTGTCGCCCCATCCACGACATCAAGGCAAGCTCCAACACGAACCAATTTCAGGGGGAAGCTGTGTGTTGGTCGAAACCTTTTGCCATTCTCCTACCCACGTCGCACTCCCGCCAAGGAGGCCGTACACTCTACCAGTTTTGGTGCCTTAGGAGATTCGAGTTACCTGAGATAACATCACTTACTGTCAGTCCATCAGCTTCGTCTAGGCTACGAATGATTTGAAATTTTTGGTTGCCAAATGGCGTTAACATCGAAGATTTTTCTTAATCCTAGACCCACTGCAGTAAAACTGAGTGATATCAGATTGGCATCCCAGGCATGTGGTACCTCAACCGTCGGGCTTGAGCTTCTTCTCTCCTTAAAACGCCCCTGTATTTCTTTTAGGCTCCAACATCATGTTGAAAACCAGCTACAGCAGGTGACCCGTACGCTTTTCGCCTTCGTGATCCGCACCCACCAAATGATGGATGGCAAGAATACTTAAGAACCAACTGTAGCCGATTGAGGGTTAACATTGCAGGAAGTAGCAAACAACGCTACTATGTCCGATCACAAGGACCGGGCGGCTCTGATCAACCGCTAAAATATAAATACTAAGAAAGAGAAACAAACAACATCAAAACTCACTAGACTCAATAACATACAACTCATCACCCTCATGCATTACCTCATCATTGCACCTATTCAAAATAGCAATATCAAGATCCTTAATATTCTTTGAATCACGCTCAACCCAAACCATAAACAAATTATGATGCAAAGCAGGAGAAGGGCCCTCCAAAATCTTCTCAGCATCAGGCTCCTTCTTAGGCTTCATCTCCATTAGCCTAACATCCTTGGCACCCCTCTTAAGTAATTCCTGCTTAAGAACAGCTTTCTCATCATTGGTAAAATCTCGATCCAAAGCGATTCTAACCATCGCCCCAGAGACATCAGCCGACTTCACAGACTCATCAGAAATAGTAGTGAATTGTGGAGGCTGAGGAACGTCAGGAAAATAACGTGACCCAGCCTTCCAAATATTCACGAATTTATGGTTTGACGCCTCAATATCATAAACATAAAAACCATGCGGAACGTCTCCCTCATCAAACTTGAAAGGGATCGGAGAACCAGGATACCAAACATTTTCGCCAACTTGTTGCTTGCTATGAAAATGGCCAGTATAAACTCTCTTGAATGTAGAGTATTCAAAAGTCACACTGGACCAGTCCTTAAGCAAGAAGCAAGTGTTGAGTGTGGCACTCCGAACGCCTATATGAGTTAATAAAATGTCTTCATTGGGTCTATATTTTTCATGTTCCATGATGGCCCTAACGACTCTCATATATGCCTTTTCATAAGTTATGAATGGCAAGATCCAAAACTGCTGATTATCGATATCCAATAATTTGACATCTTCGATTACAGTCAGATGTTTCTTCAAAGGTGTCAGACTATTGACTCCCCAAGAATGCCTCAAGAACATGTCATGATTACCAGGGAATACTATCCAATTTTGGCCGTATTTCTCTTTTGTTTCCTCAAAAAATCTTGCAACTTGCGAATTCACATCGATTTCAATCGCCTGCCTATTATGATAGAGATCACCTAGAACAAACATCACATCAATCTCATGTTCCGCACAATATTCACGCATTACGCGACAGGCCCAAAGTATATCATCAGTACGCCCGGGCACACCAAAATGAATATCAGCAGTAATTCCGACGCACGTCATAAAACACCCTTTCTATAGGATACAAAGATATTTTTAAAATACACTCGGCAAAATTATTGTGGAGGGTCTAAATATGTTTCACGCAGAACGCATGTCACTAAGTGATGGCCAATCATATCAAAATGTGTTAGTATATGAGGATGATGATATAGCCGAGGAAGATAAAATATTCGAAGAATGGACAAAAGTCATAATAGCAGATGGCGAAAGAATATTACTACACTTGTGGAAAATAAAAGTCATACATCTAGACAAAACCGTCCGAAGCACAAAGAATTCAATAAAGGCTGATAGGCTAATATTAGATGGAAACATCTCATATCAAGACATCTCGATAATACCACATCCGGAATTTGAAGAAGCTGGTGTGCCACATTACTTTATCGGCCATATCGGGGGTATAGCTGGGCAATTGACCTATTCATGTCAAGGCGGAACATATATTACTCACGACACCAACGTCTCGAGCATTATCATGCGTTCTTCAAGAAGGACTGGCGTTTCAGCTGCGTCAGCACCGATGATTAGTAAATCAACTTTACCATTAAAATTAGCGAGAACCACGAAAATTAAGAAAGATCAGAAATAATTCTATAGCTTATAAATTACTTGATTGTATTTTATGATTATGTAACCATAATACTGCGCATTAACCGGCCGCGACAGAAGTCCTGAGGTGGTCATTACTTGGTCAATCTACCTGTTTGAAGGCGATTAGAGAATACAAATGCCACGATATAGAGTCAGCGGAACAGTAATAGCTTCAAAATATCTCGGAGAATTTGAGGCCGATACCGAAGAGGAGGCTATCGAAATGGCACTTAGCAGTGAAAATGCTTACGTAAGCCTGTGCCATCAATGTTCTGGCGAATGTGAAAACCCAGAAATTCACGATGCGAACGCGGAACCGATCGATGAAGAATAATCGCTGGTTAATCCGCTGTTTGGAGAAATACGAAATGCCACGATACAGAGTCAGCGGAACAGTAATCAGCGGAGCAATAATTGCTTCAAAATATCTTGGAGAATTTGAGGTTGGCACCGAGGAGGAGGCCATCGAAATGGCACTTAGCAGTGAAAATGCTTACTTAAGGCACGCTAGAATATTGATAGCACAGACGGATTTTTGTGACTGCTGCGGAATTCATGATGCGAGTGCGGAACTGATTGAGGAATCTATCGAGCAGCCTCAGTAGCTCGAGCAATCACATTGAGTCTCAGAGCGAGTAGCTCAAACCGGTAATCCCCTTGGTACAGGCAAAGGAATGACGACATTGGCTCAGCAAAAGCAGACGGTGATTGCATTTGTCAAGCATTTTGGGTGTATTCAATATGGTGTATATCACGCACAATATCTTGGCGGCTACGTTTTGCGATGTAATGGGAGATACGTGGAGCAGGAGTATGACAATGTAGGCGATGATCTAGATGGGTGGTCAATTACCGAGATTCCATCAGAATCCAATGTGATTATGGTATGGGAGGGCGAGTGCGAAAACGAGTGGTGTGGTAAATGGCGACAGCCTACCGCTGATGAGTTGCAATCGCTAACAGAGGAGCCATAGCAATGACCTTTCGGACACATCGCCGCTGGTCAGCCCTACGACGCACATGTGACTAAATGGAAATTAGAACCACCATGGCTCTTCAAGACTATTTCACCATCTACATCCTATTTCGGGTAATAATAAATGTTTTTCAATTTAGAAGCAATCAAACATCACTTTCCTAAAGAAGAATTTCGAGAAGGTCAACTAGAAGCCATAGAATTCGCTCTCAATGCATTCAACTCTGGGAAAAAGATCGTAATCCTAGAATGCCCGACAGGTAGTGGTAAATCAGCAATCGGCATGACCGTTGCGAATATGGTCAAAACATCATATTATCTGACTATCACCAAAATACTACAGGACCAACTTGTCGACGATTTCGGAGACAAAATCGTCGAACTCAAAGGCAGAAACTCATACCCATGCACATTTTACGACAGGCATGGTCAAAAATTGGTCGATAGAAAATTGTGGTCAAGAGATGAACTCGAAAGAATGCGTATAGAAAACGCAAATTGCACAAATGGATTTTGCAGAACAAAATGGAATCAACATGGTAAATTCAAATGCGATAAATGCTTCTTGAAAACGGGCGTTGATGGGAAATCGAAAGGAGATCTTGACACACTACCAATAGGTATGACATATAGCGCATGCCCATATTATGAACAAGTCTACAAAGCAGTTAAAGCCAGCAAAGTGGTTATGAACTTCTCTAGCTTTCTATTCCAAACCCAGATGACAAAGAGATTCGAAGACCCCAGAGACCTGATGATCATAGATGAATGTCATAATATTGAACCACAATTATTAGATTTCATATCTTTCTCGATCTCTGACCAATATTTAAAAGACCATGGGGTATTGATACCTAATTTAGGTTGTGCTAGGGAATATAAGCGATGGATGAAAGAAAATAAAGTAGTTGAAATCCTGTTCAATACTATCAAAGAAGCTAAAGAAAATGGGAATGCTAGAACCGAGGACGAACTTACCAAAACTCTGAAAAGATACCAAATGTTTTCAGAGAACGTCGATCTAGCCGATTCAGAATGGATATCAGAATACGAACTCAAAAACAACAAAGGAAACCATTATAATAGGGTGACCTTTAAACCAGTAATGGTTAAACAATTCGTTAATAATCTGTTGTTCAAGCATGCTCCAATGATCCTAATGATGAGTGCTACCGTCCTCGATGTTAATGTTATGTGTAGATCACTAGGTATCGACAGAGAACACGTCGCAGCATATAGAGTCAAAAACAGATTCCCAAAAAAGAATCGTCCGATATACATAAAGCCAGTAGCCAAGATGACAGGAGGAGCATCTAAAATGGGCGAATGGGCCCCGTTATTGATCAAAGAGGTAGACAGATTAGTCGACAAACATAGCGGTGTTAAAGGTATCATTCATACTCATAACTTCGCCATCATGGACCAACTATTGAATAAATGTTCAAGAGGTACGAAGAAGAGATTCATCAATCAGCGTGATTTTAAAGACAAGAGCCAGATGTTAGAGCATCACGCGAACAGCACAGACACAGTTATAGTCGCACCGGCAATGCACGAAGGCATTAACCTCATAGGTGATCTTAGCAGATTCCAAATAATATGTAAGGTCCCATATCCAAATTGTTTCGATGATAAACAACTTGCAAGACGTGTTGAAATAGACCGATCATATTATACATGGTTGACCGCTCTGAAATTAGTACAATCATACGGCAGATCAATAAGAAGCCCAACTGACCATGCTGTTACATATATTTTAGATAAATCCATTGAAAGATTCATGTCAGACTCAAGTTCAATGTTGCCAGATTGGTTCAAAGAAGCTATCCAGAGGTGATCAGTGTTAGAGCTAAAATCGATTGAGTGGAAGAATTTCATGTCGTATGGCGATTACGACAATTACTTAGAACTCGATAATCTTGGACAGTGTTTAATCACTGGGGAAGTCACAGGTGATGAAAAGTCTGCATTTGACGAGAGTGGATCATCTGTTATTAAGAAATCCAATGGTGCTGGGAAATCGACGATACCAAACGTGATCCTATGGGCACTTTTTGGCAGGACGATGCATTCAGCAAACCCTGGCGACAAAGTAATAAATTGGTTTACTGGTAAAGACTGCGTCGCTAAATTAACATTTAAAAATGGCGATCATATCATAAGAACCAGAAATGCCGAAGGATTAAATGAGCTATCATTCATTAAGGATGGTGAAGAATTCTCTTCTAGTGTATTGTCGACATCCAAGAACCAACAAGCAGAGCTGAATAAAGCATTTAATCTCGATTGGGAACTATTATGTGGCTCAATGTTCTTTAATCAATATAGCAAACCATGGATGGAAATGGCTGACCAAACAAGAAAGAAAGCAATAGAGCGAGTTCTACATGTAGACAGATTTGAATATCGTTCGAAAGTCGCGAAAGCCAAATGTGATAAATTAGACTCAGAAGTTAAAAAATTACGTAATAAGATCGAAGAATATAATAGAAATAAATTACGACTGGCCAATGAGATAACAAGAATAACTGAGGCAAGAGACAGATTCGACACCAACAGACAAGAGCGCGTTGCTACTATTATAGATTCAGCAAATGCTGCTTTAGCCAAACGCGACCTGATAGCATTACCAGACCTTGAAAAACTACAATCCAAATGGGATGTGATATATAAAATCAAGAAGAAAATAGAAGACATGCAAACTACGGCGAACACCAGTTCAACCAAAATAGCCACTATAGAGGGAACAATATCATCGATTAGACAGAGAATAAAGGCTTGGAAAGATAAGTCGGGCAAATCATGTGGCTTGTGTGAACAATCTGTCCCAGCAACACATACAGCAGCTAAAATAGAGCCACTACAAGCCGAACTTGACAAGAAATTGGCTGAGATGGCGGAAGAGCGAGACATACTTGATTCGAGCTTAGAGAAGATAAGTTCTGCTAAGAAGTTACTAACAGACAAAACGCCAGAATTGACAATATCAAATGCCAGAGATATCTATAAACAATGGGAAATGTACGATAATGAATATAAAAGATTATTGAAATCAGCCGACCGAGTTGCGGTAGAAACCAACCCTCATGAGGACACTTTGGCTGAAACAATTGAACTAAGCGAAAAGTGCGACGAGGACGTCAAAAAAGCCGAAGGTGAGATAGAGAGGGTCGAATATCTTAATAGACACTTCAATTATATTTATAAAGCTTGGAATGATAGGACGAAAATTAAGAGTTTCGTTTTCCACGAGCATATACCATATATCAACCGTAGGTTAAAACATTATCTTGATGTTTTCGGCCTTGATATCCAAGTTGAACTAACACCGGCTTTGGGCATAACTAGCAATATGTGGGGATATGAATTTGAATCTGGTGGTGAGCGGAAACGGACCGATGTAGCATTCATGCTGGCTATGTTCAATTTCCATGAACAGATGTACGGTAGGCAGTCTAATGTACTAGTTTTAGACGAAGTCGACGGGCGATTAGATGACGACGGCATTGACTCCCTTATAAATGTTATAAAGAACGATTTAGCAGATAAGGTGGAGACTGTCATGGTTATCTCTCATAGAGACATGATGCATGATACTTTCCCAAGAGAATTGTGCATTAGACGTGCTGGTGATGGCGATTTTCGCGGCTTCTCGAAGATCGAGTTAATTTGAGGAATACCAATGGATTCAGAATCTGTCGCTACGCTTGAGTTACAACAGGATTTGTTGAAATATCGAATTTTATGCGGGAAGCTTCAAGCAACTGTTTATCGTTTGGAACGAGAGCGAGATGGGCTTCAAAAAGCCTACGACCTATTACAAATAAAATCTGGGAGGCGAGAAAGAGAATTATTACGGCGATTGTGGAGATTACAAAAATAGCGAAATGTTATATCGAACATCACAACGAGCGATACTTTTTTGCGACGATTCGACGCATAAGTTCGCGGGCAAAATTGCTCCGCTTGAAGAGATTAACTGGCAATATCCTTCAATTGCCTGTTGTATTCGAAAAATTCGAAGACCAAGAACCGTAGCACCAACCATTGGGTATAATACATGATTACGCATCGTCATATCAAATCTGCTCGCAAGACACGCAACTGCACTCGGTGCGGTCAGCAAATAGACAAAGGACAACCCTGTGATGTGCAAGCACATACGTGGGGGCAGAAAATTCTGACAGAACATCATTACCACGCTGAATGTTGGGAAGTAGTGATGGCACTCGAGCTTAATAAACAAGATATTCGACCACGATGATTACGACCATACATCGCGTTCCTCGGAAACTATGTTATGCCAGTATTCGACCGCACAGGTCAAAAATTCGATGTAAGCGACCGTGTGTGGCTACACAACCGAAAGTATGTTGTTATAGCTGTAAACAGTGAATTAAACTTAGTCGAAATACTCGGCACTGATGGCCAGATATGTTGTCTAAACGCAAAGCATTGTGTCGTGATACGTGAAGAACGACTACAATTAGATCATGGACAGTATAATGATCACAAAATTAGGTAATATACTCAAACCATCCTATGTTAGCTAATATATCAACATTATCAGAATTAGACAGCATGACAAGGCTAACTGTATCGCTAGTTCCGTTTATGAATTTACCAATCTGATATTTGAAATCTGAAACATTTGCAATGTTGATCGAACCTTGCTTAGGGACATACCCAGATAATATATCAACCCCACCCGATATAGATGTCGCTAACGTATTGTATTGTACGACATTGTTAGAATGATTATTCCACGAATTATTGTCTAACGTGCCATTTACAACCAATTTATACAATGCTATCTGATTTGACAGCACGTCTATGCTCAATGAACTCGGAACGACTATTGAACTGATCTTTGTAGATGATAATCTCAGTGAGATTATTGGATATGCTACATTTTTGTCAGCTAATTTTTTCGAAGTAGTTCCTAAACCGATATTGAACGATTTCGGTATCCCCTCGAACCCTGCTTCTGAAACAACACTGTTGCATATTTGCTTTAACGTATTTGGCATGCTCGTCTGCCCCAGATTCGTTATTTCGGCCCTAAGTGGCAGACATGCCGTTGTCATGTATGTTCCTGTGATTGGGCTGGATGACTCAGCGGTGTGCTTAAATGTATGACAATGGATATATTTCCCACCAAGTATAAATCCAATTCTCACATCCCCGACTCCTAGCCATTCGATATCTATCCACAATATTAGTGAATAATTGAATTTACCACTCATGTCTATGCCACTTGGGCCGCTTCCGTCAAGTTTATCGATGTTCCAGTTAGACCTTTGTACTCTTGTTTCGTTTACGCTACCAGATGTTGATGATCTTAATACAAAATTGATGGTCAATCCATCTTGTTCTATGAAGACGCCGTTATCAGAGTCGAAGTAACCTATTCGTTGTCGTAAATTGGTTTGTGGCGGCGCTAATGTAAATGTTGATAATATCAATAGCGACTTGCCAGGCTGATAAGCCATTATACGTTTTGTCTGTCTTATGACCTGTGATCCTGTTTCGGTCGTAACGTTCATGTTAATTAGACTACTATTTGAGTCATGTGATATAGAACCTCCGGCGGCTACTGCTGTGTCCCATTTACCGTTGTCTTGGTATCTAAATTGACTGTCGAATATCGTATACGGTGAGCTGACTCTGAATCTACCGAATGCGTCAATAGATCCCGGCGGGAATTCTGATATTATTGAATTACGTACGTAGCTCATACTATGTGCCACTCCTCTCCATCGTATATCATTGAGAAAGCTTCTCTTGCATAGATCATTTTGTTGCTTTCGCCGTCTACTACGTTTGATATTTTGACTAGTTTATTGTCAGTAGCATTTTTTACTGTACATCTGTAGCTTTTTGGTGGGTTCGGCGGTAGGTGTACGGTCACTGAATTTTTGCATATTACGGTTGTTCGACGTTTGCTTGTTATAGTATAATCATTGTGTGTTATTACAACATCTTCCTTGATGTTAGAACCTGCCAGCCAATCTATAAATTCTTGGATCTTTGGGCCGATTTCTATTTCTAGTACCTTAGATAGTTTATTGTCAGGAATGTCTATTTCGTATGAATTATTAGACAGTATTGGCCTGAATTCTTGGATTGTGTCATCAGAGTACGACACTCTTACCACAAGCGCATGCAATATTATGTCATTTACGTTCATAGCCTCCTCCTCCAGTATTTTTGCGAGCTGATAGCTGGAGTTTGAGACAACTAATGTTTATTGTGCATCGCCGAGCGTGGTTGAGCGCCTATCAACATGGCGTGTGGTTTCGGCTCTTTCTGTTTCGATGTTTTCGTTGAGCCTGTTTCGCAACATCACGAGCAGAGACGTTTCTGCCTGTTCTTCCGTCAGTAGCGCACGCAACATGTCGCTACCGCGCCGATTGAGGGTATCGACGACTGATCCCTGGCGTTTTCTCTCAGCAGCAGTTTTTCTTCGCATATATGACCTTAGAGTCGGTAGGTTAAATCATTCAAGAGAAATCGTCATCTTCGTCATCTGTGTTTTCGACATTTGCGTATTTTTCGACGTGCTTTTTAGCATATCTTTCGCCTAATACTGATTGCATGAGCCATTCGATTATATATCCAGTTATTTTTCGATAGTCTCGTATTGGACAATTAACAACAATTGTGTTTTCATATTCATCCGTTAAATATAAATCCCCATCTTCTATAGCCCCAACAATGGTGCTGTTTGCTTTTTCTTGTTTGATTAATGGTATGTTTTCACCATCGACTGAGAATTCTGGTTTTGGACCGCCCAAGTGAAACCATCGGACAAGTCCGTCACCAAATATATTGCCTTGCAATCTATGTAGATTTTGAGATTCAATAGGTCCCTTTGTCCAGCCGCCGGTCGCCCGCCTCGGTTCATAGAAAGTTCCGTGTATGCTGACCTCGATGGTCTTTTCATCCGCTATGGCTCTAAAGTTACCATACCTAATGGCCGCACGACGTAAAGATGTGGCCAGCAATTTTGTGTCTGGTACTCTTGAGCGTTCCATTCCGATGAAAGAACTGTTTCTTATAGCTTGTCTAACTTGTCCGGATGCATACTTTGCTAATTGAGCAGGATTTGCGTTATCGCGATAGTTCAGTGCTTCTGATAGCCACGCTCGTTCGTCCAGAAATTCTATAATTTCACCGTCATGATGCAGCATATTCATCAGCCGATCTACTGCGATGATCTTATCATGAAGTGTGTTCGAGTCTGCAGCTTTCACTATTTCGGTCGCAATGCCTCTCCAAGTGTCTTCAGCAAAGTGCCCGTCGATTTTGTTCTCAGTTATGTATAGAAGAAGTTTTATTCTTTCATACAATGGTACTCTTTTTACAATGACTGATTGTTCTTCCTCTATATCTTGACCTGGCAGTGTATCTGAATTATTTAAATAGACATCATCCAATTGTTGTAGTATCGGTAACCATACTCTAGCAAGATTTTTATCGCTAATCGACTCTATGTTCGAAAATCTCAAAACGCAAATACTTGATAGTTGGTTTAAAAGATCTTCCCAAACATAGTTAACATAGAATCGTGTAAGTCTTTTGATATCTTGATCATTGTTGTTGCTAAGATCAGAGCTGGCATATAATAACGAATACAAATCAAAGAAATCTCGACGACTGAACGCTTCATTAATACTTGATAATCTCATTACATAGCCTTACTTGTAAGCTATAGGATGATATATTTTCTGGAAGATCAGTTATCTCTCAATTTCCACGTACTCGAATTCTATGCGATTGACAAGCGTGTCTATGCCGAACGGTAGTTCCATATGATCACTGAGCATATCGACGAATTGGTCACCAGTCCAACCTTTGAATCCTTCCTTTGTCGCCTCGGCGGCACCATACGCTTCATCTTTGAGTATACGAGACAGTGGTTCTATTCTTGTCCTAATAATTCGGATTTGAGCCAGCCGTTGAATTTTCTCACCCTTACGTAATCCCGTGCATTTTACGCAGGCATTCAAGATATCGCCTGGTCGTAAGAAACCCCATCCGATGCGGCGTGTTACAGTCTTCGTTTTGTCGCGAATTTGATTAGCCGACATAGCGAATTGCATATTACGTGGCATTGCCGTATCCATCGAGATGGGGGGTGTTTGCTTTCTGTGTGTTCAACTATTTGGCACTTGGTACCATCCCACAAGCAAGCATGTTTATCTTGATGGTCTCTTTGTGATTTTTGACAGCTCGCGGTGTTATCCCCATGAATTGTGCTATGTGGTTAATGCAAGCTTTGTTGTCTCCGTATTGGTCACTAAATCCTCTATATGAATCGCCTCTACATGACCAGATATCAAAAATCTTCCGGCATTCTTCATTCGGCAATGATCTTCTGACTGCTGTTATGGCGTCCTCTGCCTCAATCATTGCTGTGTGGTCCTCTCGCATTGTATCTCTCCTATCGTCAGTTATGTCAGAGATTTCGAATTGGTCGTTTTCATTATCAGATCCCGAATGACTCCCATTTTCAGTCATTATAACGTGTTCTGGTTTGATGACATCCGCTGTTATGTAAGGTGCTGCGGTGTTCACTAGGACTTTGATATTGTCTTCGTCAAATTCTACTACTACGCCATTAGCTTTGGCTTTTTCCAATATTGCTATGAATTCTGACGTTACCTCAGGAGGCGTCCTATTCGTACCTATCCTGATATGATATTTTCCTAGTTCCGGTTGCGTTTTATTACAGTAGTTGTAGCTTAGCTTATATGAGTCGCAAACGGATATTATCTCTTGTACTATTATTCTGTCTGCTCTGTCTGAGATCGTTTGTGGTTTTTTCTTGTGTTCTACTCGACCGTTTTCTTTTAAGATCTGTCTGAAGTAGTTCCACACGAACTCAGTGAAAAATTTTACTAGCTGTCTGTCGTCTGTTAGGACTGCATCTGGATTATTGTATGCTCTTTCCCCCGCTATTGGCGTTATTGGGGTCGTACATTTTGGAGATGCTTGCCTCTCTGTAAAATCCTTGTATGAATCTTGAAAAATCTGATTATCGACATATTGGCCTTTTGAGAATTTAGTATCACCTGGGTCTATGATTAGGACTTGGTTGCAGTTTGGACAGACCGGGTATTGTCTGTCCATCATGATTTGGCGACCTTTTCTTGTGTCGTATGAGCTGGCATCGCATGCTATACACTTGAATGTGTATTTTCGATGATAGAGGAGACTTACTGTGGCTCTCCAGATAGCTATGTTGAATTCTTCTTCTGCGATGCTCCTATCGTCTCTGTAGTCTGCGCTTATTGTATTTCCAAGTTCCGTAACGAATTTGTTCTTGTGTCTTTTAATTTCCGAGTTATCTGATACTTTTACCATTACGTCGGAGACTCGTTCTCTTTCGGATTCTGTTAGGTTGGCCATTGTGACATTTGCGAGTGATCCTCTTAACAGTAATTCTGGCATCTGGCGAACGATCGGCATGAACTACTCCAATATCAATACTCAGGGAATTTCATGTTCATCATTGATCAATAATCCGTATTGATCATTTTCATTGGGTTCGATTCTTGTCGCAGGAGGAAAACGATGGCTAGGTATTGTGATTCTAAAGTTCTTGAGAAAAATTGGTTTCATTGGCTGTTGTCCTCATCAACCCCTGATCTTGAAAGATTCAGAGAATCTGGCGTACTATGGACAAAAGTAATTGATGAAACTAAAGGTAAAAAGAATTTACCAAATCCCATGAGCCCATTGAAGATGCACTGTGTAGCCACTGCGACACCAATCTATTTTAAAAGTGAGTGTGGTGCCATACAACCAAGCGATATGACGGCGGATCTAATATCATTCAATAATTTAAGCCTCCTTTCTGATTTCAAAGGGAATCATTCCACTCAAACTGGTACCACGATTTCTGAATTAATCGCTGAAAATTATATCCTTGAATTGCCGACAGAAAAAACGTGGCATGCTATGCTGAATGATGTCAACAAAATGTGCGACGGCATCGCCGCAAAGTTCAATCAACCAAATGAAGATGAGCACGCTGAACTAGCCAATGAAGCCCTTGTTCAAGTCGCCAAAAAACTGGCTGCAAAGAAACTGGTCTACACACCCGGAAGAGCACCTGTTTTCAATCTTTTAACGACAACAATCATACGATGCATGTACAGCATAATGAACAAAAGAACCAACCAACGCAAGGGGTTGCAAAAATACATGAACGAAATTTATCTTGGACAGCAATGGTCGCCCGAAGGAGATCAAGCCAATTATCACAACCTACAAACCGTCGAGTATTAAATCAGATGAAAAGCCTTCTGTCAATTCCATGAATCATATTCGACGGACCAACATGACCATCGATATGAATAGACCCCACCATGGTGAATTCAAAAACATCGCTAGTTCCATAAGTCGTAGACCTTCATCTTTAATGCTCCGAAGATCCGTGTCTACTTCTCCTTGAAATGATGCACCAAAGAACTCTAAAACTGAATAAGAAAAAGTCCGTGTTATCATTTCGTTTAACATTCCTTCCAAGTAACGGAATGAAGACGAGGAAGCATCACAATGACCATCAATCGCAAGTGAACGAAGCGAATCACGAAGTGCAAATATTTGGTAGTGGATGCGCGTCAAAAATGTTGGTCGTATGACCATCCAGTAAAACACCCATAATAAACCACCAACAGCTAGGATCGTAAAAAACATAAGTTTCAACTCTAACATTTTTACTTCCTGTATTTGAGTTGATTATGCTCTGAGTAGTTGGCTATCTTCGAATAATTGTATCTTCCTTGTAAAATACGCTGTCGCAAGTGGTAACGCATGATTTTCCAGTAAAAATAAATTATTTTACTGGAGATAGCATGAGACCACAATTAATACGGCAAAACATTACTATATTGACACCCAAAACTGTAAAAGTAGTAGTGCAGCCATCGAGCAACAGATCAGTTAGCTTGCAACATGTAAAACAAGTAAAGCAAGTATGTGTAAAGCCGACGGTAGAAAAGCCAAAACAACTAATACAAAATGCTGCTGTAAGTAACAAAAACATACTAAAGAAGAAAGCTACATCTAAAAAGGCAGATGTAAAGTACCTCACGCAGGATATATCATTAGAGTCCTTAAATAAAATAAAAGCAATAAGAAATATTGGTGTTGGTAAAACACTAGTTATAGTTGGAAATGGCCCGTCAATATTAGAAGCAGAGCTAAACAAATTAAAAAATCAACCAGACATCCATACATTATCAATAAATAGACCAGATGAAAGAATCTGGCCAACAACATACTGGTCATTCTTCGATAATTCTCAGATGCGCAGACACGAAAGCATTTGGTCAAGCTACGACGGAACGATATTCAATAGTACAGCTATTAAAAAACAGAAACCGAAATCAATGGCCTTTAAAAACATAGGCGGCAAAGGATTCAGCAAAGACGCTTCGAAAGGCATCAATATCGGGAGATCTTCAGTATATGCCTCCATGCAGATTGCACTATGGATGAATTATGACAAAATATTCATATTTGGCTGTGATATGAACCCAGAAGGCTTGGACGGCAAATTACATTTCTACGGCACAAACCCAGACGTAGATCCCAATATCAGAAAAAGTAGATTCAAAGACGAAGCGGAGCATTACATGCATGCGGCATCGCTATTAACCAGAGAAGAAAAGGAAAAATTCATATTCTGCACAGATTATAACCCATGGGGCTTCATCAAAGAATTCGGGCAAATGAGCCACAAAGAAGCTGTGAACATAATATTGGAAAACAATCGATGATAACTGTAGAAGATATTACATATTACAGCGACCACGGGTATATCATAAAAGAAAATATAATAGATAATTCTACATTGGATTCGGCACTATTGGATACAAAATCAGGCGGCAACCCACTAGACAAATGGAAATATGGTAAAGTTAATGGGATATCTAAACTAGCATCGTATGAACCAATAATTAATATTCTAAGAGGTTTATATGGTTTAGAACCTTTTCCATTCCAGACTTTGAACTTCGACAGATCTCCTGGTATCAATATACATTCTGATACTATACATTTCCATACCGATCCACCCGGGTTGATGTGCGGTGTATGGGTGGCTCTCGAAGACGTGACGCCAGAAAATGGCCCTCTGGTTTATTACCCTGGTTCGCACTTAACGCAGGTTATAACTCTAGAAAGCCTGGGATTAACACCATCTATGGGTCAATGGTTATCGAATCTCGGTGCGTATTCCATGTTCTTGGCTGAACATAGTGAACATATGCGTTTTGAAACATTGATATGTAAACGAGGAACTGTATTGATTTGGGATGCCAATTTGATGCACAGATCTCTTCACCCAAGAGAAGGCACCACCAGAGCTTCTCAAGTAACCCATTATTATTTCTACACAGAAGGTGTTAAGTATTTAGTACCTGCGTACGGCAAGGACTGTATTAAAAATGAAGTGTTTCGGTTCGCGGATTTTCTCAATTTTTGGATCTAGAAAATGCATAAGGTATACGTCGCTTCCAGTTTAAACAATATCGAGCGAGCGAAAGAAGTAATCGATAATCTATTATCGACGAACAAGATAAGCGTAACATATGATTGGACAAAACATGGTAGAGTCCATAGTGTGGCAGAAATGCAAGAAATATCATTGTTAGAAACAGAAGGCGTAAAAAATTGTGATACTATTTTAGTAGTCCTTCCTGGTGGCGTTGGCACTCATTTCGAGTTTGGTTACGCATATGCTCTTGGAAAGAATGTAGTGCTGCTTGAAGAAGTCGATGTGAGGAGGTCGTCATTTTATCACTTGCCGGGAATACATAGTGTTAAGACTTTCGGTGAGGCACTTGCCATAATCGAGCGTCTTTCTCTTGAGCATATGCCTCCTTCCATCTGATATATGCTCTCAAATCCGTTAATTAAGAATGGGTCGACTATGTTAAACAGGTTAGAAATCGATGTCCTACAAGCTAACGAACTGTATGAAGCTTCACATTTGACTACAAAGTATAAATTACCAGCAATGGTCGTTCATCAAGACTTAGCAAGCCAGGCCTACATCACCAGAAACCAACTTGGCGGGAAGTTCAAAATAATCACGCCAGTAGACTGGCCAAAAGGCAATACATTTGGAATGGCAAAATTTCGAGGCTTACCAACAGATGCATTAGAGAATGACGGATTCGAAATCCTACTCACTGGTGGAAAGAACTTAACTGACACCAGAAATGAAGCAAAAGAATTCACTAAATTTGTGAAAGGGCATCTTTCAGAGATGCATGAAGTGAGATTTGTGCTTAATACACTATCAAGGGATGACGAAAATATTAGAGCAATGTGCGAAGCCCTAAAAGATGTGAGGATGCCATCTTTCTTGAGAAATGATATAAATCTCAAGCCACAAATAGGTAAAGCTAATGTAGAAAAGCACAATGCCTTTATCGCGGAAGTATCTGCCATATTTAAGGCACCATTTAAAATCTCCGGAAACATTAACAATCTGGAATCTATTAACAATTGCCAGAACGCATCAAGATTCGCCGTTAGCCTAACTCAAGCCAAGAGTATCATTAAAGAATTCAACGAAACAAAGAGATGACTGATGACTGTCAAAATAACTGGTGCAAGCGTGAAGCGATTGTTAAAGGCAATCGAAAGCGTGCAGGATTGGGAAGGCACAGAGGTCGGTGCTGCGATCGAAGATATCGAAGCCCAATTATATCAACCAACGGACAGACAGCTTAATCTGTTAAAACACGCGTTAGCGATGCACAACGTAAACAAAGGAATTTGGGGATGCGACAACAGATTTACTTGTGGTATGTTTCAACCTGAATATGACGACTGGTCTGAAATGGTTGAGAAAGGACTAGCTACCATAGATTCAGAAGGAACTACGTGGATTACCTTTAGCGCAACAGAAGCCGGTGCTATCGCAGCCGGATTACACAAAGCAGGAATCAAACGAGCATTCAAATCTGAATAACCAGGAGCAATTGATGTGGAACAATCGCACGATCACCTATACCTATAACATAGGTGATCCTGTATTAATGAACATAGAGGAGCACCCATGGTACAAGCGTCCAGCGACCATATGTGACATAGGACATACCACGGTAAGAGTAGACTTTGAAGGCACAAAAATTTGGGTACCAAACGACTGGATCACACCGCATGACTTTAACTAGACTATTGGACAGCATAAAGAATGACGCTGACTTGTTGACGCGCGGAGACGCATGGTTAGAACACGAGAGAGAAGTAGTCTCTTCAGAATTACAATGCAGGGCAGACTATCTTAAAAAAGTCATTGCAGCACAGACGATCAAAAAGATACTGCAGAACAAAAATTTAGTGGCAGTACAACACATTTGCAGGAACACTAACAATGAAGCCACCGACGTAGTCATTAAAGTGATGAAACTACCAGATGCCATTAGATCTATTGAAGAATCAAATGATATTTTAGATGAGATAAACTCATTGGGACAAATCACAACTTGGAGAGCCGATGGTTACGATATAGCGACATCACGCTCTCTACGCAACTAGACGTATTTTAAGACCTGATCAATCACTTACGGCCAACAATCGGAAGACACAAATGATAAATGGTCATTTTAACGTAGTGACAGATGGACAATGGGGAAGCTGCGGCAAAGGCCTAATAGCTACCGCCTTAGCCGACAGATATCGCCCAGAGATGATATCAACTACAAATATGGCTAATGCTGGCCATACAGCAGTTAACGAGGACGGAAGATCTTTTGTAGCCAAAGCTTTACCGTCATGTTCTATCTTGAAGAGATGGAGAGATGACTACAACCCACACATTTTTCTGGGCGCATCAAGTGCATTCCACATCGACCAATTGCTAAAAGAGATAGCGGAATGCGGACTTGAATCATCAGGTGATTTAAACCCTGAAAACCGCTTATGGATAC